TTACCTAAAAATATCATCCCATTGGAATATGAAGCGTCTAAAGAACGACTATTCAAATGCTCAAAATCGCCAATATATATTGTATCAATATACTGAAGTAGGTGTAAAGGTACTAATTTTATTGCTTTCCTAATTACAGGAACAGGGTTAAATCCTTCAATAGTGTCTTTTATGAAGACATCAATATTCTCAACTCTTGCTCTTTTAAGTTTATTTTGCTGATTCTTTATGTAGTTCTTCATTTTTTAGCTTTTCACCCACTTCCACATCAGTTAATGCTTGATGATAGCCTCTAATAAAATTTTCTTCTGCTAAAGCTAGCACTACCTCTGGGAAATCATTAGCCATGACTTCTATAACCATTTCTGTTGTTATTTCATTATTTTCTGGATTTAATTTATTACCAACGTATTCAATAATACTTTCTTTGAGAGGGTTTTCTTTCTCTAGTTTTTCATTTAAATTATTATTTTCTATCTCTTTTTTATCACTAAATTCAACTTTCATCTCTTCTCCTTTATAACAATTGTGCAGCGATTGTAGCTATCTTAGATCTCTCACCTTTCATAAGTGTTACATGACCAGATACATCTTGCTCTTTCATTTTTTCAATAACATAACTCAAACCATTTGTTTTTGCATCAATATAGACATTATCAATTTGTTCAATATCTCCGGTTAAAACAATTTTTGAACCTTCCCCCACTCTTGTTAAGACTGTCTTAATTTCATGTTGTGTCATATTTTGTACTTCATCAATAATAATATATGCATTAGAGATAGAGCGACCTCTGATAAAAGTCATTGCTTCTATTTCAATTTGCCCTTTGGCCGTATACATATCCAAAGTCATTCTATCATCATTAAACAGGTATCTTAAGTTGTCTTGTATTGGCGCTAGCCATGGTGCCATTTTCTCCTCTAGAGTACCGGGCAAAAACCCAATATCTTTTCCGACTGCTTCAACGGGCTTTGTAACAATAATTTTTTTATACGTATCATTCTCGAAAACCTGCTCTAAACCTGCCGCTAGAGCCAACAGAGTCTTGCCTGTACCCGCTTTTCCGGCTAACGTAACCAAAGGTATGTCTGAATCTAAAAGGAGCTTAAAAGCCAGCAATTGCTCTTTATTTCTCGCTTTCAAGTTCCATGCTGATTTTTTGTTAGGTACAATCTTTAAAATATTATCTTGATTTATTGTTAAGGCTGTTCTTTTTTCATCTATCTCACTGACTAGTGTCAAAAATTGATTTGAATAAAGGGCTGGCATCACTTCTGGTAATTCTATCCATCCATTTTCATACACTTGATTTATCAAATCATCGTCACATATATACTTTTTTTCTCCAGTGAATAGGTCTTCGACATCTTCAAAAACTTCCTCAACAACGTAATCTTCAGCTATCATACCCAGAGCTGCAGCTTTTACTCTCATGTTTATATCTTTCGATACAACAATTACTTTTCTTTTTGGAAATAGTTTTTGTTCTGTCAGAGCTGTTGCTAATATTTGATTATCTGGGTCTTCTAAGTCAAGGTCGTCCGGACAAGAGAAAGGGTCATATTTCTTAACGGTTAAAAGGCCGCGGCCCTTGCCCATTCTTACTCCACGAAACAAATCACCATTACTTTTTATGTATTTGTCTAGAACACGGATAAATGATCTCGCATTTGCTCCAACCATATCTAAACGCTTTTTGTGTTTATCAATCTCATCCAAAACCTTTAGCGGAACTACAATATCATTGTTGCCGTATTTTAAATATGAGTGATAATCTGTGAGGTAGACACTAGTGTCTAAAATATAAGATTTTTTTGCCAATCTAGAATCCTTTGTCTAGAATAACTAGTTTTTAATTGATTTATTTTTTCTATTGATATCACATAAAACATGATTTACATCTTTGTCACAATCTAGTTTTTGTAAGTCTTCGATAGTTTTTTCATATTTATGTGAGGTATTTTCAAAATTAATTATTGGCTTTGGGTTCTCTACTACGAGAGTAGAAGCTGCTATAATAATAGAAAGTGGGTCCATAATTTTCAATCCTTTTTAAAATAAATTACTTTTCTAATATACTTATTATAGGACATGCCTAAATGAATATAAAATTTAAAGTTTTTTTAATTTATTTTGTATTAGTCATTATGACTTCATGTACAATATCAACTTGCAACCACGCCCTCAAAAAAGATGTAATTGATTATCCAACAACTGGGTTTGCTAAAATACACAAAGTTTTCAGTATTACAAAATGTCACGACAATCAAAGCTGCATGCCGGCAACTTTTGCAAATGTTGGGTCTGGTGCTTTTATCGCAGACTCAGAGACACACTCCTATGTTTTAACTGCAGGTCATGTTTGTATAACCGAAGTCACCAAAGAAACAATGCAAACAGTTGCTGAATTTACTGTAAAACTTTACGTTCAAAATTACACTGGAAAACTATACACTGCTGAAGTTATTCATGAAGATTACCGTCGCGATAAGAATGCTAACGACCTTTGTCTTTTGAGACTGGAAAGAGTTAATCATATAAATGTTAAATTGGCTGCTGAAGACCCCACTGTTGGAGAAAAAGTATATGCAATGAGCAGTCCAGTTGGATTGTATCATCCTCCTGCTGTCCCTCTTTTAGAGGGTAGATATAGTGGAAAAATAGCAGAGTATAATAAAGCAGGACTAGTAACGATACCCGCAGTTGGCGGTAGTTCAGGCAGTGTTGTTTTAAATGCCGATATGCAAATTGTTGGCTTAATATATGCAGCGGCGCACGGTTTTGAAAATGCCAGTATTATGGTTAGTTTAAATCAAATTATAAATTTTTTAGATGAAGGGTTGATTGGCCAATTAGATGAACATAGAAATATTTTTCATCCCTATCCTTGGATTAATCATCCAACCACTTTTTAATCTGATTATTTTTAAGATTCTTTATTGAATTGAGTCTGTTTGCAAAAGCAGGTTTTCCAGACTTTTCGGCTTGAATTATTTGCTTGTCTAACTCTATAATCTCTCTCTGCAATTGATGAATACTTTTTGTTCTTATTTTTTTCATTTAAATATACTCCACATATAATCTGTATCTAAGAGCTATAGCATCAACACCAGCACCGGGAGGAGAATATGATGGATGCCAGAAAACATTTTTAACTCTATCGTGTTCCATTAATTTAAGAATAGAATCAATCGATAGAATTTCTATAGTTACCCTGTAACAATTTTTATCTCCCATCGAAACTTTTTTATGATTTTCCCAATTAATTCCATAAAATTCATCAACACCCTTATAAACTTCTTTAAGTATTTTTAAAGATTGGGCAGCAGTGGTCCTTTGTAAACGACGAGTAGTGCGCTTTTTTGTTGTTTTTTCTGTCATTACTTAACTCTTTTAATTTGATTTATTTCCCAATCATGACCTAAAATAGATTTAATTTTATATGCTTCAGTTACAGCTTCTGAAAAAGTTAGTCTCAATATACTTTTGTTTTTTAGTTGGTTATTTTTTGAATGCTGTAAAAGTAAGTTGAATTCTTTCATGAAAGGGCCTCCATATATTTTGATTTTATTATTTATTCATCTTTTTTTTCAGTAGAATCTTTTTTCTTTTTCTTTTTTTTCTTTGCTTTCTTAAGCAATTCTTTACACTCATCCCAAGAGCTTTTCTTTTCTTCAACTTCTACAATATCTGTCCCTCCAACCGGAGGTGGTGGAGCAGCGCTAGCAATTGGAAAACATAAAATAACTAACAACCAGGGCAAGGAATGTCGTTGGTGTCGCATATTAAACATTTAACTTCATCTCCCTTTTCGTGTAAAGCTTCTTCCACTTGTTTTATTTCTTTTGATAATTCGGCTTGTTTGATTTCAACTTCATCTAAGCGATACTGTACAACTGACCAAGTACCTATGATACCGGCGAGAGAGGCAACTATACCTATAACAGTTGCTAGTGTTTTGAGGTCGATTCTCACTCTTCGGCCCAATCCTTACATGCTTGTCCTTGTGGTGTATTTGATTTTGCTTTCGCACAGTTGTGTCTAGATTTAAAGCTTTTCTTTCTTTTTGTGTTTCCTGACTTACCTGTAACTCTCACGCCTTTTTGACCCCAGTGGATTCTCTTATATCCACCGCTATCACTTTTAACACATTTCATCCACTTCTTTCCTTTGCGCGTAGAAGAAGCTTTCTTTGTTGTTTTTGTACATTTAGAATTCTTTTCTTCTAATTCTTCTTCATCTAGCTTAACGCCGCGGCCCTTAAGTATATCAGCGCGGGTTACTTTGCCATCTCCCGTTAAATCAGGAAATGATTTTTTCTTCTTTTTCCGCTTTTTCTTTTTTTCTAAAACAAAAGCGACTTCTTCTTGAATAATATTTAATAAATCTTGTTTAGTCATTTTTAGTTATCCCTTTTTACCGGCTTTAGATTTCTTGCCAGATTTCTTTGATGTACCACAATCAGATGGCGTTGGTCTACAATGTGGATATTTTGCTCTCTTCTCCCCTGTTTTTCTTCCGCAAGACTTACAGGTTTTACGACCGCCTTTTCCTTTCTTACAAGTATTACAATCTACCCAACCTTTTGATTTTCCTTTTCCGCCTCTTCTGGAAAACCAACCGTGAAGTCCCGATTTCTTTTCTTTAGAAAAATTAGTTTTCTTTTTCTTCTCCAGCGCAAGTAAAGTTTCTTCTTCAACAATTTTTAAAATTTCATCAATAGTCATTGTTTACCCCTCTCCTGCCAGTCTAAAGAAATTTTGTCACTAGTTATTGGTCCACCCTTTGCCCAAGTTCGACACGCCCGGGCTGAATGGCATTTAAAATGATGCATCCAACAATACCCAAGACGGCCATCCTTATCTGATGTTGTACCTGGCATGCATTTGTCCATTCTTGGAGATATATCAAAAGCTATACAGTTTGAACAAAGTGATTTCTTTGCTGCTTTTTCAGAAGTTCTCCAATACTCTGCAATGTCTTTCCAGTAATCGCCGGGTTCATCAACATTTAACGGACCATATTGTATGTGTTCCGCATGAATTGCAGCATCCCTATTCTTAGTATTTAATTTAAGATCTTGGGTTGCTTTTGGGCATTTATGCCTTTGGCTACTAATAATCTTTAACTTAATCATTTTTCATCCTCTGGGTCTTTCTTTTTGAGGCCTCTTTCCTACTTTCTGCATAATCTAAAGCTTTTTTAAGTCTAGCTTTTACCTTTGGGTCTTTAGCATTTTTATATGCAGCTCGAACTCTTTGATGCACTAAATTAATTATCTGAGATTGCCTCTTGTGGGACTTATTTTTGAAACTAGATTTTGAAAAAGTATCCCTAATATCTGAAACTGAACTAAACTTAACACTTACTGTGTCACTTGGATTTTCATCTGTATATAATCTTCTTCCAGAGCCTTTTGGCTTTTTGCCTGTCCCTGTCTTAGGGTCATTACCTTCTTCTGCTTTTATACAATTTCTATATGTTTTCCCATACATCTTTTTTGTTTTTCGTGTAGGATGAGTTTTATATCCTTTTTGACATCTCTCATACAGCACAGCTTCAGCTTCTTCTATGAGAATTTGTAAAAACTTTTCATCATTCATTTTTTCTTACTCTTGTTTCCCCAGTTCTTCGCGCCAACTTTACGACACCTTACTAAAGCACCAGAAGCATACGCAGAGGGCCATACTTTATATCGCCTCTTAACTTTGTGATAACAGGCATCTTGCTTTTTCTTCTTCTTCTTCTTTTTTCGCTTTTCTTCTAAGTTGTCTTCTTTGGCTACCAAAGAACCAGAGCTAACTTTTTCAATTGCTATTTTGATTGATTCATCATCAGGAAAAAACTTTTTTGCTGTTGGAATTTCTTTGCCATCAGGGTCAAGAACATCATCATAGAATACAAATTCTCCTCCTACTGTTTTTTGTACAGCAGCCTTTTTAACATCCAACAAACCTTGTAATTGTTTTAGCAACTTGAGTCGAGGAGAATCTTCAGAGGAACTTTCACCAGGCATTGTATCTGCTCTAGCAATATCGTCGCCAGTTCTCATTGGAGCTGGAATTGTGTCAATAGTTGTATCTTTTGTAATTTCTGTTTGAAATTTTCTCCAATTTTCCATTATTAGTTTCATCATATTAAGCCTCTTTTATTGTTCCACTTACAGAAAATGGGTTAAGCGGTTTTATTTCAGCGGAAGCCAATAATTTATTTGAATCGTTTGGCTTTCCAGTTGGTGATACAGCTATCGTTATATGTGGTATATTTTGCTTATTCGGCAAACCGGTCTTAACAGTAACAGTCAAAACTTTATCATTTATTGCATATCCAGTTACCATCACTTCATCTTTTTGATTTAAATATTGGGCTGGATATCTAATAGATGGGCCATGAACCAGAGTCATGTGGTGAGGAAGGTTCTTATTTCTCTTAACGTCTTCCCACTCTTTTGGTATATTGACTCCCTGTGCTGAAAGTTGTTGTACTAGAGATTCTGGGTTGTCCAACATTAAACCAACATAGTTTATGCCAGTGCCTTTCATATCATAGCTTTCTGATATAAATTTTCTCCAGTTTTCCATTATTAACTTCATGCTTTTTCTTCCCTATATACGTCTTCTGAATTTAGGAGCGTATAAGTAAAACTGTTACTCCAAGTATCTGCAGCGATATCACAAAGATCCATAAACTCATAAAAATCTTTACTACTTCGAAAGACTTGGCAACCAGCACTGACGCCTCCCGTATCTTCTCTCGTATCAGACCCCACATGCTTGTGAATGTTGATACCGTACCACCCCTCATCTTCCTCTCCTTTGTAATCAGGTTTTGAATCCCTGTTATCATCTCTCCAGACTTTAACTTTAGCGCCCCTCTGAATTAAGGCTGTATATGTTTTGTGAGTACCAATCCTATAAGCTCCGCGATACTGGTCTGGAATTAGTATTGCTGTACCTTTGCTGTTAATTGGTCTTTTTAAAATTTTATGACCAGGCTCAGTGGTAATTTCATATGAATGAACCATCCATTTACCATTATTCTTGTAAAGAACAACCATATTATCATCAAACCGGTCTGCTCTTCCAGAAGCGTTTCTAATACCAATAATGTTTAGATTATAATCACCTTCTTCAAAAAAAGCATAGCCTTTATCTTCCATGACTTTTTTCATAGTATTCTTTGTGATTGTAGCGAGTTGTCCTTCTAAAATTCCCATACTTTAAATAGTATTAGGAGTTTTATTCTTCCGATTGTTCTTCAGCTTCTCTTTGTTGTCTGTTTTTATAGTATGGTCTAGAAAAGTATAATGCTAGCAGGCCATCAGTTGTAGCTGGTATTGTGCTTATTTCTTCATCTGCTATCAAAGCTTCTTGAGCTTCTTTCAGCAGTCTTTTTTTTACGTTATTGATTTTACCATTTAGTGCTAATTGCGACCACTCTTCAATACTCAATAACTCATGTTGCAATACTTTATAATCAAATTCTGTTAAAGTTATTTTTATTTCCATTTTATCTCCTTACGTTGATTACGTTGCCTTATAACCACTAAAGTGTGCTTGGTTTGAGTTTTCCCTCCCTCTAACTTTTAGATTAGTTGTGGATCCATTCTTTTGCTGAACTATAACTTTTGCGGTATCGTTTTTATCCATATTAATAATAGCAGTTCCAGAAAAAGAAAAATATAAAGCGTCTCCAGCAAAAACAGTCGGATCAACTATTCCTATTCTATAAGTTCTATTAGATGTAATAATGTCAACTAATATATGGTCTGCAGCATTATCCAAATTCAAAAGGTATACCATAGTACTTAAAACATATTTTCCACCAATTGGTGCAGTAAAAAGACCTGTGCTAGTATCATAGTTACTATCAACATCAAATTTTTCTTGATCCCAAATAATTGTTTGGTTAACTTCTGAACCCCCATTCATAGCTGTATCACCATCTAAATAGACGTGAAAAGCGGGCTGTCTAGGTAGTGATACAGAACCGGGAGAAGCTAATCTCATAGTTTCAAGAGGGGGCTCAGCAGCAGTAGATGCTTTCGTGTAAAATACTAAATCGCCAACGCCGGCGGAGCCTGAATCATGGTGAACAATAGCACTACCGCCATAAGTATCGGCTGTAGTTGTTAGCAATATTCCAGCTGTGTCATTAGTGCTATGATGACCCTCAATGACTACTTGATAATTATCCCAGTTTCCCAAATCACTAGGGGCTCCTAAATGATTTGTAACATGTAACTTTGCGCCAGGGGTTGTCGTCCCAACACCAACGTACTGATCTGGCATTAAAAGAACATCTTGGTCTGCATGTATTTCTAAATCTTCAGGATTATCTGTGTTTGCTGCGATATAACTATCTATAGAATCAAATATAATTTTTGACTGGTCCTTCATGTGCAAAGCCTGTAGTCCGCCATCAAAAGTAGCATAGTTAGTTGAGCCGACATATATATTTACATCATTATCAGGAAACAAGTCTAAGTTGTAGTCTGCATGTATTTCTAAATCTTCAGGAGATTCTGCGCTAGCTGCAATATAAGTATTTGTAGAATCGCCATCAAATGCTATTTTTGCTTCATTACGCAACTTTAAGGCTTTTTCTACGCCATCGAAGGTAGTCCATGCACTGGTTTCTGTTCCATGGAAAATGTGTACATCATCATTTGGCATCAATCTAATATCATCTTTAGCATATATATCCATATCTCCATTACTAGTGATTTCAATTGAACCGGTCATAGATGTATTATTGATATTGTAAATATAAAATTTTCCAACAAGGTACAAATGTTCTTGAATACCTTCTGGCCAATTAATTTTAGTTGGGGATATTCCTTGAGATGCTTGTTGTTGTAGTAGTATTAATGCTTCTTCTAAAAAACCAGGCATACTTTAATTAGTGTTTTTTATTTTTATAGTCTTCAATTGCTGCTCTAATTGCATCTTCTGCCAAAACAGAGCAATGAATTTTAACAGGGGGGAGGGAAAGATGCTCTGCTATATCTTTATTTTTAATTTTGCCTGCTTCTTCTAAAGACCTGCCTTTTATCCACTCCGTGACTAAAGAAGAGGAAGCTATTGCGGAGCCACAGCCATATGTTTTAAACTTTGCGTCTTCTATAACACCTTTGTCATTGACTTTTATTTGCAAGCGCATCACATCTCCGCATGCAGGGGCGCCTACTAAACCAGTGCCTGTATTTGGGTCATCTTTATCCATAGACCCAACATTTCTAGGATTTTCATAATGATCAATTACTTTATCTGAATATGCCATAATTTATACCGAAAAACTTTCTCCACAGCCACAGGTCCTTCTTGCGTTTGGATTTTCAAATTTAAAACCTGATTGATTTAATTCATCTATAAAATCAATTTGTGTTCCCATTAAATACAAAAAACTTTTAGGGTCCACATATATATTAACACCTTTATCTTCTACAATTCTATCTTTGTCTCTTGGATTAGAAAAGCCTAAAGTGTAAGTAAACCCAGAACAACCGCCTCCCTGTACGCCCGCTCTAATTCCACTCTCTTCTTTATTTTGAAGTAAATTTTTAATTTTATTTGCTGCTGAATCTGTTAATGTTATCATGATTTAATTATAACAAAGAATAATTAAATTGTCAAGTTTGTGGAGGTGGCGGGAGTCGAACCCGCGTCCAGAATCTTTCAAATAGCACGTCATTCACAAGGTTAGTTAGTTTTAGGCTCTAACAAGCACACACAATAAAAGACAAAAGTTTTGCAACTTTGGGTTTCAAGGTTGTTGCCACCCCGAGATAATTAAGCAGCTTGTGCGAAGTTATCTAGTTCAACGTCATTATTTGCGTTTATAATTTTGAGTATTTTTACTGTGGCCATACTCACACAGCCTTGCACGCAGTATCATCCTTACCCTGTCGAAACCAAGTCACCCCCTAATCACAGCAGTTTTCACATTCACATGTACAACACTTACAGCACTTACAGTTATTTGAATTAGACATAATATTACCTCCTAAATAAACTACCATTCTGTGTCTACTAATATATTTAGTTTGTTATAATAGAATAAATCAAAAGTATCTGTATAATGTTTGACTTGATATATTCTATTAGGAATATTAGTCTTCCTTAATTCTCTTCTAATACCATAATCGTTTCCACCTTCCCAAGTTTTATCACCAATAAAATGAATTTCTGACATATCTAATTCTAAACCAATAAGGTGTTTTACAATTTGACCCTTATCTCTACCAACTGGAATAATATCGATACTTATTGAACCACCAACTGTAGCTGATAAACCTGGATAGTTTTTGTTAATAAAATTTACTATTTCTTTTCTTTCGTTTTTAACTTCATCCCATTTACTATATTCTATTCTTTCAAATCTATCAGCGTTTCTACCAACAACACTGAAATTTATCATGCCTATTCTTTCTTCTATATGATTACCAGTCTTCTTGTTATATTTTGTATTATCAATAAAATTCTGCAGATCTTGTTTTAAACTTTCATGAAATGGAAAATTAACTCTATAAATTGTTTCTAGTTTGTTTGAGAGTAGATGGTTTCCCATGCAACAAAAAACACCTTTTGTTAAAGATAAGATATCTTCAGGGACCTGTTCTTTTAGCTTATTAATATCAGAACCAGTTGCAAGAAAAACATTTTTATCTTGACACCAGTCTTTAAAGTGATAATGCATATTATCTGTCATTTTTTGTCTTGGCATTGTGAGTGTACCATCAACATCAAATATATAGACTTTACCGGGATTTATCGAAATCATGACTATTATCCTTAATTAAATTAAATTTTTTTATTTGCTTTCTTAGATTTGATTTATCCATATTTAGGATTTCAGCTGCTTGAGCATAAGATTGACTAGTAGATAGTGCAAAGTTAAGTATAGCATATTTTATGATTTTGTCTATACTATTAAATATAGGTAATCCAAAAAACTTACCATTTAGAGACTTAGCAGTGACTTCTAATTTAGCTGTTATAAGATCTTCTAAAGTTAATCTAGATATTATATTCTCAAATTCTTTATTTATTATTTTTTCTTCTTTAAGTTTCTCTAAGTGAGAATAGTAGAAATTTTTACCTTTTTTCCTATCACTCACTTCGAAACTACCTTACCCAACCACCTCAACTAAAATATCATATCTTAAATAAGAAATAAAATTTAATTGATTTATATCATTGCGATTCCATCGCTTCTTCATAAACAACATGAAGAACATATCATGAATTTATCTCAAAAACAATAGAAATATTTTTATTTTCAAATTTCAGTTTCTTCATCTCCGGCCAAATCAAAGCCTAAATCCTCATCACCCGGTAAATCATCGGCTTCGGCAGCGTTCGGATCATAATCAGGAGACTCAGGTTCTTGCAAATTTGCTGGATTTTCCAACTCCGATTCAAACTGGTCCATATATAATTTTGTGTTTGTTAGAGCATAATCTCTAAATTCTTCTCGGTCTTTTTCATCCATGCCGGCAAAATGCTTAATTATTGTAGACTCTACATCTTCGAAAGCCTCAAGTGCATTTTTGGAGCCTTTCTTATCAACATCAGAAATTTCAACATCTCTTGGGTCATCATCGATTGTTGTTTTTTCTTCTTCTTCTGAAGAACCTGTGACGTCTGGTACGTCAATGAACTTTGACATGTCATTCAAACCATCGTCCTCAATATCGATTTCAACTTCTTCAGTTAAGGACATATCTTTGAGGTCTGCTGCCGATTCTACATCTTGTCCAGCATCTTCTCTATTTGCGATTTGAATCATAAGTCGATTAATTAAATTAAGGAACATTTTTCTAAATGATTTTCTTTGCTCTTCATTTGAGGTTAATTGTTTATAGCTTGAACGAATAACCTGAAGATAATTTGTATTCTTAAACATGTCGGCTAGTGCATTAATTCCTGTAGAATCATAAGGATTATCAGCAGGGTCTTCAGCAGCTACTTCCACAATTAATTCACTTAAAAGTTCTCTGAACTTTCTTTCTTCAAGCCATGCTTCTTTTGCTTTGGTAAAGCGCTTTGATTTAGCTATTCGAATCATCTTCTGTATTGATTCTCTAAGTTCTAGTTCTTCAATAAATTCAGACCTGTCAATCATTTTTTGTTCCTCTTTTTCTTATAATTAGTTTTCTTTTTAGGTTTAGCAAAGGCGTTTCCTGCAAAACCTTCTACACTTCCAATGGCTACAGCACTCATTTCTTCAAGATCTTGTTCTTCTTTCGCTAAAAACGCATTTGATTTTGTATAATTTGGTTCTTGATTGTATGGAGCACCAAACTTAGTCAAATCTTTTCGACCGGTTTTTGTCAGGCGACTGTAAGTATCTTTTAATCTTTTCTTTGCTTTACTCATATAATTTTCTTCCAATGCTTCCTCAACCAAAGAATATAAAGAATTAAAAGATGTAGTTTCTTTTAGTTGTTCAGAATTTATTAAATTCAAAACTTCTTCTTCTGTAACATTATTTGGAATCCATGGCATAATCGATTTACCATCTTCAATAGCTGACCGAAAATTAGTTGCGCTAATATCACCTAAAGCAGGAATTACAAAGTCTTTCATTGGTGCAGCATATACACCCTCTTCACAATCATTTTCATCACAATAATATTCAAAATTATTAAATCGTGTCCAATCTGGCATTTCTGTTTTAGGGTCAGGTTTATCACTAGCAACAGGAATAATTAAATCACCTTCTTCTGCTTTGAATTGTGACACTTTTCCTTCCAGAACATTGAACACAGCTTCAACCGGCGAGCGAACTGGAGCGATTATCACCTCAGTTTCTTCGTCCAATCCAGCTTTTTTGAGATATAAATCAAATATTTTCTTTGCAGTATCTGCATCAATAATGTTTCCGTTTTCTAGTCGCTTACTTCCGGAAGAAACCATAACAACAACTTTTTCGGCACCATTTAATTTTATGCTTTGTTCAACCATATATAAGTGGCCGATATGAGGAGGTTTAAATTTTCCAGGATATATCGCAACTTTTCTATGATAATGAAAGGCATCAGTTTTGTGTTCATCTAAGGATTCTCTAAAACTAGTCTGCATTCCTTTTAAAATAAAATCACCAGTAATCTTAACTGGAACATTAGCTATTTTACTATTTCTCAAGACAATACCTTCATGTCTTGTCATATCGCCCATTTCCGATGTCAAGCCATTAAGTATATCTTGACCTAAAAGCTTAGTTGCGTGATAAATAACAACACCATCAACAGCCGCAAAAAGGTTGTTTCTTTCTGGTTCTAAAAAAGTATCCAAAGATTCTCCATTTAAAACCTTCATATAAGTTTCTTTGTTTAATGCTTCGTTTTTTCTTTTGTCTTGAAAAATAATATTTTGACCTTTTGGATTCTTTGCATCTTTCAACCATTGTTGGAGTTTTTGTGTTTTTGGCTCTTCATCCTGAAATAGTTGAATTGATAGGTCGCTGTTTAAACTATCTTCAAAAGATATGTTTGTGCCTTCTTTTGCAAAAGCTGGCACCTTTGTATAGACTTTAAAATCAAATTTGCTAGAGATTTTGCTAATTTTTTTAGCCATTGAATCGATAACGCTTTGCATATCTTTTTCATATTCGACTTCTGCACTTGGTGTTTTCACACCTTCAGGTTTATCTAGTCCTGGTCTTGAGATTCCTGTTCTGGTGTTAGTCTTTTCATAAAACTGGTTAACACCATGAATAGCTAAAAAATTATCATCATACTCTTGTACATTTGTTTTTTTAGAAACAAATTCTGTATTTAAAAATCGTGTTGGATCATCATATAATCCCAAAGCTATTAACTCTTTTTTGATTGAAGGTAATGCAGTATTTAACATATCTAACATTAAGGTGCCTGCTTTAACCATCCCATGTTCTTTTTGTTTGCCTGTTATTCTATCAACCTTGTCAGGAAATCTATCTTTTAGTTTATCTGCAGTCACACCATCAATATCAATTTGCATGGTGGATCCACGGTCTAGTGCAAATTGTTTATTGTCACCTTCACCTACGATTTTAATGCTTAAGTTTGCGCCATCAATTTTTACAACAGCGTCATCCAAAACTGTTTGAGCATCTTGAAAAAATTTTAATAAATCTAATCCACTTTTAACATTTGGGAGATCGAAAGGATGCGCCATATGGCCGGCAGCGCCACCTTCATTCAGGTGTTTTTTCATTATTACTATCCTCTTTTAAGACTGTTAGCTCTTCTTCTAGTAAACTAACCTTTTGTTCTAACCTACGAACGCGAGAATTGACTTCTCTAAGGTGTTCTTTAGCCACTTGAAGCCGGTGCATGTCTCTTTTTGTTGCAGGGCTTAGAGAGCCTATAATTTCTGATAATGATTGTAAATAAGCTTTGATAGTAGTATCCTTGCTTTCACCCAGCATGAACTTTTTTGTTAAGTTGTTTAATTCTTTATAATTCATTTCTTTTTTGTCCAAGTTTTCTTAAGTTTGTCAAAAAGTTTCTGATTTCTATTGCCAAAACGCTTTTCGTACAAATCGTTTTCTTTCTCTGGGGTATTGATTTTATCATCATTGTTGTCGTTTGACATTTCTATCTCCTCGTTTAGTTTGATTTTAGTAGCATGTTTGAGACCATCTTCCCAGTCTCTAAACATCATATTACCATTTAAGTAAGCTTCTTTTTCCATATTTCTCATATGTTTATCTTTTTGTGCGTAGTCTGTTCCAAAATAACCAACGTTATCAAACTCGCCTCTTAAGTTTTGCAAATGGTGTATAAACTCATGAGCGATAGACCTTAAAATATCTTTTGGATGTCGGGAAGAAATATATACAGTTATCTGAGACGACCCCGGGTCATAAAAAGCGGTTTTACCCAGGAAATTACGCGCATTGGTTTCATCTTGTTGAAAATTAACAATTGGAGGGGTATCTAAGGAATGTTTCTGACAACAGTAATTCAGCATATCATCAGATAAATTTTTTAAGTTTTGCATATTGTAAATAACCTGTTATTTTTATTAATTAGTTGCAGATTATTTATAAAGTATCTAGATTACATATTTAGATCTAGAGAACGTTGTTTCTATCTCTGGATTAACTTCTTTTGCTTTTGTAGATATCCAATATTGAAAATCATCACTATTCTTAAATTCATACATTATATCTTCGTTATAAAGAGTCCAAGATTCTAATTCATCTAAGATATCTGTCTTATTTAATATTAATTTATTAACACCATTAATACGGATAGCCATCTTCAATAAGTCAAAATCCATCCAATTAATTTGTCGTGGCCGGCCGGTTGTAGAGCCATACTCTTCACCTTTAGAACGAATTAAATCAAAAATTGGGTCATCACCTTCAAATTCTTTTGCACCAACATAAGTTTCATATACTTTTGCTACGCCATAAATATCACGTATACACTTTGGAGGTACACCATTTAAGATTGCTGACCCAACTGTGCAATGTGAAGAGGTCACATAAGGATAATCTCCCCAATCAATATCTAATCCAAAACCTTGAGCACCTTCGAATAATATCTCGACTTTATCTGGATTTGAATCTTCATAAAGTTCATAATACATATCAACTAAGAAAGGTTCTAATTCTGGCACGTCGCATGCTCTTATGCCTCTTCTTGCATATTTATCGCGATAAGCTGGTCCGTTGCCTCTCTTCGTTGTTCCAATCTCTTCATCTTTGCCATCTTGAGCCATATGAAAATCCGTAATTACATGAGCGTTTTCAGCAATTTTTACTAAAGACCTTGCATGAATTCCATTCATTTCTAAATTTTCAATCTCTTCCATAAATTTTTGTGGATTAATTACACAACCCGGGCCTATAATAGATTTAATTCCATAGAAGACTCCACATGGAATATGGTGTGTAATGAATTTTTTACCACTATGAAATATTGTGTGACCAGCATTGCAGCCACCATTATAGCGAATAACATGAGTATAATTATTATTATTTAATAAATGATGGGCAACTTTGCCCTTTCCACAATCTCCGTATTGAAGATCCACAACAACATCAGCAATCATAGTTTATCCTTTCTTTTTGTATTGCTCTGTTAGTTTACCATTTTCATGCAGAAAAATAAAGTCTGGATCGGATAAAGGTTTAAGATTTCTTAATATTAACCAGCAGTTTAAATAATCTGCAGCTAACTCAACTGATTCTTCTTGATTAAGTAAATTTAAAAAGGTTTCTTGTTCTGTTTCGGATGCAGGTTCTACTTCATTTTTACCAACACCAAAAAAATGACGAATAACTTCTTCAGCTCCAATCGATTGATAATCGCTATTCTTCATTTTGTGAGAATTTTTTTCTGGCCTTGTTAGGATTTTTTGCTATTAATTTTATATCTTCTTTCATTTCTGTCATTGTAGCTCCAGATTTGATTAGTTTTTTTTGTAAATCATTTATTTTAGTGTGTAAATTTAACACCTCTTCGCGCTGTAATTTAGCTAACTCATGACAAAAAACGTTAAGTTCTTTCATTTGGGTATGGTTATCAATCTTGCTTACAGCAATAGATTCGCTTAATTTATCCTCTACTAAACTAATATCTTTTTTTGATTCTTCTATGTTAGTTTTTTTATTTAAAACTTTCATAAACACGATACTTTGAATAATTATAATCGCCATGAAAGCTAAATCAAAATAATCCATCACTCCTCCTCTTCGCTTTCAGTTTCCCATGGAACTTCATGATCATATCCAGTTTCACTATATTTAATTTTTTTAAGAAACTCTTTTTCATCACTAAATTCATCATCTTCTAAGCCCTTAACATATTGGTCTATTTCTTCATTGACGTCATCAACGTTTGCATAGAGGGCTTTTAAGTATTTTTTAGCCATAGGAATGCTATCAGAACAACCTTCTTTTTCTTTCTTTTTACCTTTTTTAGTAGTTTTATAAACACACTTTCCAAAACGTTTAAATGGCATAATTAATTATCCTTTTCAAATGGGACACCATATCCCTCTTTAATTAGTGTTTTACTTGCATCAACACCATCAATCAACACTTGCCCAATGCACCGCCCGTACTTATCAAAACCTTCAGAGACTAATTTAAAAAACCCTTCTGATTTATAAAATAGTTCTGTTAGTCTTTCTTTAGCTGCTATAGCTTTTTGTCGTTCATTGATATTTGAAGACCTTAATTCTGGGGTATCAATATTAGATAATCTTATTCTTTTAATAACAGAAATCTGGAAGCCTAAATATATTCTTGCGTCAATGGTGTCTCCATCTACGACTTTCATTAGTTTTGCTTTGTACTCTCTCACTCATAGGCCCTCTTTGTATCATTCTCCTCTCTCTACTTTCAAGTTAATTAGCTTTTTACTACTACCAATAGACATCATTTTATCATATGATAAATTTCTATAGGTTGATAGTCTTTCTAAATATCCGTGATTTCTCAAAGCTTTAAAGGCAAGGTTTTCTATGGAATATATTCCTTCGCTTTCGAGCCCAGTTCTTCGTAAGTTTTTAACCTTTTCGGACAATTTTATGGCAAAAGCATATGCATCTCTATACTCTTTGTCTCTGTAAATTTTTTGCATATACTCTATATCTTTTGCTATTCCTTCCGCTTTCTGTTGAATTTCCTGTTCTTTTATCTCAAATTCTTCTCTTTTTGGAAACTTTATCCACTCATCTTTCATAAGCGAATACATACCACTAGCAACATGTTCTTCGTTTGTATCTTGAACATAGATTTCTACTTCATGGCCAGCAACTAAAATATCGTGAGTTTTGTTCCAAAGTGACCTTTTTGCATCAAAAAAGCCTTTTGTTATCTCTTCTTTGCCGTTAACTTTGGTAAAATCTACCAAAATGTGCAAATCTATATCAGAAAGTGTGTGCCAATTATATCCAGCGCTGGAACCAGTAATAATGATATCATCGATTTCTGCACTAACATTTAATTTATCGAAGAAATCTCTTGCAATTTTTATTAGTTTTTCTTTGATTTGATAATCGATTTTTTCATCTTTCCATAAATTTGGCTCTAAATTATTCTGAATCTTAAATTTAGAAAAATCAATATCTATTTCTCTCAAAAAATTTTTAAAGTTTTCATAAAGTTTCATAGTTTAATTAGTTTAAATGTCTATTATAATAACTGATTTCTTTTTTTGTTTGTCTTCTTTCTTTTTCCTAACCGGCGGAGGGGGTGGAGGTGCAGGAATCCTGAGAGGTTCTGGAGTTATATCCTTAGAACTTCTATCTTTTATAATTAAATCGTCTATATCACTCAATTGGACCATCGTATGAATCTGCTAACAGCACACCCTTGCCCCATATTTCAACATAAGGACAATCAGATTTTTCTGCAAATTTATTTAACATCTCTCTAGCTTTTTCGAAAGTTGCTGTCTGTATAATCAACACGCGATCCAACAAACACATTCCGCTGTTAACGTTTAATTCTGGTATTTGTCTGATAGTTTCTAAGTATTCATAAGGATTATGTACAACTAAAGCTACATCTTTTTTGAAATACACTTTCATATATAAACTTACTAATTCATCTAATTTTGTTGGATATAAAAGATAATCAGTTTTCCCAGATTTTAATACTTCTTCAGCTTCTGACACGTTTTGTTCCTTTATTTTGAATGTCGGTCTGCCACAGTTTGGCTAGCCCAAGCATTTGGCTTAACTTTGCAATGAAAACCGGCGCCTTGTACATATCCTTTTAACATAACAGATAATTTTGAAGTAGAGTTATTCTTTTCGAAGGGTGATACATCCAAGTGAAGCTCAATATTTTTAGGGTCTAAATTACATTCATCTAAAATACTTTCTGCTAGCTCCACAGACCTCCTAACTTCTTCAGTTATTCTAACAGCTAGCTGTTGATATTTGTTCGGTTTTTCAAATTCTTTGTAAAAAAAATAACGTCCACCTATTTCTCTGGAATGTAAACAAACAACTGTTGCAAAACAAACATTTCCTTTACTCCTAAAAGAATCGGTGCCAACATAAACTTTAGCACCTTTGGAAGTGTTTTCTGTTATTATATTTTTTATCTCAGAAAAAGAGATGTTCTTTTGCTTGCCGGAATTCCAATTTTTTTCTTCAAAAATCATTGTCACTCAAATAATCTGATACCATCGGTGGTATAAAGTTTGGATCTAAATCATATTCTTCTATAATTTTTGTCATAATTTTATTGACAATTTCAATATAATGTTCTTCACTAATACTTTCTTTAATTTCGCCTAAATTTCTTATACTTTCATCTATGGTGAGTTTATCAAAATGTATGCAAATTAAGCACATTTTACTTTAATTCTCTCAACCTTTCTTCAACCATTTGTGGTACAATGATTAAGAATCTATCTTTAATGGTTTCGTCTTGAATTGATTCTAAAATATCAGTCAATAATTCATTCAGCTCTCCGGAACTACCATCGCTTAAGCATGAGTTGGTTGCTTTTCTGATTCTTGGGTCACTTTTATAATTGTCCATGTAACGACTCCATCTGATATTTAAATCATTTGAATCGTCATGATGTTGATGTTCTTCTTCATTGATATTTGAAAAGTTTTCTCTGATAAGTTGCTTTAAGGTTTCTCTATTTAATTTCATAATAATTACCTCTTAGAATAACTAGTCTCTGTTATCCCAAATCCAAGCCCATCTTTTTCTATTCTCTAGATAATTTTCATCATTATCGTTATCCCATGCTTCTTTTTCTGCACGGATACTTCGATAAGCTTCAGGTCCTGATTTACCTTTTATTGATGATACCATATAATCCCAGAGATATAAAGCTAAGAAACCAATCACACCAGTCTCAAGATACTGTTGAAAATGTATAGTTTCATGGCGTTTTGTCTCTTCTGACATTGTTCCACGCGAGAAGACAAAAGGAAAAAGTGTAATAGCTTTAATATTGATTGGAGCTAACTTTGATAGCAATACAGGCAATTTGCTATTTTCAACCATTATAGGTTTGAGATTTTTCATACATTATCCTTTTTTGCTTCTAAAATTACATATGGAATAATCTTTCTATTGATTAATGCTCCAGTTTGCCTGGTTTGACCGGCAATGTGAGCCAAACTTCCATCTTCTTGTCTTACTAATATTGGAGGTTCAACAGGCCAAGGAGTGCCATTTATTGAAGAATCAGATTTAAAAGCTTCAACCCATCTAGAATATGACTCTATTTTTTTATATTTTTTGTTTTTAATTAAATCGCCCTTCTCTGCAAAATGATTAGCAATTATATCGTGGATTTCTTCTATGCTTTGGCCGTTCTCCATCATTATGATAATGTCACGAACTTGATTGTGGTTATGAACTTCTTTCATTTCGGATAAAGATAATTTTTGAATTTTTGCAGAAGTTATAGCATCAATAAATTCTTGTTCAGAATCTTCATTTAGAAAGGGATAATTGTTAAAGTTTTTAATATTTGGCCATCTTTCAGAAACTATATTAAACTTATAAGAACCAATAATTTCTTCTATGTATTCGTTCTTAATACTTTGCAGAGACCATGGAGAAACATCAGAATACGTGAAGTCGGGAAGACTTTCACGTATAAAGATTCTCCAATTTTCCATTATTCGTTTCATATATGTTACTTCAAGATTTTTTCTAACACTTTCTCTGTTAACATATTGATGAATTCTTGATTGGTTTTGTTCTCTTGAGCAGCTGCTCTGCTAGCAGAACCTAATCTAGGATTCTGTCGAACTCGGCCACCAATTCTAGGGCGCTGTCGCTTTCTGAACGGCCTTCTAGCTGCCGGTCTTGGAGCAGTACTAGTCTTGACTGTAGGGTCTTCGTCATCTTGATTAGCCAAGCTTTGCTCAAGGTCGTTAGTACCTTGCATCGGAGCAGTTGGGTCCATTTCAGCTGTTGGTTCTGCAGGGCCTGGGCCGGAAACCTGTGCAGCTGTTGGTTCTCTTTCTGGTTGAGCTTGAGGAGCTGCTCCGCTATCAGGCTGCGCTTTTCCTGCTGCCATATCAGTGGCACGCTCAATAGCAGCACTTAAAGCATCCTGATATTCACTACTAGCTGCATTAATCGCCTGAATAGGTTCTTCGCCCAAACCTAAAGTTAGCGCATCGTTGGTAAAATCTTGTGTAAGAGCTTGAAAATTTTTTAGAGCAGTTGTAGCTCTAGATTTAAGCATTAATGCTTTTTTCTTGACTTGTGGGTCAGCACCTGTATATTGAACGTCAATATCTTTACTAACTTTGTCACCCAATTTAGCTGCACCTTGTTTAATCGCTGCGCCGGCAGAACCTGCAGTTCCAGAGATTCTAGCTTTTAGTCTATCTAAAAAACCTTCATCAAGTTCACCGTGTTCATTAATAACAGCCTCAATTTCTTCTTGAATAAATCTCTGCAAATCCTGTTTTTTCATTGTGTTTCTCCTTGATTTTGTGAATCATTTTGCATATTTTTAGCCATTCTTTTTGCTGTTTGTTGTAAAATTCCAAAAGTTTCACCTCTATGAAGGTCACCGGTTCCGGCGGTTTGTATTAAGAGTTCTAGAAAATTTTGTAATACTTTTACTTCTGCAGCTTCAAATTCTTTAAAAACTTCCTCTCCATCTGTATATAGTTCCTTAAAAAACAAAAGTAATTGTTGAACATTCTTAGCGCCACCATCCTGGCTTTGTTTTATATTTGTTGATTGCTCTTGTTCTTTTTTAAGTTGGGGTTTCCAAGCATCACCAACCTTTCCTTTCTTGTCATAGTCGTCTGGCTTTCTGCCGGCGCGGCCTTTGGTAGGACCTTTTGTTCTGACAGGATAAGATTTTTCTTTTTCTGGTGGTGTTGGATCAGGAAGTGCTGAGCGAGGGTCTTTAATACTTCGACCTTTATTTCTCTCATTTAATTTTTTAATCTTTATTTTCATTTAGAAATCCTCTTTAATTTGCTTTTAATGCTTCCAAGTTTCAAATCATTTGACATATTTACAACTTTTTTAGCAGCTTTTTCAATATCACTATCTTCTGAAAATCTAGGTAGATTATTCATAGCTTGTGTCGATAACTTAATAATTAGTTCTGCAAAATCATCTTTTTCCATGTTAGCAGCTAATTTTAGCTTGACTTTATCTTGTTTTATAAATTTAATGATATTTTCGTAGATCTTATCAGTAATAATCATATCATGGTCAGGATTTTTCTTGTCCAAACCCAATTCATCAGATACTGAAATATCGCCTGAAGATGGTTCACTTGCTGATGCTTGTGATGTTGCACCACCAAAAGCAGCCGCGCCTGCAAGAATATAAGGTAGAACTTTTTCCTTGAAACCTTCTTCAAGTTGAGATTCTAACTTATACTGTCTCCAGTTTTCCATTATAAGTTTCATTCTTACTTTTCACCATCGACAAGAAAGTAATCGCGAGCTTTATTAAGGTAATCGGCAGCAATGGTAAGTTTGCTCATCCACCAACTAGGCAATTCAATTTGTCCCTCGGGTGCGCTGTCTAAACCTTGAAGAATCTCTTGCGCATCTTCGATAATGGTGATAAGCTTGCGGCGAGCAGAAGGGACGTCATCATGCCCGTCTTCGTTCAAAAATTTTTCCCAATTTTCCATTAAATTCTTCATGTTAATACCTCTTACATAATAAGTAGCCGACGACAGGGTTAAAACCTCGCGAAAGCGCCCAAATTTTTTTTGCAAATTTTTTTCATACTAATCATTTAACAACCACCAAGTTACAGCCATGACTCCCACACAAGCAAGAACACACAATCCAAAAAATCCAAAATACTCGATAATCTCAAGATTAGTCTCCATTATAAAATGTCTCCTTAGTTTAAATCAACATTTGCCATGAGAAAGACCAGGATTTTATTGATTCCTACACGCTGCTTAACAACGAGGCCCCGCTCCATTTGAAATGCGATAGGTAGATTCGGTATATCGTGCCACACACCCTTAACCCAAGGCTCTCTAGAATCAACCCAGATAATGTTATTATCTAGATTAGCTTGTTTAGTTAAACGTTCCAGCTTAAGTGATTCTTCTTGCCAAGGGTCAACCAGCACAATATAAACCGGTTGTGACCGCGAGATTTGACGTTTGACGCTAGTTTCGCCGCTATAAAGGGTAGGGGCAGCACCAAGCAGTAAAACGGCTAAGAAAGGCAGTAATCTTAAAAAACATTGTTTCATTGTAAACCTCCCGGTATAGAGTAAGTATATGCTCTAAAACCGGGGAAAGCTCAAATATTTAAAATGTAGACTGATATTATAGGTTTATAGTCTGTATACGTTGCTAGCACGCAAAAGCGCTTGAATTGCATCTTCAATATGTTTACCGGCCTTCTCTGCAGAGATTGGATTATCTTCAGGCAATAGCTCTCTTACTTCTTTTGCTAGCTTGAATGCTTCGCTAATCTTATCGTCGATGGTGCCACGGACGCCTTTGAAACCACTGGATGCCCCGGATATGTCCGGACCACCTCCACCATATGCAGCTGGATTGCGCCCTCTGGCACTTTCTGTATTGATGTTTTCTTCCTGTAGCATCTCGGCCAATTCTTTCTTGATCATTTCTTTGAGTGTCATCTTTTTATTCTCCTGTAGATTTTTTTTCATGGGTTTTTTTTGGCTCCTCTACTTTTCTATTTTAATTAGCCTTCCCGATTTTTAAAATCTGGCAAAATTTCTTGGAGCTACATCGCGAGTGTATCTGGCCCACCTACATCCACCTACATGTAGGAACCTGTATTCCGGTGTGGGAGGGGGGAGGGGGGTGTCCCATATGTCGTTAAAAAAACCTCCTTTCATTACATGTCTTACCGATACTTACATGTCTTATTAATGCTTACCTTTGTATACGTGTCGTTTAATGTATTTATTTTATTACTCTCGACCACTTTCTGCTACTGGTGGGGAAATGTAGGTATGGTAGGTAAAAGAATACCCCTGACCACATTGTAGCCAAGGGTATTGAAAGGTGGGACAGTGCGTACACTGTGGGATAATGTGGGATGGGCGCCTACATGTTCGCGATTAGCTCGCGAACGTTGCCGCGAAGGTCGGCAGTTGGCACCCACTCTTGGCGACCGTTCGCCCATTGTACGAGCGATTCCTGGCCGCCTCTGCGGAACTTAAAAAGAAGCCCGTTTTTGTGGGCATGGTTAACGGTTGCGACGGACTGAACAAATAGGCCTTTGCGCTGCATAGGTTTTTTAACCTTTCCTCATTGTTTGTATATACATTATATCAAAAGGATTTTAGAAAGTCAAGAATAAAATTGAGATAATTTGATTATTTTTGCTTTTCTTTCCTCGTCTACATTTTGAATCAAAAGACAGAATCTTGACGCTAAAGCCTTTGCTTTGCTAACGGTTGGCGCTTCCCCCGTTAATATTCTGTCATCGCCTACTGTATCGATCACCATATAGAGCGCGTCCGGTTCACTATCGTTAAGTAATTGAACACAAAGCAAATAATCGCCCCAGTGTGCCCACTCTCCAAAAACGCCCGGTATACCACTTTCTGACCATTCAAGCATAAGTTAATTAGTTAACGCCGTGTTAAAATCCTAACGCCTATGTATTAAATCTATTAGCTAATATCAATAGCTAACAAAACTAATAAAAGGCATTTACCACAAATTCACACCATTTAACACATGTTTACCGCTTCTTGCCCTTTCTCGTCTTTGACCATGCTGATTTGAGCTTATTTGTCTTTGTGCGTCTTGTCATTAGTTAGCAGCCCCCGCATTAGGTGCGAGGACATCAGCAAATTGTCGAGCGTATCCGACATGTTTTGATGTGGTCATACTTTGATAACCCCATTCGCCATTGGCTGAATAATCACGGAGCACTTTAACTGTCCGCCCCTTTGCCTCTGCGGTGTCTCCAATTAAGAGCGCGTAACTATACAACCGTTGACCATCTGTCCAAAACTGGCCGCCGCTATTTGATGCCGCTTGGCCATAGCTCCAACAGTCGGCAACCTCTCTTGTGGTTACTTTCTTTAAACGCATATTTAAAAGCCCTTTCGCTTTCCTCGATTGTGTATATACTATAGCACTGTTTCTTTCTGGTGTCAACAGTTTTCTTCAGTATCTTTTATATTTTCTTTCTTTTCACTCTCGACCACAAATTGAATCTCATTTTCAGTTGTGCGATACATTGAGAACTTTTGATTCTTTGTGGCCATTCTGCGCCGCAATTGCGGACGCTCAAAACCGCTATTCCATTTCATATTATTTGCTCTCCTTATAGCTCAATTGGTCTTTGTTCTCTTCAATGAATGCCCGCAAAACTCCGGTATCAACAAGCTCTAGCAAGAGCTTTTCCCACTGTGCAGCGTAAAGCGTAACAGGGAATCGAGCTTGCAAACCGTAAACCGAAACCGCCCCCTTTTGTGATACCTTCACACGCAACCGGTTTTTGTTCTTTGCCTTTAGTTCCTTTAGGCGCTGGGCCATTGCCTCAAGCTCTGCGATCTCGTTCATCTCGTCAAGAATAGATTGTGCGTTTGCGTTGCTCATCTTGTGCCCCTTTCAATGGGTCTTTAGTTTGTGAGGCTTGACACCGTGTCAACCTCGATTGTGTATATACTATAACACGGGTATTTTATAAAGTCAATACTTTTCTTAAAAAAAATTAAAAAAGTTCTGGTATGTTTTCTGAATCGAAATCATCAAGCGCACATTCACGCAGGAGCGCGGTTGATTCGTCATCGTAACAAGCACCGCCCCTAAACTCGATAAACTCTACAAGCTCACGGCGTGTCATACGCTCGATATGCTCACGGGTTACTGTTCGGTTCTGACAATTTAAACCTTCTAAAATCATTTTGCGATCCCTTCGCTTTCCTTTATTGTGTAACTACTATAACACGGGTATTTTATAATGTCAACAAAAAAAATGAAAAAAAATTCAATCAAAATCAATGTCATGAATAGGGTTTCCCCACTGGCACAAAAACTGATCAATGCGCTCTTGGCTCAAGTTCTTGTGGTCTGCCTTGCCTGCCTCGAAAAACTCGACAAGATGAGCGGGTACACCTAAACTCTCGGCGGTTCCCTGAAGCCAACCGGCGGTATGACAGACACCAAGCTCCCAAGCATCATCTTCGTGTGCAACGTGAAATTTCATAATGTTTTCGCCTTTCATCCTCAATTGTGAATACAATATAGCACGCTTTCTTGGTGCTGTCAAGCATTATTTAACGCTTGCGACGATTTATTTTGAGCCTGCGCCCTTTTACCTCTTCAATACTGATAATCTCAAACCCAAACCTAACCATGCGGGCCAATGGTGCCCGGTTCCGCTTTGCTAAGCGCTCTAGCGCCCAATTGTTGGCCCAATCCTCCTTGCTAGGATCTCTAAGCCATGCCGCTGTCTCTGGTAGGACATTTGAGATCATAAAGCTGTCTTTCATGATCTCTTCGTCGTTTTTGACTCTGCGATATTCAATTTTAAAGTTTGCCATCGATGATTTTTCCTTTTGTTCTTACTTATAAATAGAATATAGCACGCCTTTCTTATGCTGTCAAGCATTATTTGAAGAAAAAAACAAAAAAAATTTGCGGCGAAAAACCGCCCCAAAATCCGAGGGCTCCCAACTTCCCCCGGGTGAACATAGCCTTAACGCTTACGCAACCACAAGCGGACCCGCTTTCTGGCCTATGCTCCCCACAAGATATCACAACACCAAGCGCTTGGCCGGTCATTTAAGCCAAGACGGGCGCGAACCTAGCCCGTTTTACTCTTTGCCATAGGCTCCACCCCGTCGAATGGCTCCCAGTGTTGGCAAGTTACACAAGAGCGGCGTACTAATAGCCCACCTGATATCGTTCTATGTCTAACCGTTCAATGCCTTGCGAGCATCCACGCCGGTTAAAACGTGTTTTGTCCCATCCTTCATGATGATATGGGAACAAACAAAGCCCGGTCTCCGCTGTTCAAGACCAATAGCCTTGATATGGTGCGGAGCAATACCGTGCTCAATCTCGAAAGCAATCTGCCTGCTCAATTGCTGGCTCAATCGCAACATCTCTGCTCTTTTTTCTTGGATTGTCATTTTTCTCTGCGCTTTCTTTTTTCTTGGATGTTCTCTTGTTCATCCTGATTATTGTTGCTAGGTCCCACATTTTTTTTCCTTCATCGTGTATATACTATCGCACGTTTTTTTGTTGGCGTCAAGAAAAAAATAACATTTTTTCAAAAAAAAGAATTAATCCAATAAATTCTGAGACTTAGCCACCTTGTAAATCAAAACCAATTCCACAACCTTTAACGAGATATAAATACAGCTGAATAGCAGAAAGAAAAACATCATCAAAATAACCCCACAATCTTATGTCCAATGTTTACAACGCCATCGACACCTACAGCATCGCCCAAGATAAAAAAGAAAATACCCATCAAAACGTATTGCATTATTTAATCACTTTCATATTGTGCCAGTGAACATGCATATGTTCACCTTCCATTGTTAATACTCTAAACACATTACCCTCTTCAATACCCGGCTTTTGTTTCTTTGTAGTCTCACCAATTACAATACCGTGTTGCCCGTGGCCACGTATCCTCAAAGGGTCATCATTACGAACCGCTAGATCATCCCATATCTGAATTAAATCGCCCGGTATTGGTAAGTGCGGTTGCAGAGGTTTTGGCATTTGCTGTCCTTTCGTTTTCCCCAATTTCTTTATACATCATAGCACAAAAAAAATTTCGCGCAAGAAAAAAATGCGTTTTTTCTAATGTTTTTTATTTCCTCAAAGATTCTCGGTATTTACACTTTCATCCAAGTCATCATTAAAAAAATCCTCAAGAGCTAGATATTGTAAATCTTCCATATTATCATGAGGATTAGGATCTAAACCCCTTGAATCTAAAAAGATACAAAGCTCGCTATAGGTCATAGCTAAAATCTCTCTCTCGTCAATCCGCACATTACCCGTTGTATACTTATTCAATTTTAATCCTTTAAATCAAATTCTGATAATACAATTGTTCTCGCTGGTAGTTTTGCCATATCGTGTTTCTTCCTAATGAAATGCTTTGCCTGTTTAAGTGAGATACCCAAACTCGATGATATTCTACCTGACCATAAAAACCCGTTGTCCTCGTTATCAAACCTATAATACCAAATGTTAGACTTCATTAGATAACCCTCCATTGTTATGTGATATGGGACACAACGTTAAGTGCCGCCAATACTAGAATTATTACTAAGTAAACAATTTTTTCCAGCATTTCAAACCAATTTTAGGTAATAACAGTCTTTTTTCATATCAACCGCACCACTTGCATAAGGTTGGCCGGCCTTTGTTAGTTTAGGCTCCAGGCTACCCATAAGAACAAACAGTCTGCCTTCTTCCTTCAAAGAAAGCATTTTTTGTTTATCGATAGTTGTGCCATAGAAGTTAGCACCACCAGACTTCCAATCTTCCTTAGATAAAAGAGCCAAGGCTACAAAGAAGTTCTTTTTGTTATCTGCGTCTCTGGCCACAAGCAAGTGAGAAGATGGGCGCTTTGAAAACTCACCACCTAAGAAGCTCTGGCCTGCCGTCATCTTTACTTCTAAAGGTATCTCAAGAGACTCAAAAAACAAATCTGGGTCGTTGTCTGTCTTTGGGTTAGTAACTTTACTGCCGATACTTTCTGAGAGAATCAAAGAAGCTGCTTTTTCAAATGCTTTGCTACAAAGCTCTGAAGCCATCTTTGTTCCAAATTCATCTTTTAAATTGCCAAACTCTCTTTCTAGGATAGAGATTTTTCTATCTACCTCTGCCAATATATCTTGTACGATATTCTTAGTAACAATATTACAAATTTGTTCAAAATCATTAATCTGCTTATTAGTTAAAGCCTGAATCATTTTATAACCTTTCTAGTGTAGAGGACCACTAACTGGAAGCATCATTAACTTAATCTTATTGAGCAAATTACTCAATGTTTGAACTTGATCTATATCGCCCTGTTCATGTGCTGCTATCAGCTCAAGATTGATAAGGCTAACAATGCTAAGCATTTCCGTATTCAATTTTTTCGCTCCCGTTCCTTGATTATGTTAATACTATATCAAACGTTTTTCGATACGTCAAGAAAAAAAACATCTTTTTTTGAAAATAATTTCCCACCAAACCTACATGTAGGATAAAGTATTCAAGTGTGGTCGCGGGCATCGCGTCACTTCACACCTACCTTATCCTACATGCAGGCTCAAAACCAGTCGCGACATATATGTGTAGCATCGCATCGCATCGTGCTATAGTCAGGCTCTAGGAAACATCCAGGTCTAGCGCGTGAACGGTCACACAAAACCATATCAAAGTCTCTCTGGTATCTATCCCAACACCTAAACTCGGTCCTCACATAGTTGCTGCTCCTGGGCGAACAAGAGAACGGACCTGCTCTATATGTAGGCTGGTTGTTACAACCCGCATTGTAACAACCTGAACCTCTATAAGCAGGCGTGCCATACTCTTGTGGACATCCACAACCGATTAATAATAAGGTTATTAAAATTACTCTATACATATCAATCTACTTTTTGTAATACTTTTCCCAACACGTCTCAAAAGTATAATGCAATACTGTCATTACTATAACAAACGTGATGGTTATAACCATGGAGCGTTGTACATCATCTAGGAATAGATATGTTATACACACGCCAACGCTAGTTGATAAAACTCTCCAGGCTATAACTTTTTTTACCACATCTTTTTTCATCTGTCAAGTATTTTATTCTCTTGGCGATGGAAACCTACTATGATCACCCATTCCATCGTAGTCTATGATATCGTCTGTCTTCTCAAACCTTCTAATATAAGAATTATTGGAATTCATGAACGATAAAAATGTGCTCCTCAACATGAGTATCACACTCGCTATTCCAAATACTACCGCAAATACTTTTATAAACTCTGACAAATTTTCGGACATGAACTACTCCTTATAATGATTAGCTAAACCCATTAACGTTGGTGCCCAAAGACCAATAAAAATACCAAACCTTTCGGCATGAGCTGGGTCACCATCACCGGCTGTTACCCACGCCACAATCGAACACGCAACCGATGCCAATGAGGCAAAGAAACAAAACTTAGACAAATTCATAATTTTTTCCCCTTTCATATTAAAAAATGTCTGTGGGTCACCCCGGACTCGAACCGGGAACCAGCGGATTAAAAGTCCGATGCGCTACCATTGCGCCAGTGACCCATATTGTGGTAGTTTTGCGACATGCCAAGGTCTTTTTTTAATCTGTATCCTTTGACAGTTTAACAATATCCGTTGCGATCCTTACTCGCTCTTCTTCTGGATACGCCGATAGGATAGCTAAACGTTTTGCCTCTGGAAACTGTATTAAATGCTTCGCGATTGTGCGGATATGTACTGGTGTCCACTCCGCTTGCCTGATATAATTCTCTCTCATTTATATTTCCCTCTAAAGTGTCTCGGATATATTGTGCGAACCTTTGTCTCGGATTCATTTTCCCTCACTTTCTTTATACATCATAAAACGATTTTCTAAAGAAGTCAACAAAAAAAGTAAAAAATCGTAAAAATAAAATATTTTCAATTACTTACGCGAACATCCTCTACAAACATAACCACCCCATTCCGGCTTTTTTGCATTAGGAAAGTATTCATCACAGTATAAACAACTCATACCAAACAAGTTTGCGCCGCTATAGTGGCCGCAATCTCTATCAAGTCGTAGCCTGTTTGACCTCTGAACGAATCTAATTCTAGCCTTACCAGCCATTGAAATAACTCCTTAACACAAGTTCCATTTGATTATGGATTAGTCTTTCTAATATCTTGGCTTCATCTTCATTGATTTTTAGCTCAAAGGGTAAAATAGTGCGACATGAAATATACTTTGTACCAATAGATATACTAAAGTTTGTGCCTGGTGTCAAGCATTCTGTTTCAAGTGCCATTTGCTTCCTCTTCAGGGAAAAAGGTTTGACAAAAGTTTTCTGCTATACAATGACCATAGGCTTCCTCTGGTGGAAAGCACACGCAGTCATCTTGCTCTGGCTTATGACAGAGCTTGTATGACACAATGTAATGCTCGCAATCAAAACTTGTGTAAAGATAATTTTGACTGGAAACAATACACTCTTCTTCAGTCTCGGTGTTTTCATCGCCGCAACCAAAAGCAAATAATGTTGCGGCAATCAGTATAGCTCTCATCGACCAACACCCCTTGCCATGCTGGTTGAACTAACATATTGATATGCACCCTTGTTATAAGCTGGTGCTGTACATTTAGCCTTGCGTGCTGTCTCCTTTCTTGCGTTAGCTGCACCGCATTCAAGACAAGTCTTGTAGCCTAGTGCTTTTCGTTTTGGATTGTACTCTTCCCAACATTCAACACATACCGCGATCATTTTTTCGCTCCCTCAATTGTTGAATCTTATAATATCAATAATTTTTGTGGATGTCAAGAAAAAAAATAACGTCAAGTTTTTGACGATGTTTCCTCTATTGGTCGTAGTCTCCAAACATAATCAACAAATACCTCTTTTTGTTGTCCAGTAACTTGGTCTACTAGATTAAACCACTGGCCGTAATTACCAGAACGACCAACAATAATATGTGGACCACTAAAGCCATCACCACCCTCTATCTTGACTAATGTGCCTGGCCTTAGTCCAGTGTATTCATATTCTTCTTCGCTCGACATACTATTCCCTTAACAATTGCTGCGCCTAAACCAATTCCAAAACAAACTAAGAAGACTTGTATTGTTGGTACAATCTCTGCCAATTGAAAATCTACAATTAATGCTTCACTCACTGATAACCTCCAGGTCACCGGACCTTTCCCAAACTGGCGTTGGTATATTGGGCCTGGACCACTTTACCTTTACCATGTAGTAACTTGCTTCATGCTCAACAATTATACCAACATCATTTTTGCCAGCTGCAACATGAGAGACTGACCCGTGCTTATACTTTATTAGACTACCGACTTTCACTGATAACTCTCAACTCATCTGTAGTAAACAATTTAACTTCACAATTATCGCACAAAACTTCTACAACATGATAGACATCACCATCCATCACACCAATTTGGTGTGCATCACAATCGTCAGAAAGTCTTGGCTCAGTTAAAACCAGGCCGATATTAAAATAAAAACCATCAGCCTCATCTTTTACCAAGTCACCGACTCTCACTGATTACCTCCAACTCTTCTTTTCTGGCGTGAATAATTTCATCTTTAAAATATACGCGATGACCCTCAAGTCTGCCCGTGTAATTCAGAGAATTGGGCCTTTCGGGCACGTATTCTACCACTATACCAACACCATAAGACTCTTGGAATTTAGGATGCGTAAACCTCACTAAATCACCGACTTTCACTTAACACCTTCTCTACTGAGAATATTGATATCTTTCTTCCTTCAGCACTCAACCAAGAATAATGTGGTTTGGCACCATTCATGAATTGGACCACCAAACTACGCACGGTTGACTGAGGGTGCCCAGGGTGGCGCATCTCCCTCTGGAGAATGATAGCTGTATTCCCATCGTGACACTCTATTAGACTACCGACTTTCACTGATAACCTCCATTTGATTTTTGGGGTTTGAGTTTATCATTTCCTTTGGTCTGAACCATTTTATCACTCTTACCTCTTGAGTGCCTGGTATTTCTCTGATAACGATGCCGGCCCAATGTTGCCACTTTTCATTTTTATACCTTACTAGGTCTCCGACTTTCACTTATCACCTCACAACCACTAGTTACAAACCATCTACGCTTGCCATTACAGAGAACTTGAATTGTACCACCTCTCTTGTTTAAGTGCAAGACAATTCCTATCGCTTCTCTCTCTCTGGATGGCATTGTCGAATAGCTAACGATATCACCGACTTTCACTGATAACCTCCAGGTCATAATTCCAAACGTTATGTCCTATTGTACCATCTTGCCACAAAATGTCAAACACTTTATTACTAGATGTAACACCGCAAAGTGGATCAAAAACTTCCTTGATTGTCACACCTATCTTTTCTGAAAAGCAATGCTGAACAATGTCACCGACTTTCATTGTTTTCTCTCTTGTAATCTTTATATATTTATATAATACCAAAACAAAAAACAAAATGCAAGAAAAATCTATTTTGCAAAATTTATGTTTCTTGCTATTAATTCAGACTTAACATGCTCTTTCATCGTCTTTGGGGAATTATGATTGTACACTCTGCCATCAACTTCTATTAAAGTTATGCCATGCTGTTTACATATAGATCTCTTATAATCATCTCTCTCCTTTTGTTTAAGAAACCTATCTTCTCCGCCAAAAAATTCTATTGGCTTATAATGTTGTGCTCCCTGATATTCAAAAGCTAAAGACAAGTCTTCGCAATAACAGTCTAGTTCTAGTCTAGCTCCAGTATCAGGGCTCACCAACCATGAAGGGCGAACGTTAGGGAAGTCTCTCTTAAATAAACTTTTTAATATTTTTCTTAACTCTCCCTCACTCTTAAACCATTCTTCTACCCGTTGAGCTTCTAGTTCTTCATCTGTGAGAAACCTAGGGTCAGAACATATAGGACAATAAGTTACATGCGATTCAGGATCTAGTAAACGATCTCTCTGTTCTTTAGCGTGCTTCCACCTTGTCTCATCTGATAAGTCTTCTTCAGTATATAACCGACCCTGAAAGGCAAAACGAACGCCCAGTTCCTGCTCAAGAGTGCTTCTCCGCTTGTAACAAGTGCCTTCTACTTGAATTAGTAAGCCATCACATCCATGGTGAGGGTCAGTGCCATCGGGACCGCCATACCATATAGAAAACCCTGTTAATATATGTTTATGACGTAAGCTATCAACATGATTTTCTTTTCTTTTAGTTTCCCAGGTCTCCTTACAATAGAATAGTGGGTGATCCGCGTCACAATCTCTCTTAAGACTTCCTATATGACGCACAGAAAAATGCTCATAAAATAACCAAGGATTATCTATTTTATATTGAACATGGTCAGGCTCAAAGGCTTTTGCGGCGGTCATTGCTTTCTCCACCATTCAATAACAAGGTGACCGACAAACATACCGGCTGCGATAATGAAAATACTCTCTAACATATCTACTCCTAAAGATGGCACCCTGGATAGGATTCGAACCTATGACCCACGGCTTAGAAGGCCGTTGCTCTATCCAGCTGAGCTACCAGGGCATTTGTTTCTCGATTATGTTTTTATAATATCAGAGGTTTTTTGAAATGTCAAGAACTTTTTTTGCCTTTTTTTAATATTTGCCATCGCTGGAATGGCCACCAGCGAGCGCCAGATCTAGGACTGTGAACCAACACGTCTTCCAAATGCGGATTAACATCCAACACAATCCCATAATCTAGCAGCGTCTCATCATTAAGAAGACTAGAATCTAATAGATAGCATGCAACTAAATCACCTTTCTCTGGTGGTTTGCTCATACATTAATTAGTCAATAGCAACAATCCTTTCCTTTGTGGTAAAGTATGGACGCTTGGCATACTCTGGTGTAGTCATCCACATACGCTGACATTTACTGGCCTTTGGCTTTGGCGCATACATATCAGTTAAGATAATGTGGCCGTCAAAGTCGCGCTCATTAACATAGTCAGTCGGCGGATTGAAGTCAGTACCGCCGCACATAACACGCTCCCACTTGCGGCGCTCTCCCTTCTTCCAAGTATAAACAAGTTTCTCATCCACTGTAGTATCGAAAGGAATAACTGTGAACTCTGCAATACTAGCCAAAGAGTTTAGCTCTGCAAAGAACTTAGTCAGCATCTCATTGTCTACAGAGCCAGACTGATCGATAGAGATAGCAACCTTGGCAACACGATTAGTCTTACGGCCAGCATGAACATAAGGGTATCGTCGATTGATACGCTTCATCGAAGATGACTTGTTGGCTTTCTGGCTAGTCTTGATAAAGTATCTAAGAACTTTCTTCCAGTCAATCTTAGACTCCAAGACTTTCATAATCTCAGTCTTACAGCTTGTAGGAACAGAACCCCAGTTATTATTCCTAGAACATTCTTGTGCTGCGTTCTTAACAATCTCCTTCAATCGCTCTTTGGCGATGTTCTGAACTTCCTCATTCAGCTTCTGATTTTCTTCACTGCCATCGTTAGACCAACCACTATGGTCATCCATTGAATCAGGAATACCGTTAGAAGCTCCAGAATCGCTGTCTCCGCCCTGTTCTCCACTAGACCCTTGACCAGACCCTTCTCCATTATCATCGCCGCTCTCGTCGCCATTCTCGCCCTCTCCTGATGGTCCAGACTGATTCTGAAAGTCAGGCATATTTGCGAGATACCATTCAGCTGATTCACCACGAGGAAGGTCCTCGAAGGGTGTGCCTTCTTTGCCTGGTATCAAACCACCCTCTGGTAGGTTGTACAAGTGACTATTGATTGCAAGGTCAGTAGCAACATTCCACAACTTAACGTCAACACCTTCAGGCATACGAGAGGTAACGTGAAGGAACAAGATATGGTAGAACTCATGCTTTAGGACATCAGTTCTCTCTTCATCAGTCAGGCCAGCAAAGAACTCTGGATTGTACAACATCTCGAACTGTGCTGAATCGCGATTGATAAGAACACCAGCTGTAGGCAAAGCTGTACTTGCTCGCTTGTCTACACGGCGACTGATAGCTGCAAAGAATGGCTCATCCATAAGAAGACGGGCCGTGTGCATATTAAGATCGAAAGACATTTTAGGTGCCTCGTTTTTGTTATCGTTCTTAGAATCTACCATTGTTTTCTCCTGATGTCAAGAACTTTTTTTAGGATTCGTCGCCACCAAGAATCTTGACAAGATAATCGGAAACAGAAGAACCATCGACATCAGACTGATGCAAGCGGATAGTGTTGTTCAATTGAGTACCATCAGCACCCATCACACTCCACAACTTCATTGCAACCTCTGAAGGAAGAGAGATAAAGTAACGTGCCAAGTTATCAATCTTGTCTTGTACAAGTTCCTCCTTGAAGACACCAGAAGCATCGAACTTCTCAATCATAGCAGTATGGTCATTGATAGTGAATGACTCTACCTTTGAGAAATCGCCCTTGTCCAGAATGTCTTCAACGGTAACCTGCCGGTCATAGTTTGCAATAAAGTCATTGAATGCAACCGCAGCCTCGAAACCAACAAAGGCAGCTGTCAGATTGAACAGAGCACCAGAAGATTCTTGCAGCAAGTCTGCATTGCTCAAACAACCGTTCAACCGTTCCCAAGAACGACGACTAGGGTAAACCTTGTTAGGCTCGAAGTCGCCAGTGTGCTCAATGTGCTGACGGTTAGTGTTGATAAAATCCCAAACTTCCTTTGAGATATTAGAATCCTTGGCCCATGTAAGCCAGTCCTCGACACTTGGCTCAAGGTCAAAGACAGTCCATCGGTCAAGCTCTGCCGGATCCATCTCTCCAACCTGATACTGTTCGCCATGCTCGCCACCATTGACAGCGGCAAAGACAAGTGTCTCAGGATGTAGAGTGTGACCATTCAACTTGCGGCTGTCAGTCAACTCAAAGATACCTTGACGAACCTCAAGAGTAGCACGGTCAACCTCATCGAGGAACAAGATAACAGGCTCATCACAAGCAGTCTTGAACCAGTCTGGAGGATTGAATCGAGTGCTGTTGCCCTCGACAATTGGAAGACCAACCAAGTCGCCCTCTGTCATTTGGGAAGCACGGCGCTCTACTACTTGACGCCCAATCTTGTCAGCGAACTGATAGACAACGGTAGACTTACCAATGCCGTGACGCCCACGTAGCAGGACAGGCTTGCGAACGTTGGTCACATGGTGAACAATAGAATTGAATGCTGCAAAGTCGATAGCCATAATGATACTCCTTAATGATGTATGGCGTTAAAGTTTCTTGCTTCATCTATAAATAGTATCTCAAAATTCTTTCGAGATGTCAATAAAAAAATGTAAAAAATAATTGTATAATAATTTCAGGACTTTAGCTCAACTAGCTTTTGGAAGCCTATCTTTTTAATATCTTCACATTCAGATTGTGACATCTTTATTGCCAAAGTGTAATCAAATGCACTACAGTTCCTCATTGCCAAGGCATAATGTCTATAACTGTAGTGTCTATGGTTCTTAGACTTAAAGCCTGCAAGCAACCAATCATAGATATGATTTAGTATTTTTGAAGTTGTTTTTACGTGCTGGCATTTCCAATTGCTGACAAAGGCCGCGTACCTAAAGTAAGGTTGGCTCAAACATCTATGGTTTAAGTTATCAAAATAAAACTGCTCTACTGTTTCTAACTCATCCTTGTAGTGATTAGAGCCAATACTTGCCAGTTTAATCTTAAATGATCTACCTTCCCACAAGATGTCTCGCGCTGTCTTTGATATGTTTTGATTCTCTGCTAGATACATTCTGGCTGAGTAATTGCCATGGTTAGCAATCCATATTTGTGTAGCTTCTGGCAAAAACCTATTCTTTGCTAGGTTATTTAGCTCGACATTATTCATCTTGTGGAGATGTTCTAACAATTTAACTTCCTTATTCTTTCAAGAATATTTTTTAGGTGATTTTTCAATGCTTCAGAATGTTCTGATGCGCTCGCTTCCTCCATCTCTTCAATAATAATATCAAAGATTTTATTGCGCGTCAAGCGTTTTTTTTGATTATTTTCTCGAATTAATTTTGTGTCTTCGTCATATAAACTGTATGGGTCTGTTTTCATTATTTCCTCGCTGATATTACTTTTAACCATTTAGCTCTACAAGTTGTAGGTGCGCCGTCAATTATTACGACACAACTATATTCATCCTTGTGTAAAGGGACACTATAATCGATAGATAAAGCATCATCTTCTTGTTGATATTGATTACTAGGTAAAGCATAAGGTATAATCTGTGAGACTAGACCAACTCTGTCACAAGTCTTATCACCTAGCATCATATTTTGAACAAGGTCACCCACCTTTATCATTGTCTCTACCCTCGATAACTTGAATATCACTTTGCTTGTGATAGACCATTCCGTTAGGATACTTAACTAGTACAGTGAAATGCTTATCTTGCACCGAGACTAGATACCCTTCTCTTAAGGATTTTTTATGTATTACTTTTTTCATCTCTTACCTTTGCTCTTCTTAAGTCTTTGCGAGGATGGCTGTATGCTAGATTCATTCTTATCCATTTTACCTTTACCCACTGAAGGTTACCATCGTTACCGGACAATACAATACCCAAGTCATCTTTAAAAGACGTTACTGTTTTTATTGAACGACCATACGCTGACAATTCAACTAAATCACCTGCTTTCACTGATAACCTCCAGTGTTCTCTGTTCGTGCCATAGAATACTAGAGTGAGTAGTGTTCCATTTCACGCGAACATTTCTGTCATCTTTGTATCTCAGAGAACTAACCTCTATAATTACACCAAAGAATTTTTTGTGAACACGGTCAGATATAAATTGATTTTCTTTGTATCTGACAATATCACCAACTTTCATTTCTTTCTCCCATAATATAAACTACCAAAGAACAAGATATCAGCTACAACACCATAGATAAGTGGTGCATCCAACATATGCTGAGTTATAGTGAACATGCGTATGCCAATAATCCAATAGCTGTCAATATCGCTGGTGTTGTGAAGAAAAGCACCACTTTCTCTACTCTTTTTAAATCTTCTGCGAACTCTTTATTTTTCACTAACAACCTCCAATCTATCTCTAAGTGACCAGAACGTTCCATACTCACCCCAGTTTACCTTATACGAATCTAAGGTCGAATCACTTACAGGATGGTACGCTATGATAATACCAATGATATCATTAAGATATGGAACTTTGTAAGGATTGGTTTTCTTGACTATGCTTCCTAATTTTATTCTCTTCATTGATAATCTTTCTGTATTTTAATAGGGCCAGTTCTTTTTTCTTACATTCTAGCATCATATCGTAACGATGTCCATAGTTTTTTACAGGATTTTGCAAAAAATCTGAATGTGCTTGTGGTCTGATTTTCTCATCGTCTTGTTCCTTGGCTCTCGATTCTGACAAGTGTACCACCGGAGTGATACCATCGGGCCACGTAGAAACAGCTAGAGTTAGCGCTTCCTCTTCGCTTTGGTCACCAGTGCAAAAACGGTGGTGATGATAATCAAATACAATTGGCACACCAACCTCTTTGTAAATATAGTTGTAAAGATGCTTTGTAGACCACATGCTGGGTTTGTCGTCATTCTCAAGTGTAATTCTTTTCTGACAACCTATGCTTAGTCTCTTAAACGCTTCGCACCATCTCTTGGCTGTTCCTTCAAAGTCTCCACCATATGTACCGCCAACGTGAATGTTGATTTTGTTGTAGTGACTTGGAACAAAACCCATCATATCAAATATCTGAGAGTGTGAGTTAAGCTCTTTGATAGCTTTGTCTACTACGCTTTCTTTTGGAGAACCAAGCACATTGAAAGGCCCAGGGTGAAATGTCACCCTGTGACCATTCTTTGTTGCATAATCACCAGCACGCTTCAGAGCCCTGACTATCTCTTGATAGTCTGGCAAGTCTTCAATATTGTATTCAGACATCCATGGAAAGATATCAGAAGACATACGATAGAACTTAATACCATTCTTTTCATTCCAGACTAGAATCTTGAATAAGTCTCTAGCATTCTGTAATGAAAGCTCTGAAGCATACTTCAAGCCTTTGGCTTGAAAAGTCTTCTTAATCATAGAGCGATTAGTTGTGACACGCTTTGACTTTGGAACATCAGATAGTGTCATGTTAATACAAGCATAGCCAAGTTTCATTATTCAGTCTTACCTTCACTAACTACTTCAAATTCTTTAGGTGAATACATCTGAGGACTACGATTAGGATACATAACCTCAATCAGCGGGCCGGCCAGAAAAAGGCCAGGCGCAATAGCTCTAGGGTTTGTTACAATTGCGATAGTATTCTGTTGGTATGGGTCTATCCTACCCCAGCGCTTTACTACTAAATCTCCAGCTTTCATCTCAATCCTTATTTGTGTGTGGTTTTAATTTCTTGACGAATTTAAGATCTTCTCTGATAAAGTATCGGTCCCAATACTTTCTACCTGCAGGACCTTTACCGCCAAGCCAGCTGACAGTGTATTGGTTGTAATATACTTGCTCTTCTGTTCCGCCGTTTGGTCCAGTCCAAGTATATTTCCACTTGTAGTCTTTTTTAATCTTAACAATCATTCCTACCAACGGTGGTCTGCCTTTCATAGGACCCCATCGATATAGGTTAGTCATTTTTGTTGCCCTGGATGAAAATGTAACCAAGTCGCCCTTCTTTAGTTCTCGTTTCTTTCTAGCCATTTTGAATGCTCCCTAAGCATCATTAATTATTGTATAGAAATAATAGCACTACTTTTTTTTGATGTCAACATTTTTTTGAGAATTTTTTGGGTTTTTTCTCTCGATAGAAATTGCGGCCCTCTGTATCTCATCGACTAGTCCATCGGTCAAGCTAGTGTGTGTACCGTTTAGATGTTTTGATAGTTTTAAGATTAAGGCTTCAGTCTTAGTTAAATTAACTGTCATCGCTTAACCACATTGAATCATAATAGTCAAAACCCCATGGGTCATCAGGCTCGTCCATAGTATCATAAGCACTGCTTTTATATCCAGGCTTGCTAGAATCAAAAGCCATACTCATTTGTTTTAAGCCTTTTTGAGTTTTTTTTTCTGGGCGTTTTGTCTTGCCTAGCAGCTTATTCTTTAACTTCAGCTTTCTCTCATGGTTTTCAATTATAGATACAGCAGTGACTACAAACTGGTTAGGGTCACCGCCTTGATAAACTCTAACCTTCTCTCCATCATCAAGTGTTAACACTGGGTCTCCAACACGGACATCCCTGTGAGTAACTAAGTCCATTGGAGATATCTGGATTTTGCTATCTTCTACTGTAAATTTGCCATTTGAGCAGCAATGCGCTCTAAGTCTTTCGCCATTGTGTAAAAATGAAATGCTTTTAATCTTTTTCATAGTCTTTTAAATTCCTTAACATATCTTCTGGATAGTTTATTGTTCCTCTTTTCTCGGAAACATACACCGTCCACCAAGCGATATCAAACGATTCAGGTGCTATCTTTTTAATTAGAATTCCTTTCTCAGAAAAGGGAAGACATTTTTCATAAAAAAAGCTGCCTTTCCTTAGACAGCTCTCACTTTTATCTGGTGTAACTACAACGTAGTCTCCAGGTTTAAAGCTCATGGGTTGACTTTCTTTACACCAGAAAGCGTAGTAACCACTTGTTTACTCTTCCTGCTTGAAAGAACAGTGATTAACTTATCGTCTTCAAATATACTTGATTCACTGATATCAATAACAATTCCAACATCAACAGTATCACCTTTGCCAATTGCGTTTTGGACTAGATCTCCAACCTTAATCATCTTGAATATTCCTGTTCGTGGGTAGAGTATATTCTAACTCTTTGATTCTTGAAATAAATTCCTTGTTTGCTTCCGGTATAACATCAGTGAACACTTTAAGGATATCAAGAGATGGTTCACAGTATTCACCAATATCAGAAACATAGACAATACACTTACCAAAACTAGTTTTTTCTTTTATAATAATTCCAGACTTTCCTTTAACATTGTGGCCCCAAACTTGATAATCTTGTAGAAAGAGAACTTCATGGCCGCGTTTTAATTCATTTTCTTCAGGCAAAATAATTTCCTCAATTTTTAAAGCAGCGCCCATCTTAGCTCCTCTCTTCAAGTTTAAGCTCTTTATTTTGAGTGAGCAAACCAGCAAGAACCTGACAAAGAGTGAGCCTATCAATCTCATTTCCCATCATAAGAGATTGACAATTATCTACAATTTCATCTCTCATTAATATAAATATCTTTTCATAAAGGTTTTCTGCTTCACTGAATTGTTTTTTATTTAGATTGTCTACTCTATGGCCTCTCATCTCTTCGTCGTCAGATTTCCAACTGTAACCAACTAAAGTTCTATCCCAATTTTCACGCTTCAGCCGCATAAGACTGTACTCCATTTGCTACTTCAAGTAAGGCATCTGATAAATCATACGCTGAATTTACTTCTATGTCAAGTCTTTTTCCTCCAATTGTTAAAATAATTGCGCCGTGATATTCTTCTACTTCAACTAAAAGTATATCACCACCAAGAGTTTCGATGTTAAGTGCTTTTTTGTTGGAAAACATTTCCTTCCTTTCATTTTATATTCTTATAATATCAAAGATTTTTTTGTACGTCAAGAAAAAATATGGATTTTTTATTTGTTATTTATGTTAGAATTATATTGGTCTTCATATTCAACCACGTCATCAGCATTGACTGTGACACTACCAATAGGTTTCTGTAAAATAAAAACACCTTGGTCTCCGTTAACTTTTATACATTGACCAAGGCATTTATATTTTTCAATCCAGAACATCTTATTGGGCTTTAGCTCAATTGCTCTCTTCATTAATATCGACAACCTCAATGTTAAAAGTTAAGTCTTGTCCTGCCATAGGATGGTTGAAATCTAGTTCAACTGTACTTTCTTGCTCACTAATAATTCTTGCCAAGAGAGGTCTACCATCTTGCTCGCCTTGAATCATAGCTCCAACCTCAAAAGTAAAACCATCTGGAAACATCTCTTTTGAAACCTCATGAATAGCTTCCTGGGTACGTTCACCATAGGCGTCTTCTGGTGTAAGAGTAAACTCTTTGGCTTCACCCACGGTCATTCCCACAACGTTTTTCTCAAAACCAGGAATCATTTGTCCGGAACCAACTGTAAACTGAATTGGCTCTCCTCTATCATATGAACTGTCAAACTGACTACCGTCATTCAAAGTTCCCTTGTAGTGTACACTTACTATGTTTCCGTTCGTTACTTTACTCATTATTAAATCTCCTTTGTTTTGAGTATGTAAAATTATACCTCACTTAGAGGCAAATGTAAACCTTTTTATCTGCAATGTTTATCTATTTCGCCATATCCCCACAATTTTATTGTAGTGTTCATAACAAAGAGGCTCATATTCTTCAGCCCCTCCAACTTCTATTTGTCTTTGACTCTCCGACTTTCTTCTTGTATAAAAAGCATCAGCATCACACATTGAACAGACTGCTGGACATATCTCAATGTTTGTTGCATAAGGCAGCAAGTCTTTTATTTCAGGTAATGGCTTAGGCTCTGATGACAATTGCAAACTTGATACCAGTATTGTTCTGTTATTCGCGAACATACTAAGTAACGCCTTCGCTGAATATTGAATCATGAACACTTCATCAACCGCTATAACTTGAGCATCTTCAGCATTTTCTAAAATATCAATACCTGAATTAACCAGTATAGCTTCGTGTAATTGTCCTGTATGCGTAACCACATTCTGTTTTGAATATCTATTATCAATCCTTGGTTTGAATAGCTTCACTTTCTTGTTCTGGTATTTGTATCTTTCTAGTGCAGCTAACAACTTAGTTGTCTTACCGCCAAACATTGGTCCGGTAAATATCTTTAGCTCAGCCTTCATACTGAAAAAGTTTCCTTCATTATTTCCTTAACTATGAGGTTCGTCAGTCTGTTTATATCTTCTTCCATCATAAAAGAAGCATGCTGTCTTAGTATCTTTTCGACGGCCTTGTGTATTTTCTGTCTCATTTTTCATCTCCAGAATTGGTCCACCCCCAGGGAATTGAACCCTGCTTTAGGACGCTTATAAGACGCCCCCTAACCACCAGCCAGCCGAGGTGGAGAAGAGCCCGCGATAGGACTTGAACCTACAACCTATTGATTACAAATCAATTGCTCTACCAATTGAGCTACACGGGCGATTTTGTTATATTATTTATAGCATTTATTTTTCAAGAATGCAAGAGAAAAAATACTATTTTTCAAAAATTATTATGCATCCAGGGTTTGCCGGATCATCTTCCGGACGATAATCATATTCAATTGAGATTTTTCTAACAATATCTTTCATGCGATTAGAACTACCTGTGATTATTCTTGTTGGTATCTCAGCCCAATTTAAATACTGTCTTACTTTTTCTGGAGCGTCAACGTGTTTTGTTCCATGCAAGTCTAACCTCCTACCTTTCTTCTTTTTTCTTCTATGTTTCAATGATGAATACCCTAAGTCTAATCTGCCTTTATCTATACTCTCCCATAACTTACTGGTTCTAATCCTTAGATTCCCCATACTATCTAACGTATAATAAGTAAATTGAGATGTCTTTCTTGTTACAATGCCAACTAATCTCATTGGTTTGTTTATTATAATGTCACCAGCTTTTATTTTATATTCATACTTCAGCAATTATCCAATCTCCATTTTCTTCAACTAGCCTTAAATTATAAAAGTGGTCAATAGTTTCAAAGCCGGATTGCCACCAAATTTTATAAGTATAGCCCTCTGCCTCTCTGACAAGTATTCCAACTCCCCAATGACTAAAACTTTTATGAAATACTAAATCACCAACTTTCATTATACAAGAAACCTCTTGTAATGTCAAGAGGAATATTTTCTAAGCCAATTAATTCCTATCCAACCTATTCTATCATTCTTGAATCGTTTGTCTTTTCTAAACCTATACTTAAAGAAGTATTTGTTTTTAACTCCTGGTAGCATACAAACCAATACTTTAGACTTTCTTGTTAAAGGGTCTGGCTCCCCATCTATCTCTAGAACTAAAGCTGCCCATTCGCTATCTGGGTATAATATATGCCTGACTAAATCTCCAACAGATAGTTTATCTGGCTTGAATAATTTCACCTTTTTGTTTGTCTATATCTTTTTGAGCTATATGCGAGACAATACCAAAAGCTATCAATGCTGCAGCCCATAATATACAAACAGTAACTATGAAACGATTATCCTGCAATTCCTAACCTGCTCATATAGATTAATACTCCTGTTATAATTAATGCTAAAATATGTAATTTAATGTTCTGCATTAAAATTATTAATCTCCACCAATGCTGCTAAGTCGTACTTATACTTTGTAGACAAGTCACCTCTTCTTCTTTTGTTTGCATCTTCAACACACTTTAGTATATGAAAATAAGACTTTTCTAAGTTTATAAAGAATTCTACACCAGACAACAAAGAAATAAAAGATGCTCTGATATAAGAACGGTCAATACTTCTTACAGGAATTATTACATTGTTCTTGTTTTTAAATTCCATTAAAACTTCTGCTACAGCATCAGTACCTTTCTTTGTCTTCTTAAAGTCTGGTAAGACTGAAAACCCTACCAATGCAATATTATTAAGGGAAGAGTAATCTTTTGAATATTTCTCTAGCAAAGGTTTTGAGAAAGCATGAATAGCACCTTTTTTACTTTCTCCCTCTAAAACAAAACTGTCTGCGTTATCTGTCATATCGACAGCAACGTATGTAATATTTTCTTTAAAGTTTTCTTTGATGTCTATGCTTTGAATTGAGAATGTAATCTTATCATCCTTCAAATACTTTTTCATCGTATTCTCAACGGATACTCTTTTGTGTTCACCTGGTGTACGAGACACTATTCAATCCTTTCTAGTTTAGATGATACTTTATACACTCTTTTTACGTTTGGAATCCTCTTTAGCTTTCCTATAATCCTCGCCTTGATTTCTTCTGGAGAATTAAACTCGCCTCTTATGCTTGGTGTATATTTAATTGCAAGGCCAGCAATGTATTGTCCTTCTGATATCTTTTCATTAGACACCATCACTGTTACAATAGTTACATGTTCAATTGCGCGAATATCAGTTAGTACATCTTCAAGACCTCTGCGGTTCTCGTTAGTGATACCGTAACCAAGCATACAATAGAATCTATAGATACCTCGCTGTCTGCTGCGATCTTTCTCTTCTGTAAACTGAGCAAAGTAGTCTTGTATTTCGTTGTCCGCACTTTCACCTAATCCGCTTTGCTTGTTAAACTCTTCTGCGTTTATCAATTGTGTAGCGGTTTCTTTAACAGCTTTGGCAAACATATCTTCATTGTCTTGAATATACTTTGCTATGCTAGCTATACCTTTAATGTTCTCAACACTTGGCTTTAAGGTCTGCCCTGAAATTTCTCTTCTAACAGGGTTGAGAATGTTAACATTAACAAAGAAAGATAGTGCGTGATCTCCAAGAGCAGTTGTTTTTATCTTGATTGCTTTAACAAGCAATTTATATTTAGGAATTGACTTTCTTATAAATCCTACGGATGGTAATTCAGGAAGATTAGGGATTGGCAAGTCTTGTTGCTTTGCTAACTCGTCAGCTATTTCTGTAGATATATCCTCAAGATAACGAAGAGTTCTTTGAGTATAAGAACTATTCATACCAGTAACAGCTGCTTTTATATAATCATCTGATAATTTATCCGGAGCAGTCTCTATCTTATCTGACATGTCTATCAAGACATAATCTTTTTTCTTTGGTAAATCATTAGGACTTATTATCTTTCCGTGATAAACAACAAACTTCTTTTTTAAGACTGCGAATATACCTTCGTGATCATTATTAGCAATGGCATAGCCATCAAGGTCAGATAACAAATGCTCTTCTTTATCTCTAATCCTTTTCTGGGTATCAGAAACAGCAGTGTGCTTCATATACCCCTCTTTCCTTAAATGGTCTGCTAATACTGACTCAATATCTATAGCTCGCTCTCTGCTAATACCTAGATTGTAGAGCCAATCATCAAAGCCGTTTGGATTAGGTTCATAATTTTCTGGACTTATTCTTAATAAGATACCATCTGATTGAACGTCAACTTCTTCGACGCCATAGTAACTGGCTTCTTGGTCTAAGACTTCTCTGATATCATCCATAAACTGTTGCGAATCAGAGCCAAAACTATCTGGCATCTCTTCTTCACCTAATTGGTCATCGTCTATTCTAAAGAAATAATCGCCGCCAAACGAAAGATAGTCACCACCACTGCCGTCTTCCATCACCTCATAGTAAGCGCTAAAACTATCTGGTGGTCTGTTATTTTGTGTCCACTCTTCAAGAATCTTTTCAGCCTTTTCTTCAAATCCGCTTTCTGGCGGGTTTTCTTCTATTACATCTCTTCCATATTGGATTATATCTGAGTATGCTTCTGCAGCGTCGGGTTGGTCGATACCCGCTTCAATCATTGCCTTGTATAAGATATCTGGATCGTGCCTATCATCTGATGCATCGTATGCTTCTTCTACATCGTATTCAGAATCAATTGCCGAGGAGTTGCCGCCAGGCGCAAATACAAGTGCTATTTTATGATAAACATGGTCTTCAGGTAGTTTGTCAATCCTAACCATGACAAAAGCTCTGCCCTCTTCAGTGTATTGTTGGAAGTAGTTTTTTGACTGTGTTGCTGATATGCACCACCTTGTGTTCCTTCCATAATAGCAAGATGCCTGGGTGGTATTCGGTCTAATTGCAAAGACGCCATGGTCTTCATAAATAAAAGTAGAACCAGCTTTAGCTGCTGCTTTTTCTTTTTCTCTCTTTTGCTTTTGTGTATCTTCCTTCTCTATCTTATCAATTGCCTGCTGTAACTGTGAAGCATTATATCTATAGATATCTTTCTCTTCCATCCTTTGAGCGTTTCTTTGGAAACCAAAGACGGCTTGAAGAAGCTCTTCTGCTACTGTAGTATTAGCCTGGTTTTCGCCTGGAGCTTCTAGGTCTTCGTCAACCTCACCGTCCGTGATAGGATAGTTACTGGCCAGCTCACGCATAGTCCACTGCAAATACTTAGCCACACCCTTCTGTCCAAGTGTGCTTTCAATGTTTTGACGAAACCAATCTAGCCAGCCCATCTCTGTGAACTGAGGAAATTGTTTCTTTACATCTTTAACTTTTGCTTCCAAAAGTGCATTTTCGTTGAGATAATTTATCCAGGTGCGTTGATTAAACATAGTTAGAGTATACCCTTTTTACTATAATTAGTAAAGGGGATAACAAAGATTCCTTTATTATCCCCTCTAAGGTTATTGAAGTAGTTGTTATGTTTCTACTTTATTGTGATTGTTCTTCGCGGTGGAGTTGCAGTCTCTTCGCGAGGAATCGAAATGGTAATAATACCATTGTCTGCAGACGCCGTAACCCTTTCGATGTCTGCATTTTCAGGGAGTGCCCATGACTTCTTGAAAGACTTTGTAGCAATACTACTGACTGTCTCTTCCTTTTGATCATATGAGACAGTCATAGTATTGTTATTAATATCAATACCAATCTCATCCTTTGGGACTCCCGGCACCACAAGACTGATTTGATGTCCAATGTCTGTGGTTTGTACATTACTAGCGGGACCCGCTGGTCTTTGCATTGGAAAAGCAAAGAGCTTATCTAAGACATCATCAATCTCTACACTAGTGTTAATTGGCCTGTGCCAAGTTGTTAAAAAGCTCATAACGTTTACCTCCTATAGTTGCTATGTGTTTTGAGCACATCTATATTATAAACACAATCAATAATATGTCAAGTAATTTTATCTAATTATTTTCAAGTTTTACACCAGAAAATTCTAGCTCTGTTAGAATTTGCATTATGATTCTTACCATCTCTGATAGCCTCAAGGCGTCCTCTTGCTTTATCGACATCGCAGTTAAGTCATCCCAACTTATGGACTCGTCTTTACCAAAGCGTTTTAATAAACCCTTCATGAATCTATAGATGACTATTGAATTTGCATACAACTCTAACACTAAAATCTTTTGGTCTTCCCTTAGAGGACACAGTGTATTATAATGTGACTCTAAAAGAGAATCTGTTTTTGTCATGTAAGCTCTTAATTGGTCAAAGAAATTTTGTGTGCTTGTTTTGTCAAACATTCTTACCCTTTCCCCAAAAATGTTTACTCTTTTTCATGTCAGTTATCAACAAAGCAGAAACCAACTTCTCTCCATCTTTCTCAACAATCTTTGCTTTGTATTTCTGCAGAGTACCATATTTTGGTTTAGGGTCTTTCTTTGCATACTTCTTTCTTTTGGGCGGTAGGTTTAAATAAGAAACACAGCCATCAACAATCTCATCATGAGTGTATCCTTGTTCTAATAAGTCGTTCAGATTAGCCTTGATATACGCTCCAACCACCCAACGCTTAGAACCATACTCTGGGACATCCCAGAAATCTGAACCATGATATCTTCCGTATCTTTTCTTGCCATCATCCTCAAATGAATACTCATTTATAGGTAATAGTACACATTCTATTAACATCTAATACTCCATTTAATTCGCTAAAACCACCAATAAAACTTGTCTCTCCTGTCTCAACATCGTTCTCTACGATAATTGGAACAGTATTATGATTATAAAACTCTTTTACTTCTGATAAAAATTCAGTATCATTATCCAAATTAAACTCATAAAACTCTGTGCCTTGTTCTGTTAATAGTTCCTTTGTCGAACTACAAAAATTACAATCAGACAAGGTATAGATTATATATCTCTTAGCCATTTAAAAGATTCCTTCCTGTTGATATCTTTTCTCTAATTTCAATTGGTGAACCCAACACTGTAAGTTCTGAAGAGTTGTTCCCCTTTGATACAGTCACCGAAGAAAGAGACTGCGACTCTGTAATCTTGCCTTCTCTTAAAAGGCTTGAGCGAATCGAACGATTAGAAAACTCTTTTATCAATACTATATGAGTTGGATTAATAAAAACACTTTTAACAGAATAGTTTGTTCTAGCCTCGATGCTCCTTCCATATGTATTAATTGTAATTACTTCTTTAAGCTCGATCATATTTTACTCCCCTTTCTATATTATAATATACGTCTGCTTTTCTTACAAACCAAAAATCATTATCAACCATTACTTTGTAATATTTATCTTGTTTAGAATCAGCCAACAAATATACTTTTGGTTCTTTGGATACAATGAACTTCTTAACACAATCATCCTCCAACCTTATCTTAAAGAAATAAGTGTTAGCTGGTATATGTATTAAATCACCCCTCTTCAGTTGCATCTTCCGGGGCCTCTGAGTTTGGGAATTTTGTTGAAATGTAATCTGATAATATGGAATAACAGTCATTAACAACAAGCGAGCACTCATAAATTGTAGCGTTCATCTCTTGCAGGGATTTAGTTGCATTCAACATATCATCTAATGCTATTTGCTTTTTACAATTGGCAAGAATTTTAGAAAATTTCTCAACCTTTGGAGATATATTTCCCAGCATCTTAGCAGTCTCAACAGGAATCTCATCCAAGTCAACCGTATACGCTATCTTTACTTTCATAAAACCTCTTTCTATTTTTCAATAATAACTTACTTTTTTATCAATGTCAAGGTAAATATTTCAAAACAACTGCTGAAACGAGACCTGTCATGGCCGTGAAAAGTGTCCATATTAGCTTTGTGGATGTGGCCTTCCATGCCTCAAGTTGTCTAATCCTAGCATATAAACCTTGGTCAGGATTATAAACTGCCTCTTTAATCTTCGATACATCACTAGCAACCATCTCTTGACGCTCTTTCATTGCCTCAACACCTTGGCACAAACGATCAATCTTGATTCCCAATTGTAATAATGGATCTTCTGGCATGCTTATGTCCCTCCGTAGGATTTTTATGGAAAGCCCCTATACATTATATAGTATCAGTTATGGACTATCGCATTGTTTGTTGTAATTAAAGTACCGGCAACTGACACTGCATTTTGCAATGCCGACTTTGTTACTTTCACAGGGTCAATTACACCAGCGTTCCTAAGATTGCATATATCATCTGTCATAAAATTATACCCAATATTCTCTTCTGGAACCAATCTTATTTCTATCTCTTCTGGTACTGATGAGTTGCGACACATTGTTTTGAAAGGAACTGTTAAAGCCTCTGACAATATCGCTAATCCTACTTCTTGCTCTTCGCTTTCACATGTAACACTGTTAACTAATTCTTCAGAAATGCCTAGTAGAGTGAGACCGCCGCCAGTTACAGTACCTTCAGCTATAGCTGCTTTAACAGCTTCCAAAGCATCTTCTATCCTGTGTTTCTTCTCTATCATCTCAACTTCTGTGGCTGCACCAACCCTGATTATAACGACCCCACTCGAAAGCCTTGTTACTCTTTCTTGCATCCTTTGTGCAACTCTGTCATCTTCGCAAGATTTTATCTCTTCATTGAGGTCATCAATCCTAAGCTGTACTTCTTCTAAGTTAGCAGAGCCTCCAACAATTGTTGCTAGAAACTTAGATACTTCAACTGTCTTAGCAGAGCCAAAGTCATTCAACTTCACATCTGATAGCTTGTCTCCATTAATCTTTTGAAAATACTTGGCCCCAATTGAAAGCGCAAGGTCCTTCATAATCTCTATTCTTTCTTCACCGTATCGCGGAGCCTTAACACCGGCAACCTTCATTGTTCCTCTGGCAGTATTCATAATCAAAGCAGCAAGGGCCTGACCTTTGATATCATCTGCAACAATAACAAGTGGGCGGTTTTCTCTGGCGGCAACTTCCAAAGCTGGAAGAACCTGGTCAATAGTTTCTAAGATTGTGTCTGTCAATAGAAAGATGGGGTTGTCATATCTAACAATCCCTCTCCGTTCATCAGTCACAAAAGAGTTGGAAAGGAAACCAGAATCGAACTTAAACCCTTCTTCGAGGTCTAGGCTAGTTTCTAAAGACTTGGCTTCTTGAATAGTGATTGAACCCCCTCTACCAACACGGTCAACTGCCAGAGAGATTAACTCCCCAATAGCTTTGTCATTGTTGGCAGAAATGGTTGCAATGTTTGTAATCTGTTCTTCGCTTGTAATTTGAACTGCCAATTCTTCCAACCTTTGACAGCAGAACTCCAAGCCTTTATTCAACCCTCTTTGGATTTCAACTGGGGAAACGCCAGCGTCGATATGCTCTTGTGCAGCGTTAAAGATAGCTTGAGTTAAAACTGTGGAGGTTGTGGTGCCATCGCCAGCATCCGTGTTAGTCTGCGCTGAAGCCTCTTTGATGATGGTTGCTGCAACATTTGCAACAGGGTCATCATCAACCTTAAAATGCTTTGCAACAGTTACGCCGTCTTTCGTAATAAATGGCCTGCGCTTTTCTTCTTTGATTAAGACATTTCGACCTTTAGGTCCAAGAGTAGAGGAAACAAAGTCCGCTAACTTATTAACACCGAGACGCAAAGATTCCTTGAGAGAATCCTCATTCGACAAAATGGTAGACAATTCACACCTTCCTTTATTTTATATTATTATTATAAACACCGATTATATATTTGTCAACTGTTTTATTCAGAAAAATCAAAACTTGTTTGACTATCGTCTTTGCTTAATTGGCTAGCCAAGTTTTCTTCTATAGATTTCGCAGCTGCTTTAGCACCGTCCCCGGCTGCCATTGCTTTTGAGCGGTCCTCTTGTGAAAAGTAAGCACCAATATTATTAGTCAATTCTTGTGTTGATTCTAAAAGCTGTAATATTGAATCTCCCAATTTCTTGGCATAGATATCTGCCAACTGATTCATTCGTGCCTCAGTAAAATCGAGACCGTCACCATGCTTTGTTAGGTTAATCTTCTTGCCCAAAGAATTCATCATAGTTGCACTAACCTCCCATTGAGAATCAGACGCCTCAGTTAACAACATTTTGTTTTCGCGCAAATGAAAATTCTCTTTCACTTCTATCTCTCCATCGCCATCGGCTTTAGCAGCAAGGTTAGAAACGCTATCACCTAGAGGCGTCTTCAATAACCCCTTCGAGGTATATCCCTTTGTGGACATAAACATCTTAGCAATTGCTACTTCATCTCCAGATGCGATTACTTTCTTAGCTTTCCTGGGCGAGACGGGATCAAGTAGCCCCTTGGTTGTGCCTGTACCGCCCATAACAAAATCTACTAAGTTAGCTTTAGTTATATCAAAATCATAAATTTCCAGTTTACCAACACTACCTTTATCGCCTGTATCTTTGTTGCCACCTTCATATGTCTTGTATGCTATAAGATACTTAATAGAATCAGCTCCACGAACAAACAAGAAATCAACTAAATTAGTAAAGCTACCTTTTATTCCTGTTTTGGGACTCAACAGTTTCAAACTAACTGGAACGCCTTCCCCAAACTGGTCAAAAGCTACAAAGTCTTCGATTGGTAGTGTGCCCTGAACTTTGCTTGTTTGTTGGCTTCCACCCATAAGTGCGGCCATGAATGCTTCGAAAACAAATCCAGCTGAAGATTCCGTGAAGTGATTCATCGATGCTCGTAGTGCCTCTACAATCATCATAGTGTTTATGATAACTCGGGGCGATGTTCTTCTCTCTGCGCTTTCGGGGTCCAGAAACTTGTTAATAAAGTCAATACGTTCAGCTATGTTTGCACCACCAGTAACAACTCTGAAGATGTCGTTAACCTGTTGTCTTTCTAAGTTGTTAGGATTGCCCCACGCTTCCGATGGAGACATCTTGGGAAGTACCATCAAGAACTTCTTGCCAGAAGAATCAACCTCTTCTTTTATAAGAAAGTTCTTATCTAAGTTTTCCTCTATCATAGAAAAAATTTGATTGAATGTTTTATTGTTGCGATTCTTGTATTCTTTTAGCCAATCCATTGATTATACCTCTTTATTATTAATTAGATAATGATATCTGCAATCCCACAATTAACTGCCTCTTCTGCTGACAGATAAACATCTAGCTGATTCTTTAGCATCTTTTTTATCTTTGATGGTGTTAGTTTTGTATTCTCTGCCAAGCAGCTTATATATCTTTCCTGAAGCCACTTAATCTCTTCCATTTCATTTTCAAGACTTAAAACATTGCCGTGATAAGCTGCAGTTACGCCATGTATCATAACTCTACAGTTTCTACCTATCTTTCTCATTCCTTTTGTGCCTGCGGCTAACAAAGGAACGCCAGCAGACATTACTTTGCCAAGAGCTTTGGTTTCGATATCGCACTCTCCTGATACGTCTTTCATACAATCGACCATTGCAAACATCTCTGCCAAAGAACCACCGTATGTTGAAATGATAAACTCTATCTTAGGGCGCGTCGGTTCTTCTTCACCCTTTTCATAGGCATCAACAATTGATTGATTAATCAACAACTCCCTAACTGCATAAAAAGCTGAAACTATTTCAAATGACTTTTCTTCTGTTACGTCTCCATAAAGAGCAATTGTCTTGAGAAAGTCTTTTGTAGAGCTGTCAATATTGTTTACGATTAGTATTTGCTTATCGCTAAGTGCTTCTAGCCCAGTTTCTTCTGTTTGTTCCAGAGCCGGTTCTTCTTCATTTTTTTCTTGCATTCAGAATTCGCCTTTTGCCTGTCTTAGTAATTAGTTCAACTCTATAATCTAACTTCTTGATTAATTCTTTAAACTCTTTCTCTGAAGAAAACTCCCTTTTTATAATAGAGATATTTTCCTTTTTTGTTGGATTCCAACCCGAACCAGACTCGCTGCCTTTAATCTGACTGAGAATCCTATTCAGCTCCATCTTTTTCTTCCAGTGAATTTGGAAAGTGTAAGTCAAAGTTTCAATCGAATCTGAGACTTTATCATTTTTCCATACCGATATTTCCATTACGCAACTCCTTTCTGGTTTTTTCTAATTCTCGTTTTAGCCATGGATCTAAATATCTATTGTATCTTGGTGGTACTTTTATCAAGAACTTAAGTAAGACGTTTCTTCTCCAGTTTATATACTGAAGATTATCGAAACGTTCTATTACCTCTACATCCTTAAAGACATGTGGCTTCTCTTCCATCAATTCTCTTGCGATTCTCTTTCTTATTCTGACAAATACAGAATAATTATTATCAGTTACCTTTAGTAGGTTTATTAGAGAGCCTTCCACATCTTTGAATATGGATACGAATTTATATATTTTTAAGAATGAAGAGGTTATTGAGTAGCAAAGCGCACCCAATAAAAACCAAAACATATTTCCAAGTAACTCAATTTCCATATTTATATTATAACTTATTATTTCTCTATGTCAATATAAAAAAACCCCTCGAATAACCGAGGGGTTAATTATTTTCAATAGGAGTTTCAAGAACTTATTTGTTCTTTAGTTTTTCTGCAACGATTCTCTTGGCAACTCTCTTGTAGATTTCGTTAACCAAATCGTCTACATCTTCACCTTCTTCCATTGGAGGCAACTCTGCTGCGTCGTCCCCCTCCTCGTCATCCATGGGCATCTCCATGTCGTCACCGGCTTCATCCTCGTCTCCCATAGCTGCAGCTAATTTCTGACCTAGAGAAATTAATAGCTGTGCTTCTTCGTCAGATAATGAAACATCTTCATCTTCCATGTCGCCTTCCATGTCAGCCTCTTCGTCGTCATCACGCTCGCCAGAGTGCATGCCATAACCTTCTTCAACTTCCTCTTCAGCTTCTTCAAGCTCTTCGGTTTCGTTGTTCTCTTTCTTCACATCCTCTTCATCCTCATCGCGTGTGCCGCAATGGGCTTCATCAAGTTCTTCCTCGGCGGCCTCATTGACCTCTTCCTCTGCGGCTTCATTAACTTCCTCTTCGTCAGTCTCGTTAATATTGACTGATGGGATTGAAGCTAACTTCTGAAAACGTCTAATAGTGGACTCATTTAGTAATTTCTTGTTATCGCTCATTTAAAATACTCCTATTGTTTATTAAATGTCACTAGTAAATAGTTATTTTATTTTTAAAAAGTTTGCTTTTTTTTGAATCTTTTTCAATGCTTCTGCTTCTATCTGTTTTATTCTAACTAGACTCAAGCCCAGTCTTTCGCCTACATCTTTTAAAGTCATAGAGCCATTTAGATGTATTGATATTAAACTGCAGTTCTGTTCCTTATCATAATCTATCCAATATTTACATTTTGATTGTGTACAGCCTGCACCATCCTTCAAGCAAGAACGGGCACATGGTGTAAGTCCATCTTCTTTTTTCTTCATAAATCTCCAATTTCTGTTTCTAACATATCAAATATTGTATCCTTATCTTCTTCTGATAGTGTATATGATTTTTCATTATCTATGCCATCTTCTATTAATCTTCTAGTTGTTTTAATTTTCTGCTTTCCTTGTTTTGCTAATTCGTATTTATACGAATCAATCATGTCAACCATTCTTATATCTTTATCAATATAACAACTAATCAAATATTGAAAGAATTGTTTTTGAGTTATCCCATCGTGCCTCAACCTTACAATTAATTTAGCATGACGCTCATCTGTGTCTGCAAAAACAATCTTCTTTTCATTATCTCCGTAAGTTCTATAAGTCATTTCTTGTTCAAGATGTGTGTACGACTCTCGGCCAAGCCTGATATAGATTGACGAATAAATTGGGCTTTAGATTGAAGCTCAGCAATATTCCTGCAACCACTGTAAGAGAGGCCACTTCTGATATTTTGTCTTAAATTATCTAGGATGTTTATCACGCTACCCTTGTGAGGGATAGTGGTCGAAACACCCTCTAAGGACCTCGCTTCACCTCTCCAATCCTTTTGAGCCTCAACACTAGCCATGCCTCTGTATACCTTGTATTGCTTTCCGTCAGCAGACACGAAAGACTCACCAGGAGATTCGTCTGTGCCAGCAAGTAGCGAACCCAACATAACAAAGTCTGCACCTGCAGCCAAAGACTTAACAATATCACCAGCAGACTTAATGCCACCATCAGCAATAATAGGCACATCACAATCAGTTTGGGCGCAATCATATACTGACTGAAAGGTAGGCATACCATGACCTGTTTGAATCCTAGTAGAACATATAGAACCACCACCAATACCAATTCTAACTGCGTCAGCACCCCACTCTGCTAAATCTTGATAACCTTCTGGTGTCGCAACGTTTCCAGCTATAATTGATACCTCATCTCCAAAGTTCGACTTTAATAGTTTGATTGTATTCTTCATAAGAGTATGGTGTCCATGAGCTATATCAACACACATAACTCTTACTCCTGCATCGTATAGCTTCCATGCCCTGTCCTCAAAGTCACCGGAGGCTCCAACTGCAGCACCGACAACTCTAAGTTCAGAATCCTTAACTATGTCGCATTGTTCTTCAATAGTGTTATACCTGTGTATAATTCCCAAGCCTCCTCTTTCATACATCACACCAGCCATTTCAGCTTCTGTAACTGTATCCATGGGACTAGAAATAATTGGCAAACTAAAGTTTGTATTGCCTATCTTTCCAGATAAGTCAACTTCGCTTCTAGACTTAATATCACTAGACTGCGGCACTAATAATACATCATCAAACGCCAAAGCTCTTTTAAACATCTTCCCTCTCCATACAATCTGGACACAACAAATCTACTCTTTGTTCATCCTGATATACTTTTACAACCCATTTCATAGCCATTTGTTTATCCTTTTTATTATATTCTTTTCCACAAGCATAACATTGCTCGGGCAATAACTCAAACATATTAATCTGTTCTTGCATCTTTTTCTCAAGATTCTTCTTCTTCTTTCTTCGCAATTTTCTAGAAGCTGATGTCACTAGAAGATACCTGTAGATCCAAAACCACCGTCACCTCTGTCGGTTTCAGTGCCATAAACATTGTCTTCCCCAATCTCTTCAACTTCTGGAGTTTCAATAGGGACCATCACTGCTTGTGCTAGCTTTTGGCCAGGTTCTATTACTTTGACGGTGTTGCCGATATTGTGTAAGTTAACGAACACTTCACCATCATAACCACTGTCAACAACACAGGCCCCAACAACAAGCTGCTGTTTATACGCAACACCTGATTTATTCTTAATCTCAAGCATATATCCAGGCGGTACTCCAATCTTTAGACCAGTGGCAAACAACTCTGTATTACCAGGATATACATTCTTAGGTTCATTGTTTTCTGGACAAAAGAACAAATCCATTCCTGCATCTGTTGGATGTGCTCGCACTGGTAGTTTTGAATTTTCTCTAACTCTAAACACTTTAAGTCTCATATTGTTTCCTTTCTTGTATTATAATATAACTTAATGATTTAAGCAAGTAATTTAAATGTTTTTCTGAACGCTCTTGAGCTGAAACCCCATTGTGCATTCCAATCAAGTTTCGCCATATATGGACGGTTGATAAAGATTCTATCCTTTTCAGGATTAACTCCCCAACACTTTATTGTTCTAAGCTCAGAATTAGAATCAATCACATGAACAATAAAGAAGTCTTTACCTTTCTTTGTTTTCTTTTTGATAACTTCTCTTGGAATAAACCAAGCAACCTTCAACATATTATCAAACTCACTGATGGGAGGAATGTGCAGCTCCTCTAATTTTTGCAACAACTTATCATTCACAACCTTCTGCAAAGGGAAAAGGCCAGTTAAATCAACTAGATACTGAATCTTCTCTTCTTCTGTGAAGTCTCCTTCATCTTGATAGTCTTCGATATTTTGAGTTAGATTCTTTTCTTTTCTTGGTCTATCAACAGCAATTGCAGACCAAAAATGTTTGAGGCCTGTGAACCTATCATCAACTAAACAATTTAATGCTTGACTTCTGGTCAGTACGTCTAACGCCTTCTTGTTCAGTTTACTGTAAACTATCTCTTCATGAAACAAGAAGTCCTCTATCTTGTGAAAGGGTCGATAGCTCAGTATTTGTTCAATAGCTTTTTCTCCCAAGCCCTTAATAGAAGTCAATGGCTGTATCAATGTTTTACCATCATCACTAATCTCCCAAGTAACTCCAGAAGTATTGATGTTTAATCTAGCAATCTTAAAGTTAAAGCTCTTGGCTAAGTTAATTGCTTTTTCTTTTCTGCTGTCTGGTTCCTTATCTAAGAATGCAGCCATCCATTCTGATGGATAGTAGTTAAACAACCAAGCACATTGATAGGATAGAACACAATAAGAAACAGCATGAGACTTGTTAAAACCATAGCCTGAAAAGTATTCAAACTTATCCCACATCTCTTTTGCTTGCCACTTCTGTAAGCCCTTCTCAACACAGCCATCACAAAACTTTTGCCATATCTTATCTTTCTGCTCTTGCACTTCACCAGTGCCCTTCTTTGTCAATAACTTTCTTAGCTTGTTCCCTTCATCTAGAGAAAGGTTCTTGCCTAACTTGTGAGCAAGCATAGCAATCTGCTCTTGAAAAATAAGGAATCCGTATGTCTCTTCTGTTACTTCCCGAACAATTTCGTTGAGATACTCAACATCTTCCGGATTACGTTTGGCATCAATGTATATCTTATCCACTCCAGCCGAGAGAGGACCAGGACGATAGATACTAGTAATAGCAGCCAAATCAATGATATTGTCTGGCTTAGCTCTTTTGCAGAAGCTTTGAGCGCCAGCTTCTGTGAACTGAAATATTCCTGCCCATTTTCCTTCATGAAATATATTCTCCCATACTTCTCTATTATTTAAGTCCAGCTTTTCTGGATCAAGATTCTCATCATAATACTTCTTAATGTCCTCAAACGTTGGATTCTCAACATTGTGATGTCGTCTAAGAATGTGGCTGATACAGTCCTCAACCATTCTAAGAGATGCAAGACCCAAAATATCAAACTTAATAAAGCCCATTGGCTCAAGGTGTCGAACGTTTTGGCCCTCTGACCATGGAGTTTGTCTAACGCCACCACTATTAATTATAGGCATCCATTCATTCAAGTTCTCACCGACTACAACACCACCGGCATGACGACTGGCTGAACGTACTTGCCCATAAAGAGCTTCAATGTGAGTTTTGATGTGAGGATACTTATCAAGGAACTCAATCAAAGTCTTTGAGTATATCATAAGTTCCTCAAAGGTTGGAGTATAAACCCCAGCTGTAATACCGTGCGCCTGCTTTGCAAGTGGTGTGGCTTCATAAAACATTCGGTTTGTAACTGAATTAACCTCTGTGAATGGAACACCATAAAACTTTGAGATGTCCTTAACCAAAGAGCGCAATTGCAAAGTATTCCAGTTGGTTATAGGAACAACTGTATTGTCACCCCACTCTTTAATAAGCTGTTCTTTAAGTGTCATTGGGTCCGAAACATCGTAATCGATATCAGGATAGCCAGAACCACCTTTTGTTAAAAAACGCTCAAATTGTAGGTCGTAACGGATGGGGTCTATCTGGGTAATACCCAAGGCATAGGACACTAGAGAACCCGCCGCAGAGCCCCGTCCTGGGCCTACCAACTGCCTATCTAGGGCTCTATCTGAGATAGCTTTCATAGTCAGAAAGTACTTGCTGAAACCTCTTTCTTCAATAACTGCAACCTCATATTTAAGCCTTTCGATATAGTTCTTTTTATTAATAAAACCACGACGTCTGGCACCTTCAATAGACATTTGAACAAGAGCTGAACCAGCAGTGTGTCCTTCTGGAACTACAAAGTCTGGAAGACGAACTGTATCATCAGGCAGAAAAGTATCTATCATATTATGAGCAATGTCATATGTGTTTGTGATAGACTTCATTACCAGTTCGTCATCGTAATCTGCTTTAACTTCTTTTGAGTATTTCTTGTAAGACTCCCACATCTGGTCGCCATTCTTTGGGTACAATTCATAACCAACTTCATCAACAGAAATAGGAAGCTCGTCTGTCATCCACTCTGGTTTGCTTTTGCCCAAGAAACCAAGGCGTTTGTAAAGCTCTCTGTCTTTCCACGCTTCTGGGCTATAGTAGTGACTATCTGCAGTGGAGATTAATCTAATACCAAATTCACGATGCATCTGGATTATATACCTGTTTAGTTCGTGTTGCTCCGGAGCACTGTTCCACTGCAATTCACCAAACCACCGGTCACCAAAAATGTTGACCATGTTTTGGGTTACTTCTCTCATTGCTTCAACAATGGCGTCGGGACCTGAGTCTCTGTTTTCCCAATAACATCCGGCATATACACCACCCAAACAAGCACTAGCAGCAATGACACCTTCGCTGTGCTTCTTAAGATCTTTATAATCAATTCTAGGAAACCTATAGAAGTTATCATTGCTGTAAGATTTCGAGACTAGCTTAAATATATTCTTTAGACCAGTCTGGTTTTGTGCTAAAAGAATTAGATGGCGACGACGATTAAGAAGACTTTTAATAGCCTTCTTTGATTCACCCTCGTCTTCAACCACAGTACCATTTACTTTATCTTTCTTAGAAGATTTATTTTCTTCGTACTGCTCTTTCCATTTGTGCAGAGAAGGAATAAAGTAAGCCTCTAAACCAAAAATAGGCTTGAACTTCTTGCCCTCTTTTTGCATCTTCTTTGCATGCAAAACCTGATAGGCTAAACCATTACAGTTACCATGGTCAGTAAGTGCCAAAGCGTCCATTCCATTTTCATATGCAAAATCCATGTGGTCCTGTGGATAACCCAATGCATCGAACAAAGAACCAGCGACTGAATGGGCATGAAGCCCGACAAAAGGTATACTACTCAAAACTTATTCTCCCATACTTCTTTCTTTGAAATTGAACTGACGGACGTTTTAAAGGATTGTTGTTGATGCCTTGAACCCAAGATTCCCAAGTTTCGAGATTGTAGTACCAATCAACTTCCAAACGTTCATCTTTATTAATATTATCACAAATAAATATTTTGGCAAGTGTTAAATCGCTACTATCCTTAAATTTTTTTTTCAATTGATAAACATAATTTTTCCATTGTTCAGGGGTTATCGTGAAGCCCAAGTAACAGTCGTCCGAAACTGTTTTGTCTTGATAGGATATAAAGAATCTTTCTGATGTTCTTATTCTATCGCGGTGCTTTAAAACACATTCTGGATTGTAAATCCCAAACGGAAAAGCAACATAATATTTTGTTGGCATGGTCCATTTTGAAATGCGACTGCAGCACATGAAGCTTGTTAGCGCACCATGAAGAACACTCCAGCCGTAGCTAGACCTGCGGTCTCTATCGCGAGGATGTATTGGTACATAGAATATAGGAACCTTTTTTCTGTTATCATCTGGATATCTAGTAAACTTTGCTTTATCATAATTAACTGGGTCATAAACCCATTCTCCTATTTGCTTTTTTATAAGTGGCTGAAAGTCGTCTTCGCATACAATCCATATTGTTTTTGCGCCGGCACATGCACACTCCCAAACCGCTCTTTCAACTGCTGTAAAATCTGGGCCGACAGGCGTTAAGCAGTCATGCCATTGAAAGTTTAGCTTGCACTCATAATTAGATACCGGAACTATTCCTGCAATGTGGAAGTTGTTATTGGACTCTTCAATCATAAAACTTGATTTTTTTACTGTTCTTGTACTTTGGTTTGTTTGATAGCTTCTTTTCTCTTTTGACAGATTCTAATTTAATAATCTCTGCATATTCATCTGATAAATATTCCTCACAATAAAACTTAACCATCGTTAAGCAATATTCAAAATCATTTATAAATTTTGACGGGACCTTAGATTTAACAACAATGTCCTTGAAATTAGGATCATAATCTACTCTGTTCGATTTGTAAAATATAATTTCGCCAATAAAAGAATCGGATATCTTTATAGAATCAACGTCTGAAAAGTCTGTACCCTGCTTAACTTCAAGCCAATCTATGGTTGTAAATACACTGTTATCGTGACTGATTAATTGGTTGTCTTCAACAACTAAGTTATCATAATCAAATATATGACATTCACTATACTCATATTTGTAGTTCCCCATTTTAGAATTTACTTTAATAAACTCTTCAGTTATACGAATAGTGTCTATCTCGCCATGATATATATCTCGACCTGAAAGGCCTAAATGAAACAGCTTCTTATGCCATGCTTCTTTGTGTTTCTCATAGATTGATGGACTAACTGCTGTGTTTCTTATAAGAGATGCTTGTTCTTTCTCCACAAACTCTAATGATTTTAAGGAGTTACCAATTACAACTTTTTCTAAAAACATAAAAGTAACTGGTAATTGTAGTGATAACTGGCTGTATAAAGTGCGGCGTCCTGTGGTTCGTACTGTGCTTGCTCCTCCTCTGCAGGACCCAAACAAGCCTCATCGATAATGGACATCAAGTTTTCATACATTTGGTTTTGATTCCATGTTAACTCAAACTCGCTACCTCCAGTTTCATTTGCCCATTGTGCCCAGTTACCAGAGTTGTATGAAGTTATAAAGGTATAGAGCTTAAATCTTGTTATACCTGCCAAAGTATGACTTATTACTTCCGGGCCAATTTCCGGACGCAACCATGATTGGTCTGGTTCGTCAGAAAAGACAATTACAATCTTGTCTACATTCTCTCTCCAGTTAATCTTAAACTCATCCTTGCTAGGTGTTGATGCGGTATTACAGCACCAATCAACTACGCCGACATTAAAAATAGCATTTGAAGAAATATCTTTCACAGATAAGTATAGAGCATCTCTAAGCATTTCGGTGCTTGTATCCATTCTATCTGAATTTAAAGCAGCAAAAGCTGACAAGAAATCTTCGAAAGGCGCGATATCTGAAATTAAATATAGCCTTTCCCTTTCCATGTCGTCTGACCTTGGGCCAACAACCAAGCCCCATTGTAGCTTACCTTCATCTTGAAACTGGGATGCAAACCTGTTTAGCGCTGAACGGACAGCAGCTATTTCGTCGTCCATAGAGCCAGACCAATCAATGATAAACAAGATATCCGTATCTTTAATCTCTTCCCCATAGTCTGTTACACCGTCGCAATCGTTGTCGGCTGCATCACAAACCTCTTGAGATGGAACGATTTCATCTTTACAGAGGTCTCTCTGAAAGTTGTCCCATCTGTCCATATTGCCCCATTGACCTTGGTTACATATCATGCTCCCAGCCTTACAAACTCCAACATCCAGAGTTTCACTTGGTCCAGTATAACAAGCAACCAGTAATTCTTCGTCAACAGACTGGTCGCAATCTTCATCAAAATTATTGCAGATTTCATTTTGAACTTCCATACCTGCATATTGGTCGCACTCTTGGTCTGCCAGTGTAGCTAGCTGAGCACAGAGAGCAAGACACTCGGACATAGTTAAGCTGGTACATTCAGGTGGGTCATTGCACTCGCAGGTTTTAAATCCCTGGCCACATCTTAGTGGTGGTTCAGAACAAGGTATTAAAACCCCTACGTCCTGTACTGTACACTCGCAATTGAGACCCTCATCAATTAGCCCATCGCAATCTTGGTCAACACCATCACATGGATCAACTTCTTCTACTGGCTGGGCAACTGTACAAGATATCCAATTGCCAAAGGAACAGGTCTCTAAGCCGACACCACAAGCTGTTTCGCATTCTCTAACCAGCTCTTCATCAATTTGTCCGTCGCAGTCATCGTCGATACCATTGCATTCATCTGCTGGAACTGCGCCGCACTTGTCACATTCGTTTCGCTGACCTTCGTCAACTTGGCCATCACAGTCGTTATCTTCATAATCACATACTTCTTCTCCTGGAGATGCAGCATCGCAATCAATTATTTGTGCATCAACACAGAATCCCCAACCCATACCACATTCGTTTTCACATAGAAACCTTCCTTCATCGACCCTATTATCACAGTCATTGTCCTCTCCATCACAAGATTCATCCTGACAAGGCTGGCAAGGACCGTGGATTAAATTACCTTTTCTGCAAAGAACCCTTTGCTTACCAAATCGACCATCAGCTAATTCGCAATCAAACCACTCGATTTGACTAGTCTCTGTGTTTGGTGGGCATTCGAAAGCTAGTTCACACTCTTCACGTCGTATGATTTGTGGTGGAGGACAACCCTCATCTAGTCCGAAATCACAAGGCTGGCTTGTTTCATCACAAACTGAAACTGTGACCCTAGAACGATGAATCTGATTATCGGGACGAGGAGGGCAATACCACTGCTGTTGTTCGCAACACTGTGGGTTACAAGTACAGTAAAGCTCAAAGTCTGCAGGGTCTTCGTCACCCTCACAGTCGCTAGTAAACCCAACCTCACTAACTGGTGGTAGGTCTGTGCCGCCTGATTCTAAAGGAGTAAAAACATCAATTGGCACAGTACCACCCGAAGACTCTACTTGCGAACCAGCAATAGTTTGAATTGATAGAGTTGGCGCTGGTTCAGAACTAGTGTCTATATACGCAGACTCTGGTGTCTTATCTTTACATCCAAGCAAAAAGATTACAACTAGTAAATATCTCATCTTTACTCCATGTGTACTTTCTTGTATGCCTCCACTGAATGTGGAAAATATTCTTGTGCTATCTTTAAACAAGCGTTTGCCACCTTTTGTATTTCCCATTGAGCACCAGCATGTGTTCTTAAAGACACAAACTTTAAAAGGTTGTGCAGATTGACTGTGCCATAATATTCTGTATATAGATTCTGTGGTAAGACACCTCTTGCTTGCTCCCTACACACTCCAGCCTTCAACATTGAATTGTAAAGAGACAAAGAGATTGCATGATGATTTTTGACCATGTTAGTTGCTGGACCTGTCATTTCAAAGGAATCATCATGACCGCTACAATAAACAATTGGGTTAGTAAGCAGTTCAGTACTAGCTTGCCTATTAGACTCGTGTTGAGATCTAAACGAAGTTGGTGTATAGAACTTCATATCGATACTAGTATACCTTCTGCTAATTTCATTGTAAGCCCACGTTCTGTGCCTATGGTGCTGGCTCCTTATGAAAAGAGGAACAGTGAAGCGGAACGTAATACTACAATGCTCAAAAGGACTAGTATGGTTGTGAGACATAAGGTAGTTAATGAGCTTAATATCTTTATCATTTAGTTTCTCCTTTTCTTTTCCAAAACTTACACGGGCAGCATTAACCACAGATAGGTCTGAACCCATGTGGTCTATGTATTCAACTGCACCGACTTTATCATCAAACAATTCAATTTTCATTTTATCCTCTCAATAATCCAACTACATAATTCTCCAGTATTAGATAGAAACTCTTTCCCTTATAAGGTATTTCTTCTATCATTGCGGAATCAACTATAATATCTCTTCCGTGCGGCATCATATCTTTTCCATATATCTTGTATGTTTCATTGCAATCAGATGCTACATCGACTACTGTTGCCACAACGTGACGCATGCCCTCTTTACGAGTATTATCTTCTGGTAAAAAGATACCTGATTCTGTTTTATCTTCTTTCTTTGCAAAGTGGGGCACAATCAATAGATGGCGATTGACTGGCTTAAACTCTGTTAATTCAAACAATTTCCAAAGTCCCCTTTATAGATTTCTTTAGATTATTGAAATATTCTAGAAGCTCATCCAAGTCAGTGTCAGACTTCATCAAACGGTAAGCCTTGACTGCCATCCTCATCTCTTCCTTGGAGAGCCAACTATTGTCAGCGTATTCTTCTCTGAGTTCTTTCTTCTGTTCCTTGAAAGGCTCCATCGCAGTTTCAATTGCGATTAGAGTCTTAATAAAATTAGCTACGTGCTGCTCCTTTGTATAGAGAGCTTCCTTTCTTGTGAATGTCATACAACCTCCTTTATTGTCTTTTAATATATTAATTCACTATTGATAATTTGTCAAGCACTTTTTTTGATTTTTGCTTGGCTTGAATGATTCTCTTTTTTATAGATGACAACTTGATTGACGTTCTTTTTGTTGTAATCAACAACCGTTAAGTCCCACTTTGGAATACCATCTAGAAATTCATATGTCCCTCTGGCAACCATTTGCCGCCACTTAAGGTCTTTCTCTTTTGGGTAAACGCCTTTCCCTATCTTCCAAGTAGTTTGTTCAGCTTTCTTGAGCATCTTCTCGGCTTTCTTACTAAGAGGATAAATATATCGAAACATCTTGCCCTTTATCTTTTTCATACCCTTGTGATTCATAAATTCTGGTGTTAGCCAGAAAACTTGTCGTTTGGGTGCCTTAATTTTTTCAGTAGGCAGCTTGTGCCTTTCTGGAATCCTAAGACTCCCTCCGCTTGAAAACAGCTTTTGATTAAAGTTGTCTTTAAACTCTTGTTTAAATCCAATAGAGTTACTGTCATAATGCCATTTCCAATTCTCTTTGCAAAGCTCTCTGGTTGTTCTAGGGTGAACTTTCTCGCCTTTTGCTGACATATAACTATCTGTCCAATATTCACCACCATAATGAAAGTTAGCAGCCTGATAAACATATCCGCACTTTCCCATAATCCCATCGGCTAAAGTATAAAGAAAAGAAACTTCTGATTCCAAAGGCATTTCTTCTTCGTTTCTTTTCTTGGCTTGCATATTCTGATGTCTTACCTTTGAATTGTTTTTCCGAACTCTTTGATTCCTCTCTTTCAGCCACCCGACCAATTGAGATATCATTTGTGTTTCAGAGTTTCTTGGTTCAGAATCTAACATACACATCTTGCCAATTTCATAATAATCACCAGATGTTAAATCCTTATTAACTATCTTTTGGATCGTATGTTTTGGCTTTGTTCCCCAACCCAGAGTAATAGCTCCGACCATCTCTTCTCCTTTAAAAACACCAAGCCAGTGCTTTGTAAGTTTTGGCATGACAGGAGAATAATGATTCTTCTGAACCAATTCAATAACTTCTTTCTTTGGAACTTCTCTAATTTGATATTTTTTGGTGGACATCTACAACCTTTCATATGATATGTGTGTTATATTATACAAAATTTTACGAGATTTGTAAAGAAAAAAAAGGATAAGCCCAAGGCAGGATTCGAACCTGCAATCTCTTCACTGGTCATGAAGCACCCTACCTTTGGGTTACTTGGGCTTAATCCCTTTTTGGGATGATTAGACGACTTGAGCAGTATTTCGCCAATGGTTTGCATTTTTAACTGATTCCGGAATCTTTAACAAAAGTTCATTTCTCACTTTTACTCTCTTTTCCGAATCTTTAACATCCGTAGAATAATAGCAGTAGTAATTGGCCTTGCTCTCCTTTGGATTTTTCTTTAGTTTATTTCCGTAGTCTAAATGACTTTGCCTTGTCAAGTCGCCATGTGCAGTAGAGACAATATCGTATACTGCTGCATGAAAGTCGCGACTAGACTGACAGAAACTCCTTAAGTTTGGCAGGTTGTTTTCGACCACCATTAATCTATAAACAGAACACAAGGCCCAAAAGAAAGGCATTGTCACTTTATTGAAGTTTCCTGTTTCCTCGTCGGTTCCAGCATGCTGAATAACCTTATCGAGCCATTCGAACATCTTATGTACATCTGCCGAAAATGTAGTTCCATAGTAACCAATGTTAATCAGCCCCTGTCCAATACCATGCTCGTAAAATTGGTCTAAGCCGTTTTCGCTAAATGCGAGGTCGCACTGACCAGACTTTAACTCTGCACTCATGACTTTCGAGTGCAGAAAACATGCGGCCTTCAATGCTGTGTCCAAATCCTTCATCCGAGTTTTCGTAACAGACTCAACCCTCTCTACAAGAAAGGGATACTTGTCTGCAAGACTGCGAACAAACCTTGCAATCGGAGTATTTAAAGCATTACGCAACTCCATCCTGTTAAGGGGCATACCTCCGTTTACAGCACGGAAAACCTCTGTCATTTGAGAATACGTTGCTTGGTAAATATCCACAACTAAAATTTCAGTATCTTCAAACGCCTTCTGCTCCTCCTCAGAAAGCTTTTTAAACAACTTTCGTTTACCGTCTGTAGAAAAACTGCTAGACGTAAACTTATTGTTTTTATACGCTTGAAGCGTACTTGTTCTATTTTGTCCATCTACTGAAACAAAATCAACATTATGAGACTCAATCGCATGTTGAAAGTCTCTCTGCTCTAGTGGTAAATCATTTTTTGAACAAAACTCTTCGCACGCATGAAGGTCCGCATTGATAATTGGGTTAACTGCATAACCCCTAACTAAGGAATTAAGAAACTTTTCCTTCTGAACTGTTTTCCAGCATGCTTTTCTTTGGAACCTTGGGTCCACATATGTTGCCCTGTTGAGCAAATCTTTTACTTTAATTTTCTTTTCTAGACATTTAATTTCTAAATATTTTTGATTTTTCATTTTTTTCTCCTATAATAATAATAAAAATATTCTAACTAAATGGGAGCCAATAGCAGCGCAGATACTGGCTCCCTATTTTTTATTATGTGGGAAAGCGCTATATTCCCTCTAGAATATTATAGCAGAATGGAAACTCACCATTATTCTCCTTTTCAGCCCTAAAACATGGGCACTTGAGGAAGTCAACTTGACTGTTGCTATTCGCCATGTCATTTGTTGCTTCCCGTATGAGTGATACTGTTTTGTTCAACTCATATATATACTATATCATAATTCTGCAAAAAGTAAAATACTTTTTTCACATAAATTTAACTTCACAAACGCCGCCGGCACATGCCAGTTCGCCTGTTAAATCTGTATTATCAGTCTCTTCAATGACTTTGGTTAAATCAACTTCAATCAAAGATTGCATCATTGCCTCGTAAGTTTCCTTTGAACAATCCTCAAAAGGAGCTTGCGTGTATGTTCCGCCATCGTAAGGTAAGACTGAAAGGCCATTGTAAGAATCGCGGTTATCCCACATCCATTCTCCAACATCATTCCACTCTGCATCCTTAATTGAGATAGTTGCTGATACATTGTGGGTGTTTTGACCTTTTCTGAACCCAGGCTTTACCCATTCATCAGTAATCTTCTTAACTCTCTTGAGGAGCTGTAATGCAGATTCTGTTCTTAAGATCGCGCCCTCTGGTGCTCTCTGTGGAATAGAAATCACAGCTGTATCATGCGGCCTAAAGTATTCATCTTCAATAAGTTCTGGATGATTGTTAAGTAAGTAGTTGTAAATAGGTTCGTTCTTTCCAACTCTCACTCTTCTGATGTAGTGCTCTGCATGCCAAGCATGAATACCAGAACTTGTCCCTAAAGTTAAACTAGTTGTACCTGCCGGCTTAACGCACGTTGTTCTTGCTGCTGGCTTGATACCAATTAGCTCTGCAACTCTCTTGTTTTCTTTTTTAACTTCATTTGCTGCAGCTTCCATATCTAAGTTTAAGACTTTACCTGAAGCGATGCCTGTCATACTCACGCCAACAAGCGCATCTTTCTCTGTATGTCTACGCCAAATATCTCTAAGATAATGGAAGTCTGTGTAACTGGCCTGCAGTGTTCCAATAAAGGTTGCAGCTCTAACTCTCTCGTTTAAATCCTCTTGTGTCTCAACATTAGAAACATTGACTTCTGTTAAGTTACAGAACTGGTAAGGTCTCAATCCGATTTCGCAGCAAGGGTTTGTTCCCCAGTCTTTATCGTTCGAGAAATAGAATCCAGGTTCACCAGCGCCAGAAGCTTTCACTCTCTCCCACAAGTCCATAAAATATTCTTTATCAATCTTGTGTCTCAACAAAACCACCGAATTGTTTGCGCGGCCTCTTTGTGGATTCTTTTCCCACCAATTACCAGCCTTTGCAGAAATCATATCTTGGTCATCTGCGGAAAAAAGAGAAATAAGTGCTGCCCTGCGAATACCACCAGCTAATACTGCATCTGCAATATGGCAAACAATATCATGAACTTCAATGGAGGTTAGTTTATCTCCGTCATTCTTCTCTGAAAGGATACCTTCTAGTTTTACAAGACACTCTCTAAGAGGTTGTGGACCAGGAGCCTGGCCACCTGACGTCACCAATCTTGCGCCCTTTGGTCTAATATCGGAATAATCGAAACGAAGCCTTGAGCCTCCCTGGAAATAGGAACGCATCAAAGTTTTAACTGCATTTGCCCAACCCTCAATAGAATCACCAACCAAAAACCTTCTGGTTCTGTCTGGGTTTGGTTTTCTAATCTCAGGCAACTTTTCTACGTGATGATGTTGAACACTATATCCAACACCCGTACCACCCAAAAGCAAGAACATAACTTCACTGAAAGAATTCCAGTGGTCTATTGGCAAAAAAGCACAATTGAAAATTCTATTTGGAGCAACTTCGATTGGCTTACCACCAAACTGCATAGACCTCATTGAAGGCAAGACCTTCTTGTCTAAAACATATTTGTACGCGCCTCTAATCTGCAGCTCCAAACCTGGAAACTTCTTTAAATGCATGTCCATGTTTCTGGTTACTAGCTCTTCCCATGTCTCTCTTCTATTTAATTCTGGCAAATATCTGGCATACTTCATATAAACAGTAATGTCAGATAAAATTTCGTTCGATAATTCCATCTCTTATACCTCTCCTTTTATTTTTTAAATTGTTTATATTTCTCTTGCAATCTCTTTTTCTGTTCAGCTGCAACTTTCTGAACGAGATTCTCAACTGTATTATCGTCTTTCTCTAAAACTTTAATTTTGACTGTAGACGTATCCATGAATATTGGATACACAAGACCATCGGGTCCATTTCTATTTTTTGCTACGAATATTCTACCAGCATTTGTGTTTTTATCTTCAACTGTTCTCGATACAGTAAAAATAAGGTCGGCTACAAAACATTTGTTGAATGCTTCTGATATTGATTCCATAGTAATTACTTCTGCGTTTAATCCTGACCTGTTAGTTTGACTTGCTGTCCATATGGGGCATGCACAGATTTGAGCCAAACCACGTAACTCTTCATAAATAGTTTCGAGTTGATGCCTTTTCTCATCTTTTCCTCCGCCAGCCGGTTTTATTAAGTCTCCATAATCCACAATAATCAAGTCTGGCTTAAATGCTCTATTGCTTAGTTTCTCCAAGTGATTCTTAATAGTCTGTATAGTAGCAGACCTTGTTGGGTATTCCTTAACTATAAGTCTACCTGGAATGTCTTTGACCTCTTTATAAATCTCATCTTTGAAATGTATGATTTGACTTAAAGAGCGCTCCGTCAAACAACTATCATATCTCTGAGCAACAATTGTATCTGCAAGCTCCAATGTATAATGAACTACATTAAGACCCTGCCTCAAGGCTTGGGCACCCAAATGAACCAACACCATTGATTTACCTGCACCTGTTGGAGCGATAACAACTCCGAGTTCTCCGGTGCCCAAACCACCTTTTGTAATGTCGTCTATCTTTTTCCAACCAGAAGTCACTGGATTCCTAGCTTTAATCTGGAACCTTTGCTCGAAATCTTTTAGATAATCATATCCAAAATCATTATCACTTCCTAGTTTAATCGCGTCATTAATAACGCTAGCAACTTCGTCAAATGATGACTTCTTGATTAAGTCAACAGATTTCATTAATGCTTCTTTTAGCTTCTGCTTTCTACAGAAATCCAAGGCTGTGTCTTTGACATATAAAGATTCTTCTATCTCTTCTCCATACGCTAAGACTCTTGCATAATATTCTCTAATCCGCTTCTTAATAGCTTCTGGTTCATGTTCCATGCTAGTTCTGATAATGCTTTGCATTATTTCACTGGTCGGATGGACCTTATACTTTTTACGATATTTCTGAATTTCAGATACAAAAACCCTCAAATATTTAAGCTCAAGAAACCCTATATCCAATACTTCAAATATTTGATCGGCAAAAGCTCTGTCGGTCAAAATAAGATAGCACAATTTTTCTTGGAAAGAACTTCCATACTTTGAAAGGTTTTCCCTCTCTTCAAACCCCATATGATACTGCCCCTTAAAATATCTCTAAACACTTATCTATATTAAAACATATTTTGTTGAAAACTTCAAACAAATTATCCAAATTTATTTCACCAAAACCATCCTTTATAAGCATCGCTCTGAAATTGGTTTTATTAAACTCTGGCTGCCATTCATCCAATATACTAATTACCCTCTCCTTGGTTTGAGCAGACAAAGATGGTGATGAGAGTTGCATGATGTCATAGTTTAAATCAACAGTATCTTTTGATTCTAGAATATTTCGATATACTTTCAGTCTAGAATCTACGTTCTTTTCACAGTGACTATAAATATCCGTAAGGTAATATTCATTTTCTTCTCGCAAAAATGGAAATCTCTTGCTAGCTGTTTTGATTCCAACACCAGAGACTCCATCCAAATTATCACTCTTATCACCGGCCATGGCTCTTGCTAAAACAAAATTAGCTGGATGTATGCCGTATTCATCAACAACCCTCTTTGTATTCAAAATCTGAGACTGTGTTGGCCTATAAAGAATAGTCTTATCATCCAAAACCTGAATGAAGTCTTTATCACTAGACACAATAACTTTTTGCCAATCTGTATATCTCTGGTGTTTTGCAACATATGCAATAACATCATCGGCTTCTACATATGGCTCTCGAAACTGTACAATAGGAGTATTGTTTAGGTATTCAAATGCCTTTAATTGCTGCCATTGCCTGTTCTCTGCTTCTTCTTGTTGTGTTAAATTGTTAACACCTCTGTTCAATCTTGGCGGAGTTCGACCAGCTTTATAATTCTTGTTCTTTGCTTTTCTCTTTTTGCTGCCACCTTCACCGTCCCACACTACTACAATCTTATCTGGCTTTATCTCTCTGGTTAACTTATTGAGTATCTTCATAAATCCCTTGACTCCACCAATTGGGAAGCCGTTTGATGAAACACTCGGGTCAACTATGTACGAGCGCAAAAACTGATTATGCGCGTCAACTATCATCATTCTTTTCATACTATTCCTTTCAAAAAAAAACCTCAAGTATAAGGTTATTATACTTGAGGTTTAGGGGCAAGTCAAGAACTATATTTAGGGAGGGCAGTTAGTCCTTGACAGGAGGGTCCTCAGAATCGTAGTAATCTTCAGCCTTCCCAGTTCTATTATCAAATTTCATTATAATATCTTCTTCCATTATTTTTAAGACCCTATTATAAAACTTTTCATCTTTTAGCTTTTCAATCCAGTTCTTTCTCTGAAACTTCTCTTCTGTTCCATCTTCATAAACTAGAGCAAACCAAGCACCAGATTGTTTCATATTATCAGAAATTTGAATTGCTTCAAACCAACTTTCGCGGTCTTGAATTCCAATCTCCTCATCACCCCATAAGATTTTAAATACACAATTTCTACCTTGTGTACCAAATCTTGACTTTTCTAGCTTGGCCTTTACTTCTGAGCCAATCCTAAAACCGTTATCATCTGTAACAAATGCAGCTTTAGCCTTTCGACCGGTCAACCAGATACGCAAAGAATATGCATAATGCATAGCCTTGCCGCCAGGTGTTACCCAAGGAGTAACCATAGCTTCTGATGGACTTCTTGTAATGTTAGTCTTCAACTGATTTAAAACTAGAAACGTTGCTTGACTATTAGCAATAGGAACAGTTAATTTAGACATACCTTTTGAAAGGATTCTTGGCTTCACAGCCATAGAAGACTGTGGATTGAAGTCACCTTCCAAGTCAGAGATTGATGGAGTCAGTGCTAACGAATCCCAAATAAAGAGCCACTTATTGTCTGCTGACAACAACTCTTCAATAGTTTCTAGCACAAACTCTACATTCTCTGCTTGGATATAGGTAAGTCTTTCTAGATCACACCCAGTTCTTTCTAAGAAAGAAGGGTCAATTGCTGATTCAGAATCAAAGTAAACTACATCAATACCCATCTTTTGAGCATTAGCTGCCACTTGTGCAGCCATAAATGATTTACCTGTGGCTTCCAAACCAGCAATTTCACTAATCTTTCCAACTGGAATTCCTGCTAACTGACCCTTACAAATAATTGAATCAAGCCATCGAGACCCGGTAGGAATCCACTCTTTAACTTCTGTAGGATTATCCTGCTGAAGACTGTGAGCAATTTTCCTACCTGCTTTCTTATTGAGAGCCTTTTGAATCTCTGCAATATTTAATTTACCAGGCTTTATTTTAGTGACCTTAGACATTTATAATTAACTCCCCAGAAGCTCGTTAAAGCTCTGTTCAACTGCATCCACAACATTGTTGTTCGAATTATCCCCATACTTCTCAACATCTTCTGATTCCGCAGAAATATGCTGGTCCAAGATAGCCTGAACTTCCTCTGTTGTCTTTCTTTCAAAGATAGCATCAAAGTTTGGAATAGTCTCCATCAACTCTGCACACTTCTCTTCTCCACCAATTGCATCATCACAAAGTGGTGTCTTTCGTGGACGAGGACGGATATCTGTCCTTGGGAAAGAAGCACCCGCTGGCTTTCCATAAGTCAACTTAAGGTCGTTGCCTTCTTCCAAGTCTGTGATATCTCCATAGTCTGGGTCAAGAACAATATTGAGAAGACTTTCATAAGCCATCTTTCCATAACCCCAAACCTTTACACCTTCAGCTTCCTCGCCTCTCACCAACACTGGAGAGAAGAATCTCTGCTTGGCCATAAAATTCTTGGCCATCTTCTTGCTGTCCTCAGTTCCTTCATTCCACAATTGACTTGCGAAATCACAAACTGGACAACTGTCTCCAAAGTTTCTCTTTGGACAAAGGAACCCGGCTTGTCCCACATTATAGTGAAACCACCTATCCTTGAAAGGGTCGCCATCAGCTGTAGGAAGAATACGAATATTGCTTTCCCCATCTTGTGGTCTCCAAAAGTTGTTGCGCTTCTTGTCAGCGCCTGTTACACTTGCGAGCTTTGAACGCATCGCATCTAAATTAAGAGCCATAATAAACCTCCTTTATTGTTTTGTTTTTTTGCTCTATTGGCTATAGCAAGTCGGCAAATGTCCCGACTAACTGATTTCTATATCCTGTGTTATGTTTGTGCCCTCTAGACATATGCCGTATGACATATCGTGACTAGATTTAAAAACCGCAAAGGTTTTAACTATTTCATCATTTTCAGATGATATTCTATCCCTAATTTTTTGTACTAAACTTACATCTTCTTCTAATTGCTTATTTGGTATATTCCAATAATACCTCTTTTCCTTTACATTTTTAAGAGGAAAAAACATATTTTCTTCATCTCTCTCTGTGTCAAAAGCTCCAACACTGAATATCTTTACTATCTCTTCGAACTCATCAAGCGTTGACATTACTGGTTCTGTGTTCTCAAATACGTTCACCATATGAGTGTAATAAGCAACTGTATAATTTATCTTATCAAAATAATCGCTGAGTGTCAAGTTTTTTATTGTTTTTTCTATCAAAATATTATCGTAAAGATAAACCCTATTTAAAAGACCAGACCTTGCATAATGTTGGAGAACATTTCTTACTAAGTTTTCTTGTAACTTTTTCTTTACAGAAAGAATCTCTACATCAGGTTTAATATAAACAATATCTACTTTACACCCCTTATTAGAAACAAGCTCCTCTAAAACTCTTAATGAACCACCCGTAATAAGAGAAGCACCAGACAAAACTACAATTACTTCTTTGTTGATAGATTTAAAAAAAGAACCCAAAGCTGGAAAGTTCATTTCAAATAACTCAGGCTCTTTAAAGTTTTTAATAGTCTTGTTTCTTGTGCCCTTTGGAAGCTCGCTTGAATCTATTTTCCAAACCTTATAATTTGACCATTCAGAAAACTTATCTGCAATCTTGCAGCCGATACCACCAAGCCCCACAACTGAAATCATATTTTAATTTCCTTCATTGCCCCGAAGTTATTACCAGACCTCATATTTAAATCATATGAGCCTACCTTTGTATCTTTGAAGATATCAATGATTTCTGGTATTATCTTAACATCTTCGCGGCAAAAGTCAAGAACAATCGAATCGTGCAACAAAAAATATACGTTGCTTGTTTTGTCCTTCAAAAGTTCTTTTATCTTTGCCGCACCCTCTAATACTACATCATTTGTAATCGATTGTAAAGAGTAATTTACAACTTTTTCTCGGGAACATTCAATTTTTCTCCCAAAAGGAGTTTCAATGCTTTCACCATCATAAAACTTTTCAATGATATATTGTCGGTCATATTCTTGATCTAAGAATAGATTTGTCTTATTTAAATCATACAGCCAGGAAAAGAACTTGACTTTAGCTTCTTCTCTGGGTATTCCTCTAAATACATGCTTTGCATTATACGTATGAATGTCACCCTTCATATCAAAATCAATCAGATTAAGAAATGTTCTAGCCTCTGCCGAATTTAAATCAAATTCCAATAACAAGTCGTTGTTGGGCTCAATACACTCTCTAAACTTTTTTGGTAAAGTCAAGACAGGAAACGAATTCTTTTTTGTTGTTAGTCTGCCTGTTTTAGTTCCAAAGAGATTATAAAGTATGCTGTTCTTTCTGGAAACTCTGTTTAACAAGTTTATATCTTGCTTTGAAGATATATGCTTTTTAAAGGAATCTAAATTAATATTGGCAATATTGCAAGAAATTGATTCTAAAAGCTCATGACAATCTCTTAAGTGATAATATAAATTGTTTTTTTCAAAATTATCGTCAATTGTTTGACACAAGGTATTTAATTGATTGTAATATTTTCTCAATATATTTTCTGGAATTAAGTCAAAGAAGCAATTATCATTTAAATCTACTTTCGCTGTTATAAAACTTTTATGAAATGCTTTTAGTTTTGTGAAGCCATCTAACTCATAAGATTCTAAGTTTTTGCCTTCTGCCATCAGCCAAGCATAATCTACTTCTTGTTCAGATAATGCTGGTGATTTCTTCCATGTCAAGAACCTCTTGTTTGAAAACTGTTCTAAGTTTTCTGTGAATTGATTTTCAACATAGAAGTTTTTGCAGCCGGATTTTGTATCAATAGTTTGCAAGATCATAATAATAAGATATCACGGAAAAACAAGAAAGTCAACAATTATTTGCTGGCTTTTATTAAATCATTTATGAAATCCAGCGCCTGGTCAAGGTCGCCTTCATCGTAAGAATTCTCTATTTCTTTGTGAATTTGAAATTTTCGTGAAGAACTCTTCTTTTTCATTCCAGATTCAAAACATCTTAAGTCGTATAATTTTGTAAGCCACCACTTTAAATCATAATCTTTGTTTAATTGTTCACTTCTCATTTTGACTCTAACTTTATTTGTTGTCATACAAGTTCCGTCTGGACAAATCTTATGCTGTTTGGCGATTGGGTTGTAATGAACAAAAGCGTTGTAAGAAGCTAGCATAACCAATTGGAAATCTCTCATATCTACTCTGTGCGATTTATAGTAAAAGTCTTCGAAAAAATCAGAAAAACTCTGATATGGCTCAATGACATAATTATTAATATATGATTGCATTCTAGAAGATTCAATATTGGCCACCAATCTCCATGGAGAATTTTTTGTAATGTAAAAACCATATCTTGCAGCCATATTAGAGTAAATTGCATAATTTGGGTGAGCAACAATCGAACCTCTTAATCTATCGTTATTCTCACTATAATTACCAAATACAACCGTAAGGCCTGAAATAGCATTAGGTACAGAGTGGCACCTAACAATCCCAGAATTAGTAATAGGGTCTTCATGAGCCCCCTCTTCTGCCCAGCGAAAAAATATGCTAACAAAATCTTCAAAGTTCATAATCTTGTTGTTATATGTTTTAGCGTAATAAGAAACAATATAATCAATTATCTCTTTTCTCCTAGCAGTTACCACATCGTTATAAGGGATTGTATCTTTTACTACGAGCAAGGAATCTAAACCAGGAATTGCATCTTCTGGAAAGTTCGAAATTCTTTGATTGTACTCAGCCATGAAATCATTGCACGCATCGACTACAAATCCCAAACCAAAAACACTTGAATTAAAAAACTGTTTTCTACGTATGTCCGGAAGTATAGATATGGCGTCATTATTTGTATCTACTTTTCCGTACATTCTTTTCTCTTTTGATGTTAAGTCTATACTTGGCTGTTCGCCCATAAGCCTGCTAGGACTTGAAACTGTTCTATAGTTGTTTCTAGACTGCATAACCTCGAAAAGAGGATGTGGTTTATCATCTACTAATGCCATAAAATATTACCTCCTTGTAAGATCTGGTCCAGCGTATGGATATGCTGTAACCAATTGTCTACCTCTTCGTTCTCTGTCAAATTCACTAGTTTGTCGGACCCCTGTTGTCTGTGTGGCTAGGATTCGCCGGCGAACGAAGAGTTCTTCTTCATCAGTTAACAAAAAATCAAGATTATCATTATATTCTTCTAGAGTGCCAGTTTGTGATGAACTTGCAAAATTTTCTAGACTCCTCGCCGTGCGCCTTGCAAGGCGTGCGAGGTCTTGGGCGTCCATTTCTGACTCACTTAATCCATAATTTTCGACTAATGCTTCGAACTGTCTTTCAGCGGTTCTTGTTTCTCTTCTAAGCTCTGGTGATGACATATCTGTGATATGATATTCATATGTTATACCCCCACCAAATGTGCTTTGTGCGTCATCTTTCACTCTTTGTATAGTGCTTTCTTTGTCTGTGTTGAGAACACCTGTAGATTCCCATGTCCTCACTTCAAAAGCATGTTTCTTAGACGCGACAGTTGATAATTCTGCTGCATTGCCGGCTATCTGTGCAGTCATACGATAATTTCTTGTACCCTCTATCTTGATACTTACTAATAATAAGTTATAGCTTTGGCGCTCTTCTCTAGTTCTATAGCCGACAATCCTTTCTACCAACTCAACACCGCCGAAATGTTCCGGGTCAACTTGAATATCCGCTCTTAAGAAATGGATTCCGGCGTCATTGACAAGCCTAGGTTCGCTAATACCTGCGTCCCGATAGGCTAGTATAAGTTTGGGCCTAGATGGAATAAGCGTCTTTCCGTCTGTTGTAGGGTATATTTCGTGCAATGCTTCATAATACAGTATAATTTCTCTGTCAAGCGCTGCATTATTACCAGATTGAATTAATGACGGGATTAATTCTAGTTTGTTAGCATACCGGCCATATTTTTCTCTCTCTTCTAAGTAAGCCTGCTTCTGGGGCTCCCATCTTTCTCTGCGGAATCTTTCAGAACGTTCATTGAATTGCTGCAACAGGTCTTGCCCAGTTAAAACTCTCTCTGGGGTCCAGTATATCTCCACATCCATCATTGCTAGAACTTCAGGTAAACCCTTTTCTATGTCTGCCTGATTTCCCTCTGCGCGTAGGCGGTCCGTATGAAATCTTACGCGACGCTCGTAATATTCGTTCTCACGTTCGTCAATTTCTTGTTGTGTTTCTGCACCGTATGTTCCAACGTCCTCTCGTCCAAATTCCCAAGACTCTAAAAATCTAACGCTTATAACTTCATCAGTACCAGGCTTTAACCTTACATCTACTTCTTTGTCTGCAACTAGCCTATAAGCTTCTAGTCTCAATGCCTCGTCTTCTTCTGGTGTTAGCTCACCGGCAACAAGACCGTCGCGCTCCAACAATGCATCAACTACTGCGCGGTTAACTGCCATCATAGGAGAATTGAAATCATATTGCCTGACAGCAGTTCCATCTATACTCTCTGCATCATATATCTCTGCATTCTCGGAATACCACATTTCAAAATCTTGATTGCGTGCGCCGATTGGTGGCTTTTCAATCTTGAGGTTGTCTGTAAAATTGTTATCCTTTTCTTGCAATACAATTGGCGCATCTTTGGGCCAACCCTCAAATTGTCCATTTATTTCTGTCACGTAAGAGCCGTCTGCCGATATTGTATTGTCTACAACAGTCGCTATATAATAGCCCCCTAAGCCTAATTTTCTAGCAACAGAATTGTCATTTTTTGGATTACCCATGCCACTGAAAGTTGGGTCCACATAGAACCTACAACCTGGAGTTATATAAGGATATCCAAACATAGTCACACTAGTATTGAAAGGCAATCTCATTTTGTCCAAAGGACTTCCGTTGGTTATTAAACTTTCCCTGAGACCTGGAATGTCTACTTTTGAAAAATTGATTTCTTTTATCAAACCTCTATCGCGACCAACATGCATATGCATAATACCCTTCTCTTCATCTTCTCTTCGATTTCCAGAGCGACTTAAGGGATATATATCGCAAGACAGAATTATGTATTCATAGTTTTGTTCATTTGCAGTGCTCTTTTTAGGTCTGTTGCGGTCTTCTAAAATCTCTGTGATTGGAAATCTTCGCAGTTCCTTAAGTTTTTTGTCTAATTGGCTTGATACCGTCATCGTGTTTATTCTTGTTTTCACCCCACCACTATTCAAACCCAAATCATCGAAACATGCTGCTCCCAGCGCCTTAAAAACTAAATCAGCCATTAATTTTCTTACAAATTTTACGAACGGCAAACTGTTTCTCAATCTTCTAGTAAAGTTATCTGTATACCAATTTGTAAATACTGCCATCGAGATTGGTATATCTGCAATATTTACAACCTTTCTTTTGCAATTCAAATCTCTATAAACGAAGGAAGAAGTAATAATTCTATATCTTGAATTAGTTTGGTCAAACCTCTCGCCCATTATTTTGGCTGCAGCTTCTAATATATCACCAACATATATAAAAGGAAAGATATAGTTATCTGATAGGTCGATTGAATATAAGGCTATCTGACCATCACTTACGCCTTTTGGTTTGTTTTTACCAACAGCAGTTGCATCTACGGCCTTCTTTGCTCTATTTCTTGCTTTATTTCTCATCTCCATAGAAGCAGACTTTGCTTTCTTTACAGACTGTACCTCAACTTCAGTAATGGTGAATGGCTTTGGTGGAGGCTCAGCGTTTGCTAAAAATGTGTAATTTGCTCCAACTTTCCCGTCTATACATTTGGCAATTGTATCAATATTGAATTTTGCAAAATAAATCCTATTTAAACTTTCTATATATTCCAACAAAGCAGAAAATCTTTCATGTCGCATCTCTCTATATTCGGACTCTAGTTCATATTTGGTAGCTTCTAGTGTTCTAACCGCATCAGAACTTATCTTGTCTTTTGCTAATAATCTAGCATTGGCATTCCTTTCCTCATCTTCTTCATATTGCGTATTATCTATTAGTTCTAATTGAGCATTCAATAGGGCTTCTTGTTGTTTCTTCTCTATTTTAAAGTTGCTTTCAAACTGCTCTCTAACTTGCTTTTCTTCTGCAGATTCTGCAAAAATATCTGCCTTGTTCGTTTCCAAGGCAGCTTCAATTCTGCCAATATATTCAACTGTCAATTCAACAGTTCCATCTTGATTAAAATTGAAATCATATTCTTTAGTAATTAACTTAACAACGGTAGTAGCCGCTTCTATTGCCTTTAATTCTTCTGTAGAGAAAAAAGTGTTTTGCTTATCTTTAGGTACATTCCAGCCAACTTCTGCTTCTATTTCAAACTGCTCTATTTCATTGGTATGAGTGGTCATCACGTCTTGTTCGAAAGGGTCACACAACTTTGTTTTTCTAGAAGTTGGTTGTGAGGGACTATTTTTTGCAGAAGAAAAACTTATAAGATCTGTATAATCTGCTCTGTTTGATTCTTCTGGAAAACCTCTCACAAAGAAGCCCAAGTCTTGTATATAAATCTTTAGAGTAGCCTCAATTAATCTTTGAGCTGTCGCTGGATTATCTCCTGTGTATTTCCAATTAAAACTTTGAATCCCAACTCCCGTTCCCCTGCCTTGGTTTGATTCTAAGATTTTATCAATTTCATCTTTTGTTTCAGAAGTCTCAAAAACAAAAGGCTTTGTTTTGACCACTCTAAAATCGCCTTTTGCAGTTTTGTGAACATACACTTTTCTTAACTTAATTTTTGGATACATATAAGACAATTTATCAGTTGTTAAATTCTGTAAAGAACGCAAATCAGGAAAATTAGAAAAACTATTGATAATAGGAGTAGCGCTGTCTGTCTCTGCCATCATAATATGCTTCAAGGGCTCTTCTTCTGTTATTTTTGTACGATACCAAGATGCATAATTATTTAAGTATGCCATCATGAAACACTGTTCATCAAAGCTCTTGTTTTCTGCCATCTTTTTTAGATGACTATCTCTAACTGCTGTATCAATAGCTGCTTGAGGAACGTCTGCAGGTCTTCTGACAGGAGTATAGGTTCTTGGTGGTGTGTCTTCATTTTGAGTTTTTTCACCACCCTCTCCCGGGTCATCAGATATTTCACTCATCAAAACCGGTGATGGGGTTGCCGGAATTTGATTCTGTGACATCATAGATATAACATAAAATTCTGCAATATTTTGTACATCAACCGATTCGAGTGCTGTGGAGCCGGGAATTTGCTTTCCTTCCGCATCTAAATATGGCACTGACATGCCACCCTCCGCGGAGGAAATACGCATTTTATAAATATGAGTAGAATTTATAAACTCTTGCCCATCGTCGCAAGCCTGCAGTGCAGCTTTTATCAAAACACCCTTGAAAAGCTCTCTCTTATCTGGTGGAGTTTTTGAACCTGCTTCAATGCGAAGCATTACCGCCCTGCCCATGGCATCTGTAATCTTTATTATTTCCTCCGGAACAATATTTCTTCGCTCTGAGGATTGAATATCGTTAAAGAACTTTTCGGGGCTTATATATTTATATGCTGCAACACCTGACGCCATTTTATTCTCTCGACCTGTAATAAAGTGTAACTAAATCTTCTAATGGGTGAGGAATTGCTATTTTATCTCCAACTTTGAAATGTGCATCTGTTGGCTTTTGATTGAACCATGCTAATACCCACCACATTTCTGAGTCTCCATAAGCTTCATGAGCAAACTTATGTAATCTGTCACCAATTGACCAAACTTTATAATTTATAATTAAATCTTCTAAGTCTTCATCTTTCAAATCATAAAAAGTGTGCCTTTTATAATGTTTTAATTGTGTAATGCCTCTATCTTTTAAGACATTCCGATAAAGCTTAACATTGTTAATAACAACTCTAGTATTTACATACCTGCTCACAATTAGTTGCCTCCTAAAATATTGTTTTTAGCTCTATTTTTTTGATTGTCAAATCGAGACTCGGTAGTATTAACAAAATTTCCGACATCATCTCTTCTTCTATTGTCACTACCATCCCTTGTCAAACTATGGGTTCCATAAGGATATGCCATACCCTGAGTAGCACCTGCTTTGTCACCTCTCCAAGCATTGTCATCGTCCCAACCTAACTTATGTGTATGCAAAACAGTCATCTCGCAGTTCATTTCTACATGCTTTGGATAAGTCTTTCCGTTATTAGTCATGAACATACCTGGCTCAAAATTAGGAGCATAATTGAACGCTTCAATAGCACCCAACAAACCTAAATCTCTAGCAGCAACAGAACCAGCGGGACGAATCCTACGCCCTGAGTCATCTAATATCGGGTCACCAACAGGAGGCAAAGCGCCGGCATCGACTATCATATTTGCAAACTTAACTTTTATAAGAGGAGTTGCTTGTATTGTTTCTATTTCACCAGAATTATACTTTGGATATAATAGTGTTACTAAATTTTCTATTCTCGCTAAATTACTGACTGCTTCAGTTATATTAACAGCAACAATATCGAAAGTAAAACTAATATTTCGAACTGTGCCCTGATAAGTCATTATCGGGTCCATACGACCATAAACATTTTCTGAATTATAACTTGCCTGATATCTGTCCTCAAACTGAGTCATGAAACCTTTGAAACTTACAGCTCTTCCTGTCGCGACAGAATAGAAATCTAGCACATAACCACCAGCTTTTGAAGAAAGATACTGGTCAGCTATTGAGCCATGGTCAGCTAGTTTCTTTATAACTCCTTTTTTCGACATTTTGTTTACCTCCTGTACCTATTACCAGTCTCAATAACTCCCTTTTCAAGACCCTTCATTGTTACAACTTTAGGTTTCTCATTCGATTCTATTAGTTTTTCTATGGCACTTGTGAGCGCGTTGTATGCCTCACCGGGAAGGTGTGAACCATCATAGAGTCCCGGAGGAGTTATCGGTGTTACCATTTCGCCTGGAGCTACCGGAGTTGCTCGTTCCGCTGCTCTCATTTTTGCTTGCGCCAATAGGGTGCCGCCATAAGCCACCGCACCTCCGGTGACTGTGCCTACTCCAGGTACAACAGAACCAGCGTACAGACCTACTCCAGTGGCGAAAGCTCTTGCGTCTGATTCGTTTTGCGTAGGGTTCATAAAAGCACCATATATATCACCAAGCGTCATCTCCCCAGAAGTATCTTCTCCCATAAATTCTTTTTTGAAATATTTCATAACCTCACTAGATTGAACAATTAGGTAATCCATGGACTTTAAAACAGACTGAGTACTGGTTAAAATAGCAGCTCCAAACGTAGTTAATAAAGGCGATAAATTTGTAACCATATTGCTAAGAATGTTTCCAGTCCGTTTTACAAAATTATGGGCAAAATTGTTTAAATTACTAGAAATATTGCCCATTGCTCCATCCACTTTTTCAGCAACGAGCTTCATTTCAGCTGTCGCCCTTTCTTGAAGGTCCATTGTCATTTTAGCTGAAGCTAATAAATCTTGTGTGCTTCTAGCTGTTATTCTTGCTGCATCTTCAACAGTTATTTGTGCAGCTCCAAAGGCGTCGCCGCCCTCAGAAAGAAGCCTAGCCGCTTCATCAGCACTGACTCCCAAAATAGAAGATATCGCGTGCTTCATGTGGCGACCCGACCTTTGAAAGTCTACACCAGCAGCATCGAATGCGCCGGCAATCTCTTCAATTATTTCAGCAGGATCATCTTTTTGTAAAAGCTCAATAGAATCTAAAAATGGGCCGCCCAAAATAGCATTCAATTTACCGACCATACTTGCAGCATCTTCAAATGTATTAAACTTGTTGACAATACCGAACATTGAATCTAAAGACGCTCCAGTTTTCTTTGCAACTGCTTGAAGCTTGGGAAAAGATTCTAGAACATTTCTTCCAAATTGTCCTAAAGATTTTGTAGCACTCTGAAAACCAGAGCTTATTTGGTCACCTGTCATTCCTAAAGTATTACCCAAATTAACAAACATTCTATTTCTTTGAGCAGCAGCATCAGCAGAATCACCAAAGACTCTCATTGAAGTACCCATGGCTTCTGCTTGTTGTGTTGCTGAAAAACCAAAACGGTTTAGTGCTTCTATTTGCTTTGCAAACTCGTCTGTTAGTTTTGTGGTCTCACCAGCAAAACCCGGAAGTTTACTCTGAAAACTCATCAGCCTTTCTTCGAAACCTGCAAATCCTAATTTTGCTAAATTAAGCTCTCTTCTAAGGCTCAAAAAGCGGCCTCTTAAATCTCTAGTGGCTCCAATGGTTTTAGATGCCACTTTTTGAAAACTATCAAAACCCCCTATAAACTCTTGAAGGACACCAACTATAGCAGAAATAGCTTTAAAAACTGCTCCGAATAGTCCACCGGTAAAAAGACTGAAGAGGCCCTTAACCGCCATGCCTGCAGCTTCTACAGCACTTTCGAAGGTTTTTATTTCGTTTGTCATACGAACAATATTAGTGCCAACATTAAGAGTGCTTTTTGCTATTAAGTCAAACTCTCTACTACCACCCATTAAAGAATCAGCATAAGTGCCAAATAAGTCACCAATAGCTTTGGCGTCACTCTTGATATTCTTCATGGCAGCTTCCATCTTTTCAGTAGAAGTTGCATCTGGACCTGGTGTAATGCCGGCACTTCGGCCAGCCTCAAGCTCAGCAATAAGTGCTCTCAATGTTTCGTCACTAACTGTTGCCATAATTTAGTAGTTCCTTACTTAAAGGGCCAGATGATACCCGTCTCTCTTTCAAAATCTGTAACTTTTTTCATTAAAGCTGTTCTGCTTGGATTTGTTTGTGGGTCGCCCAAACCGTGCTTTCTAACAGCATCAATGAACAGCTTTTCGCCCGCTAGAGCACCAATAAAAGCCTTAATCTGCAATGGAGTTCCTTTAATTTTTGCTCCTGCAGCAGATGGACCCTCTTCAAGAGGTGTTCCAAACATCTGAAATAAAATCAACTTAATCTTTGCACCTAACTTGTAAAGTTCTGCGCCTTCTTTAATATTCCTAAAATCTATAACAATCTCATTTTGTTCTTGCATTTTGGATAAACCTCCACATTATAAATAGATGAAAATACAAAAAAAAGAAACCGGGAATGACCCGGTTTCAAATTAGACACTATTTCCTTTTACTTTTTCTAGCAGCCTTCTCTTGCGCTTCTCTTTCCTCTTCAAAATGCTGACTTAATCTTTGAACAAACCATTGTCTTAGTTTTATTGGCAAGTTATAAGCCTCGAAGAAAGACCAGCCACCGTGATGTTTCAAGTAGAAGAACTGTTCATATACGTGCTTCATATATGAATCAGCTAGGAAAAAAAAAGTCGGCCCCGAAGGGCACCTCCATTCTCGATTCCGAGCCACAATTCGGACACGATATTTCCTGTGTTAAACTAACATTCGGAATTATCTTCCTATAAGCATCGCGAACCAGCCTGGAATCTTTCGCTGGCATCACTTCAATAAATTTCGCTATCAAACCTTGGTCTGTACTGCCTGCAGCTGAAACTACAATCTCTTTTAGCAAATCTGTTAAATGAGATTCTGGTAACTTGAGTTTCATCTTTTTGGATGTAGCTGCATCCATTCTTTTTTGGTCTCCTGAGTTTAAGGGTTTTAAGCCAACTCTAACTTTGGAAACAGGCAAATCAACATAGAACAGATTGTTTTCAAAAATAACATCTATTCCTTCAACTTCATCACCAGTATGATGGATAGATGGTTCAGATAAACTAAACGAATGTTCAAACCTGTGAGAACAAACTGGACATCCAATCTCTGTATCGTATCTGTCACCATAACCAGTAATTCTAGTTGCTAAAAGAATAGCATTTTTATCACCAATTAAGAGGTCATCAACATTAAAATTAGCGTTAACCAAAACAGACTGAATTAGCCGGTCTATAACAATACCTTTTCTAATAAGAGTCTTTGAAGTAAGGATATCTTCTTCTTTTGCTGTCATATACTTAATTTCTAAAGTATCTACATTGTGAAGAGGATGTCCCTCTGGATACAACATTCCCTTACTAGGCAAATCAACAAATTCTGTTGGCCTAGTAAAGGAAAGTAGTTGTTCATTCTGTGTTACAATCGGAGCAGGGGAATCAGCAGGCTCTGCTGCTGAATTTAAGCGGTCACTATTTCTCGACATTTATACCTCTTTTCTTATCTATTTTTGTTAACTATCATTTACTCTGCCACCACCAGCAATTGGAGAAGCCATATCTTCAGGTAGTCTATCTGCTGGAGTTGGTGACAACAAGTCGGCACCAGTTGTAGGCTTAAGTAAGCAACGTGCATAATCATATCTTAAAGTCATATTAATATTTACTAATTCATCACTTTCATATGAAAGCTCACCAAAATCTAAATTAGTGATAAATGGATTTTTCAATACCCATGTTTCGATTTTACCACCACCATCTGGATCAATTTGGTCGATATAAATTTCTCTGCCCAGTGCTTCAATTGATTTCTTCTTAGAAATTGTAATAACTCCTCCGCCAGTAGTATCAATGTCGCTAGGATAAACATAACCCATATCTCTAACTATCTCCATTAGTGTAGCAGTAGCATCCGGATCAACCGGGTCGACCAAAGTTATGTCAATTGGTTGCCACTCAACTCGTCCTGGATAATAAAAAGTGTAATTAATAAATTGATGTTGAGTCTCTGAAATTTGCAGGCTAGGCTTTTTTACAGTTTTGATAATCCACTGCGGAATACCCCTCATATTAGACAGAACATATCTATACTGTCTTTTAGGTTCTGAAAAAGCGTCTGCCCAAAAACGGCCTTTATTTGACATAACTCATTATCCTCCTGTATTATACATAATAATTAGGCAAATTTAAAATTTTAATCCTCAAAAGCTGCGCCAGTATTAGTAATTACAAAATCAATTGCAATAAACTCAATTGCACGGGCTGGCTTTAAAAAGATTTTAGCATACATAATATTTCGGTCAACCAAATCTGGAGTAGTTGTGGAGCTGTCCAAAACCACTGCAAAGTCCGAAAGACCAAAACCAAGTTTAACACTCTCTAAGAAAGGCTTAACTTCTGAAACAAATCTCAACCATGTGGTCTGAACATTCTGGTCGAACAAGAGATTGTTTGCAATTCTTGAAATTCTCTTCTTAACAAAAATCATAAGTCTTCTTACGTTAATCCTGTCCAAAGCGGAAGGAGTAACTTGTAGAGTCTTTTGACCGAACACTACAATACCCTCTGCAGGAAAAGTTGCAATTGGGTTAATGTTTGCAGCGTAAAGTTCATCTCTATCAGCAGACGTTAGTTTCTCAGAAACATTGATTACTGGTAAACCGGCAGAGCCTTCTGTTAAACCGCCTCTATTGAAGCCGGCTGGTGCAAACCAAACTGCTGCTCTTCTTTCTGTGTTGGCAAAAACGCCCAAAGCAATAACACTTGGAGGCACCCATACATTTTTGTCACTAATTTCATCATAAATCATAACCCATGGGTAATAAGTACATCCATAGCTTGAATTGATTCCTCGTTGCTCAAAAGTGCTTACAACACTACTTAATGTTCCAGTTCTAGCCTTAAAGGAACCCTTTTTCGCTTCGTGAGGAGGAGTATACACATCTGGCAAGTCGACAACTGCCAACGAATCTCCTCTTGCTTCACAAGTATCAATAAGCTTCTTTGTGAGAGTAGCGTTTGTAAGACCAGGAATTGTCATGATATTAGATTCGATGACCTCTGGGTCTGTGACTAAATCAATTGCTCTTTCAACACTAGCGTATGCATAGCTAGTTTGAGCGCTAGTGCCCAACCTAGTGTTGTTGAATGGGTCTTGCTCTCTAACATTTACACCATCATGGCCACCAAAGAATGGGGCTGTAAACCGGTCGATGCCTGACGATAAAACTTTTCTCCAACCATCGGCGTGTTTAGAAAGACACAATTCGTGACCAGAGGCCCTGGAACCACTCAAATAGTAGAACTTATCTTTTGTTGTGTCGCCACAAACATCATCCAGAGAAAAAGCAAATGATCTAGCGGTCTGTTCTTCTTGGGTTGAATTAGCGGTAGGGTGTCTTTCGGCATCGAGTGAATGTGGTAGTGCCCGTAGAATATCTAAAACACTGGCATCAAATTCTGTGGAGCTAGCTCCCCGAGTTGTTCTAATACCAAAATATGCATCTGTTGGTTCCGATAAAGCGCCATCAGAAGCAGACAAGCGCAAAGCTAATTTTGGAAAATCAAGTGTTAGCTTAGCAACCGCTGGCGAGTGTGAGGTTATGGTGCCACCGTCACTGCTACCAGATGCAAAGAGCAGCCAATTGCTCTTTGGCCTTGTACCATCGGCGTTATCAATGTGATAAGTAGCTCCATGAACTGTGGCGCGTGATGCCGGAACATTGTTCTGGACAACTGTCTTTAGAGCAGGAGGACCGATAAAACCAAACGGTAATAATTCAGCTTCCATAGAACCATTGTCTACATCCTGGTGGACCTCAACTCTAATATACCTAGAAATGTTCGGATAACTTCCATAAAATCTATTTCTCTTTTTGGTTTCATCATATTCACTGTAAGTGTCTCCAATCTTTCTAGCAATATAGTTAGAAGATTGTGGATTCAAATTACAATTTGCAAATCTTTCAACAACAATAGGCACCTCATCTGTATCTCTAATGTCACGGATAACGACTGTAAACGTACCATATGGATTTGGGCTGTTTTGATTTGCTGCGCGGATATCTTGGATAGAAACCTTAAATCTTTTTTGTAGTGATTCGCCGTATCCTAAACCATGAAACTTAAACAGTCTCTGCATGTTTACTGGGTCGAATCCGCCTCTAGCTGCTGCAGTTTGTGCAGTTTGCTGTGAAATAAACCAGCCTGTTTGACCTTCTTTTGATTCAAAAGTGTAGTCACCCCAAGAATTTGAGCCTTGGCCATAAATTTCAGCAACCGCAACTGCGTAATGCTCAGATTGGGCAAGCTTCGCTGTGGCAACAGGAGCGGTAATGATAGTATCATTTATATGTTGTTCGAAAGTCTCGCCTAGCCAGTACTTTGTTCTCGGACCAGTTGTGTCCTGAGAGATAGCAGTCGTTGTTAAAGTTGGGTTGGTGTTCAAAACCTTTCTAATAAATCTATCTGAATTTCTGTTAAAGTTAAAAACTATAGTTTCAGATTTTGAATTTGTTTCATCAGTAATGTGAAGCTTGAACTCTGGAACCGCAGAGCCTGCGGGGGAGATTGTGTTAACAAAACGTCCACCTGCAGATGTCACCGATTTATCGGCGGTGTTGTGACCAGCTGCTGAAGTAGTAGCAGAACCAGAAGCTTTAACTGTGATTGAACTAGTGCCGTCAGTAGTGTAAATTATACCCGCAACTGCTGCAGTAAGGGTATGTGTTGACTGCTGGTTGCCGGTGTCGCCATGTTCTGAAGCGGCAGAACCAGATCTAGCAATAAGAATAGCATATGCTTTGCCGCCCGCACCAAAACCAGCTTCTCCGTTTTGGCTTGTTCCTGAAGCAGCTGTTGCATTTTTGTGCTCAACACCTAAAAGTCTAACAAAATTTACAGGACCACTGTTTCTAAGATATGCTTGCACCGCATATGCTGCATAAGAGGGAGCTAAATTACCGTTACCCTCTCTCCAAACATCTGTGCCCGCGGAACCAGCAATAGGATTGCCGAATGTTTCAATAAAATCTGCCATAGATTCAACTCTGACCGGCTGCATAGCAGGTCCCTGACTGGCTCGACCAATGATAATTGGGCCGACTGCGGGAGATTGTTTCGGTAATTGACTGTTATCAATTTCGTTGAGAAAAACTCCGGGGGATACAAACTTAAACTTCTGTGCTGACATATCAGTGATTCTCCTATATCTTTTAGAGATTAAAATGCATTATTTCTTTAGTAAATAGTAAAAATTTATAGCAAAAACCATATTTAATTTCTTAAATAAAAAAAGGGAGGGGCCGAAACCCCTCCCAAATTCACAGATTTAAATTAAATCCATTGAATCAAGACTTAAAATCAAGCCTTAACAAACTGAATGGTCAAAACATCGTCACTATCAAGAGCATCCTCCAAGTAGACATCATCCTGTGAGTGACCAGCAGGTGCGCTTACACCGTCAACAGAAGAGAAGAATCTGTAATCAAATGTATCACCGGCTGAACCAGAAGGTGTCAACAAGATACCATTCAAATATACAGATGTACCATCAGCTGAAAGTGGTGTAGCATTAAGAGAAGCTGTAAGACCATTTGCAGTAGTCTGATGCTCAGCACCAGAAACCTTCATGAAAACTTCTCTTTCAACATCTACTGAGAATGTTGGATTCGATGCACCATCTGACTGCAAACCGTTACCAGCTGTGATAGCACCACCACAGTATGCCTTAACATCCGTAGCAGGAATCTTCTTCATTGTACCATTGTCATGGATAATAAAACCGTCAGCATCAGCAATAGTAATGCTAGAACCAACTGCAGTATCACCATCCATCAAGTTGAACTCAGCAGCAGTTGATGTAACAGCTGTACCACCAATATCCAACTTGCCAGCAGCAAACTGGAAACGACCATCAGCACCATCGACGTGAGCGATAGTTGTAAATGTACCACCATCATTAACGCGGAAGATAATATCCTTGTCTGAAGTCTTGTTTTCGATGTATAGGTCATCACTTGCTACATAAAAACCAGCGTCAGCGCCTGTACCAAGCGTAATCGAACCAGCAGCACCAACACCACCACCTGAAGAATTGATAGTCGCTCCAGAATCAACATCGATACTGAAAAGACCACCGGTTGTGATATTGCTTGTACCATTATCAATTGCACCAAAACCAGAGGTAATACTACCAGCGTCAAGAGCGCCTGCCTCTACCAAATTTGGCATTGCTGTAATTTCATCGTCAAAGTAAGCAGCAAGAGACTGTACAGTTACCTGCTTCATAGTACCAGCGTCATTAAAAAGAACACCGTCGCCGTCAGCAACAGTAACAGTAGCCACTGTAGAACCACCATCTAGCAATGCAAACTCTGCAGCAGTAACAGCAGCAGAAGCAGCTGTTGCTTTGTCCGCCATAACAGGTAAGAAATAATTACCTGAGGAGCTGAGTGCTGGTAAGTAGATTGTGGTATCCGCTGCAGGAGCATCACCAGTACCATCACCACCTGCATGCAATGTTGTTTCGTGAGCATCAGCTGGACCTTCAAAAGTGAAGGAACTAGAAACATTAATAGTTGTACTATCAACTGTTGTGGTTGAACCCTGAACAACAAGATTTCTTGTAATTGTAAGGTCACGACCAACTGTTACATCACCAAGAGCATCGACACTGAATTTTTCAGCGCCAGTATCATTGAGTACTTTTACTTTGGTGCCAGAAGTATCATCACCAAGTTGCATCGAGATACCGTCACCCGAGGTAGATCCCTGGGCATCAATAACTAAGTTGTTAGCAACTGTTAAGTTCAAATCGTTAGAAGATGCGACTGTAAGATCAGTTCCGTCACCTTCAATCTTTTCACCGTCATCACCAAATGTCATGCCAACACTAGCAGGAACGTTGATATCAGCTGTAGCAGTAAGATTCAAGTCATTGCTAGAAGCAATTGTCAAATCAGTACCATTACCCTCAATCTTCTCTCCATCATCACCAAAAGTAAGACCGATATCAGCAGGAAGGTTAACATCACCCCCAGCACCAACACTAATACTAATGTCAGTACCGTCAGACTCAATCTTCTCAGCGCCAGAACCGTCTAGCACAAGACCAACACCAGAAGGAAGAATAACATCACTAGTAGCAGTGAGATTGATTTTACCACCGGATGTCACAGTAAGGTCTGTATTATCACCCTCTATTTTTTCACCAGTGCCGAACGTGATGCCTACATCAGCAGGAACCACAATATCTGCAACTGCTGTTAAGTTGATGTTATTACCTGAAATAGTAAGATCTGTGCCGTTACCTTCAATTTTCTCACCATCATTACCGAAGGTAAGACCAATGTCAGCAGGAATATTGATATCACCACCAGCACCAACGCTAAAGCTGATGTCAGTGCCATCAGACTCAATCTTCTCAGCGCCAGAACCGTCTAGCACAAGACCAACATTTGCTGGGATAACGACATCAGATGTTGCTGTAAGATTCAACAAACCACTTGAAGAGATTGTTAAATCAGTTCCATCGCCCTCAATTTTCTCACCGTCGTCACCGAAAGTGAGACCGATATCAGAACCAATATTGATGTCACCACCAGCACCAACCGTAATTGTCAAGTCAGTACCGTCAGATTCAATCTTTTCGGCAGATGCAAAAGTCAAACCAACACCAGATGGGAGGTTAACATCTGCAGTCGCTGTCAAGTTAATATTGTTACCTGAAATAGTGAGGTCTGTACCATCACCTTCAATTTTCTCACCATCGTTACCAAAAGTAAGACCAACACCAGATGGGATATTGATATCAGCTGTAGCTGTAAGATTCAAATCTGCACTTGCAGCTATTGTCAAATCAGTGCCATCACCACTAATATACTCTGCAGCATCACCAAAAGCCAATCTGTGGCCAGAGGAAACCATAGCTGTGTTATTAGCGTTTGAGTGAGTTAAAGTAAAAGGCTGAGCGCTACCAACCTTGAAAATTGCACCGTTGGACAACAAGTCAAGGTCGTCACCGATAACTGCACTCTTTGCAACACTCAAACCACCGTCTGTCTGTAAAGAACCGTCTGTGGTTGTAGTTGCTTCTGTATCATCGTCAGTGACAATTTTACCTGCAACAGTAAGAACACCAACCGATGAAAGGCTCATTGTTTCTGCTGCAGCAGCGCTAGAAGCAGTCTTAAAAGAAAGCTTTGTTGCGTTACTATCAGCTGCGAAGTCACCTTCTGAAACAGCCTCGATACCAGCTGCAACCAAAATTGCATCAGTGCCGGTGCCCTCGTCTGGTGCCTGAAAGTTAATGACACCCAACTTATCATTGGCTGCAATGTCTGTATCACCAGCTTGCAATGTCATTGTAAAAAATTTATCGTCTCCGCTAGCGGCGTGCTTAAAAGTCAAACCACTATCAGCGACGTGAGTGACTGTGATTTCTTGATCACTACCGAAATAGAGTATACCTCCATCGGCAAGATAAACATCTGACCACTCCTTTGCTGCACTACCTAATGCTGCACCGTCCGCTGTATCCGGAATAAGTGCTGCTGAAATCGACAACTGAGTCGATGAATTAATTTTCGTTCTTGCCATTTCTGAAGACCCTCCTCCTCCGCCGCCGCCATTTCCACCGGCAGAGATTGTAAATGTAAAAATACGAACGTTATTACCTGAATTAACCGAACTAGGACCCTGCACTGCAACGTGCATCTTATTATCTGAATCAACCGGACCCGAAGACGCATGCGAATTCGCGCTACGATAGTTGAATCTATGTTGGAACGTACTATCTTGAGCAATCGTACCTTTCCAACCACTCGAACCTGATTCCCAAACCACCAACTTTGGAGTAGTTGAAGCTGCGTCCGCAGATGGTGTATCTGAAATCGCGAAGAATCTATTTCCATAGGAATAATAATCAGGAATATACCCTTTTAAGTTCCAAGAAAAAATATCTTCTGCTGCTGTTTCCAAGCTACTAAGTGCTGCTGGCAAAATACCAGTTGCCGAACCTGAAATAAAAGCGTACAAATCAACACCCGTTGGGTCACCCAACCCACTATTGGGATATGTATCTGTATTACCATCAGCACCAACAACAAGGATTTGATTACTTCCAGTATGATAATGTAGACCAGAACCAAAAGACTTGTGAGTGCTAGTATTACCGGTCAAGGTATCCACTTGCTGCCAGTGATTGGTTGCGCTACCATCAACACCTGATTTCAGTGTAAACGAAATTACGTTACCAGCATCGCTACTAAACTTGCGAGTACTCATAGCGAAAGTAGTATCGTCTATCCAAGTAGCACCTTGAAATTCCTGATTTGATGATACTGTCGGTATCGCATTTTCTGCCACTTCCCAGCTACTACCATCATAAAAAACGTAGTGTACCTCATCACTATCATTCTCAACCAAAAGGGCGCGGGTGTTACTAGGATTCCAAACCCAATGAAAATCATTTTTAAAGTGACCAATGGTATCACCACTTGCCTGGGTTCTTGACCATTCAGCACTGCCGCCGTCAGTGTAAAGATATACACGACCTTGGCTATCATTAGTATTGAACGACAACACTGATGTCGCTGAAAGGGCATGCATAAGCTGAATTCTTTCGCCCGAACTACCAATTTCACCGTAGTGACTATCATACGACCAACCACTAGAACTAGAGGCCCAAAGGTCCCAACCTCTATCACTAGTAGCACCATTGTTCATCTTTACCGTAGGAATAAATATCTGATTACCATTCACACCCAAGTAACCACCTTGATATTCCTGGCCGCTTGCACCTTGAATATCAACTGTTACCATTGATGAAACAGATGAACTTATTTCATATGCCATAATATACCTCCTTACATACACCGGTTCGTCGAATCGATAAACCAATTTTTTATATTAAGCGTTACTTTTTTGTTGAAATGCTTTTGCCCCGAAGCACCAATAAATAGGTGCCTACTTTCTCAAACTACTCGTCTTTTTTAAAAAGTCCAGATTCGCCTGGTTTTTCTGGAAAAGAAAAAGTGTATTCTCCTTCTTCCGGAATACCCTTTGCGGCTCTAAGTCTTTCTATTTCTTCTTGTACTGCTTTTTGTGCATTCACATGAGCGCTTACTAATTTTGCTTTTCTAACTTCATAGTCTAAATGTACTTGCCCTAAAAGCATTTGTACTCTAGACATTGTTGCTTGGTGTTGTAATACTGTTTCAAGTTCTTCCCAAGTTACTTCTGCTTCTTCAATTTCTTCTGGCTCTTCTGCTTCTTCTGCTGCTTCTTTTTCTGCAGTTAACAATTCTTCTATTTTTTCAATTTCATCGACTAGTTCTTCTTCTGGTTTTTCTTTAGTTTCCAGAAGGTCTACTAATCCCTGAAGCCTATCTCTTATGCTCATATTGTTGCTCCTCTATTGCTCTAAAATAATTAGAATTAGGATAGCTAAAATGCCCAATTTTACTCAACAATATAACTGATTAAAATTGTGTCATCGACAGCTTCACCACCGCCTTTCTCTGCTGCTGTTTGAGGGATTGCCTCTGCAGATAATGTGATTGTTCTTTGGTCAGCGCTGACAACATAATCGTCAGCCTCTCCTGGAAAAAGCAACATGCCGTTAAAAAATACTTGCTCACTATTCACTTTAAACGCAGCTCCTGCTACAAAAATTCTATTTCCATTCCCAACAGCCTCGCTCATATCTTCTCGCTGAATGTAGAACTGGTTTAATTGATTTTTGAAAACAGTGTTATTAATGACACCGCCTTCGCCGGAACCTGCAGCTGGTATATTGCTGAAAAAAGGTACATTAGGATGAATTTCTGATAATTTTTTAAAATCAATTCCAGAGAGACCATAATAAGCACCGTATTCATGCTCTGGAACTTCGTTTAGCATTAAACGTTCGCGGGGGATTTTGACTTCTACAATGCTCTCTCGATATACAAAGTTGGGCTTTGATTGATTTTTGTCTGCACCAATAATATATCCAATAACCTGAATATTAATTTTAGTCTCGAACTTTCTTTCTTCATTTGTTGAATCAGCAATATTGTTATTTTGATTAAAAGCTTCTTGGATGAACCCTTCAAATCGATGGCCATCTCTCTTAAGTAAGATATAATTAATTGCTCCAGGAATTGATACAAAAGGTGCAATCAAATCATTCATTTGTTGCTGATATTCTGTTCTTAGAGTTATTTCATAATTAACCACAACATATGTTGGTAAAGGAATTGAAATTGTTTGATATACAACTTTAGGATTTGGGCGAGGAAAATTGATTGCCCCTAAAAATCTATTAGCATCAGCTGCAGCAAATTCAGCTGTTTTCTTCTGATTGATGGTTCTGGCAATCGGGAGAACACCTCCCTTTTCATCATTTACCGGCAAAGGGTTTCCATAAACAGACCCCTTTTTAGTTAAGCTTTTTTCAATAGTTGTTCTTTCAATAGAAATTAAAGGTAAAATGAGTGCGCCTCTTTTATCTCTTATTTCCTTTCCTCTTTTACTTTGGAACGCACGTTCTGCAGAGCCCCAAATAATTGGTACTTTCTTAAATCCAGTATTCGTCATTGTGTGAAGATTTAAGTCTTTTATGTAATCCAACATAGAACCGTCTATTGTTTCTAAATTTGAAGGTGCAAAAGGTATTTTTTTGCTGAATAGTTTGTGGTTAATTGGCATCAAATAGTCCCTCTCTCGCTCTTACACATTGTGCTGCTATTTCAAAACTATTTTCACCTTGACCAAAAAGCCATCTAGGTTCTATTAAAGTTAAGATTTCATAATATCTATCAGAGAACTTTACAAAGTCGCCTTCTCTTACAAAGAGATTTTGGTCTTCTGTAATCCTTCTTTTGTGAAAAAGAATCTTGATTCTTTCAATTCTATCAACACCCAAATTAGTTGTTGTAACATCCTCAGATTCCCAGACAACAAACGCATTTACTTTAATAGGGCTCAAGAAAGTCTTTTTTACCGCTTCGCCATAAACCTTATTAAATTGAGTGTGTTCAACACTTACTGGATAGTAAATAATGGTTTGGCCAATAACTTGCTCAATTAGCTCATCATTGACTTGCTTTACATAATCACGCTCTTTCTTGCCAGTAAAAAGTGGTGGCGGTGGAGCATCTGGTTGTGACCATTTATTATCATCAGACATCGTTAGTTACTCCTTAACCTACAAATATTTCTACTGGAACGTCCTTCATAACATTTTCAACAGAAGCTGCCAATTCTGCATCTTTAGCAACCAACCTATCGTATGTCATCTCTGCGAGAGTTGTCTTTAACTCTTCTCTCAAAGCGTTTTGCTCTTCTTTTGCTTGAGAGATTAAGTCTGAGCCATTGAGTGTAACACTTTCACCAGGAATTGGCACTGTGGCAAATTTACTTCTGACTTGCCCCAACATTTCTTTGCACAGTGCCAATGCAAACCTCCTGATCCACTGTTTACCAATTGCGTTAATATTTTTGAATGGTATGTTTTCAATAGGCAGTGTATTCATATTATTTACACCGGCCACACCATCATCATAAGCACCCTCTGTCCATGGGTCTTCATTTACTGAAAATTGAATCCACATCTTTGATGGGGAAAAGCTTTGTGGGACTGGAAAAATTCTCAATTTATTATCTTTAATTTCATATGAAAAATGAGACATCCTTGTATAAATCGCATCTTCAAAAGCTAGCGCTTGCGCTTTATTTTGCCACGTAGGCACCAATTGAAAAGTAGAATCATCAGAATACTGTCCATAATTATGCAAATTGCCAACAACATTTAAGCCACCATAATATCCATAAAATCTCCACATTGCATGTGGCGTCTTGTAAAACACTTTCTTAACAAGAATTTTCTTATTTCCAACAACGCTAGCATACGGAACACCTCCAGCAGCTGCAGAAGAGGAAACAATCGATTGTAAATCATAATCTTGCTGATTTGTTGTCACATTAAAAGAAGCAGAATATTCGATTGAGTTTCTTAGTCCGGCTTCTGCGCCAAAACCCTCGGACACTCTTCTTTCAAATCCAAAATCAAATTTTGGGAATTTAAGAGCGATATTAGCGCCTGAAGATAAAGTTGAACCCGAGAGCACTCCCTTGTCATCGAAGCTGCCTGTGGTCGAACCTAGGGCGTTAGAAAGCAGGTTATTAGCCTGATGTACGTTAACTATATAAGAATATTCTAAGACTGCTTCTTCGTAAGCTGTGTATACATTACCTGGTGTTATCTCAATATCTAATACATCGCCACCAAGCTTTTTATAGACATAAGCAACTTGATCAACAGCTCCAGACAAGAAGTTTTTGTCGTAAAGATTTGATGTTTCTGATGAATAAATTTTGTAAGGCACTGCAGCATCAACAGCAGCTGCACTTCCAGTAGAAGTTAATGCTACTTTAGATGTAGTGCTTGCAGGCGTTAGAGTACCATAAGACATTATAGATGTTCTCCCTATATCAAGGTAAATAGTTTGACAAAAGAAGAAAACACTTTATCGAATTATTCTTTTGTTGTTGTAGTCTTTTTGGCTGTCGAGGCTCTTGGTTTTCTTGGGGCTCTTGGCTTTCTAGGTGTTGTTGATTTCCTAGTTGTCTTAGCTTTTGTTTTCTTTGGCTTCAATTCTACAACTGGCGCTTCTGTAACAGTTTCGACAACTTCTTCAACTGTTTCTTTCACTGTTGCTGCAATCTCTTTGAGTGCATTAACTTTAGGCTTGATATCCTGAACGACCTCTTCTACAGTTTCTAGAACCTGCCCTCGAAGGTTTGCTACAGCCTCTCTAAGTGCAGATGCCTTTGCTCTATATTTTGGACTTCTTAGTTTTCTTGCTTTTTTACCCATTGGTAACTCCTTTCTTGTTATATTATAAATAGGTTGGTCATAAAAAAACCCCCAACCGAGAGCGGAAAGGGGTTTTAGAAGATTCACCTATCTATTATGGAGCAGTTCCCTGTCCCCATTCCCATGTTTGCCATTCAATAAGTTCACAAAGGTCTGTATCATGTAAAAAGTAGAAATGTGGAACCACATTTAAGCCGCTTGTAAATGTATATGCGACTGCACCGGTGGGAGCCACACCGTCTATCAAATAAGTCACAGAGCCATCAGCAGCGACCTGAATAACGAATTCATGTGCGCCGCCGTCTGCAAAGTTTCCTGCGCCGTCACCGCCACCGCTA